CATTTTATAATTATTATATCTCCTAACTTTCGATGTTTGCGAAAAGGAAATATCAATATAAACACCAACTTTTGATATTGTAAACGCCGAAACTTTCGAGGTCTAAATTACAATAAAAGAAGTATTTATTTTTCCTTTTCTTTTACTAAATAGCATGGCATGAAGAATGTTGACGTTGCAACTGCAGTTGCTATACCATCTGAATCATAAACCCTATCGGTTAGTGATGGCTGTAATCCAACCACACCTTTTCTTCCACCTTTGCTATTTAAACACTTTAATTCATTACCCCCGAATGGGCGGGTGTTTTGATTTTATCTAATTTCATTATCCACCCTCAATGAGTTTATAAGCGTTTCTAAAACAACTATTTCCTATGTTCAATGTTAATGTTCCAATTGTATCTTGGTCTGCTCTAACATTGCTATTATAATCGTCGTAGATAATTATGTTTTTCTCCCCCGCAGGTTAGCACTTAAATTTTCTGCACCTGCGGCAAGGTAAAATTTTCGGAATTAATATCCTCGTATAATCTATCTAATGCACTCTCAAACGCACCGATTCCAGAGAAATAACTACTCACCTTTAAGTCATCAAAGAGGTAAGGCATTGCAGCATATAACTCCTTAAATATGTAATAAAGAACTCCTACACAAATTGAGTTTCCGGCTTGCTTGTATAACTGCGTATCTGACATTCTCTCAATTCTTCCTTCTTCATCGAATTGTCGTTTGCCCTTATGCTTCGGGTACTTCGCAAGCAGAGCTTTGCATTCTTCTTCTGTGTAATACTTTGCTCTATCGAAATCTTCATCGGTGAAATCCATTAAACGCCAACATTCTCTGGGTGTTAATTTCCTAATTCGATAACCACTATTAACTGTGCTATCAATCACTCTTTTATCACCCCCGCATCGATAGTTCGGATTGTTCCGCACACTTCATCCTTGAATGTACGCAATCCTTCGTCCATTCGCCTTTCACAAACGGTTTTCATATCCACCTTTACTAACACTTTGGGTTCTCGCTCTCCCCCTGACAGGTATTCAACGTCGGAGCAACGCCTTCAATTGAATAAATTCTACCAGTTTGAGGATTACTAAACTTTGGTGTTCCCTTTCTTATATTTCCTATTTGGATTATCTTATTCATCTTTTGTGATTACTCCATTCATCCCTTGGTTTCCAAAGCCTTTATAATCTCTTGCGAGTAAAGTGTTTGCAACATCAATTTCTCGGTCAAATACACTACATTGACACGAAAAGATTCCAGTCTTAATTAGACTTGAACCATATCCCATTGATGTCGGTCTACACTTCCTCTCCCCCCCTGCCCTCACGGTGTTAGATACCGCTTTGTCAAGTTTGCCGGAGGTAAGAAGCTCGTCAACAAGCTCTTTTGCTTTTGGAGTGTTGATATAATACTTTTCATCAACTTCATCTTCAAGAACATCTTTAAGTCTTACACCATTATCAAAGGGTTCTGGGAACTTAAACTTGCCATTGTCAAGTTCTTTAAGAATGATGATAAGATAAACTCGTTCTCTGTTTTGCGGAATACCATAATCCTTTGCATTTAACACACAAAAATATGTATTATATCCATATTCGTGAAGCTCATCAAGGAACATTTGAAATGTTTCTTTAAATCTTGCTCCAACAATATTTTTTACATTCTCGTAGATACCCCATTTAGGGTGGTTGGCACGAATAACGCGCAACCATTCCACAAGTAACGAACTCCGAGATTTGTCAATCTGCTCACATCCGCACTTGGGACATTTATGACGAACTGTATAATGAACGGTAAGTGGGTTGTATTCATGCTCGCATTCTTTACACTTCCACTTACTACCCTCACCCTTGCCAGCGACAGAAAAATCCTGGCATGGCGAGCCGCCACAAATCATGTTAAATGGCTTAATTGCCGTTTCATCAACCTTTGTGATATCTCCGAGATTGAGGCTTGGGTCAACTCCATGCATAGCACAATAGCTTTGCTCTGCAAAACTATCGAACTCGCAGAAATTTACAAGTTCATAACTTTTTCTGGGCTGTGTATTATTTGCTTCCATTAGAATCCTCCATTCTTGTTGTTTTGTAGTTTTTCAGATTTAGTTCTATACTACAAATTTTTGGATAAGGCTGTAAATATCCCTATCACATTCGCAGTATATTGTGTTCCAATTAACCTCATGAGCTGTATGCTCTCGGTTCTTTTGAAGTTTCGCTGCAATAATCAGCGAACAAAAGAACGACTTTGCCGACAAACTCCAATCGCTTCCGTTCTCATCCTTACCAATCAATCGCACATCTTCTTTTACCTTTTGTGCAATAGAAGTAAAAACTTGGACATCTTCCAATGAGGAAAATTCAACTTTTACTCGCATATGTACCTCCTTCTCTATTGTCGTATATATTATAACACAAACATTTTATTTGTCAAGTGGTTTTTCAGATTTATTTATAAATATTTTTTTGAGCAATTGTGAAATAATTTTCATCAATCTCTATACCTATAAAATTACGGTTGGTGTTTTGACAGGCAACACCTGTGCTACCACATCCCATACAATTATCTAACACTGTATCATTCTCGTTTGTATATGTTTTGATAAGATGTTCAAGTAATGACACCGGCTTTTCGGTTCTATGCTTTGCAATGCTCGGATGTGGTTTTTGGAAGGAGAATATGCTTGTTGGATATTTGTCTGTACTTCCAACACGACTATCATCTGCTGCTTCATATGCACCATAGTTTTGATTGATGACAGGTTTGTCTTTGTATTTCTTTCCTTTTGTGTGTAATGGTTTACCTTGTGTAAACTGAGGATTATATGTGGGTAACTTTTTATAGAATACCGCTATTTGCTCATGTTGTCGTAACGGCATTCTCTTTGCATTTAAGAAACCACTCACAAGTTGTTTATCCCATACTAAATCATATCGGAATAATTTTCGGTTGCTATTAACCAAATCTACATAAAAGACCCCCTGACCAAACAATACGATTGCACCATTATCTTTTATAATTCGCTCATATTGTTTCCATAGTGGTTCAAATGGAATAACAATATCAGCTTTGTTTTGGGTAACTCCAAACGGCAAATCACACAAAATCATATCGATGGATTTATCGGGAATATCTTGCATGAGATTTAGGCAATCTCCATGTAATAATTCAATAGACATTGCCATCACCCACACATTTTTATAAAGTCTTGTTCAGTAATAATCTGTGTTCCAAGTTGTCTTGCTTTTTGGTTTTTGCCAGAACCGCTCTCTGTGTCATTGGTAATTAGATAATTTGTTTTTGCGGTTACATTAGACACAATCTTACCGCCAAATTTCTCTATATCTGCAACTAATGCATCTCTGTTTTCATAATGAATAAGTTTGCCTGTAATACAGAATGTTTTACCACCGAGCTTATTGGTAGACTGCTGTGGCTCATCGTCTATAATCTTTACGATAGGAATAAGAGCCTCGATTTCATCTCGATTTTCAATAACATATTCGTTAATACCATTACTGGTTGCTTCGCCAAACCCAGAAATAAGCGACCAATCGAAATTCATATCTACAAAACCGAGAAATTTTTCAAGCAGATTGTTTTTGTTTGGAACGATAACATTATCGTAAATACAATACTTTGCCAACGTCTTGGCGGTTGATTTGCCAATGCCAGGAATACCGAGTGCAACTAAAAGATTGGCAAACTTACATTCTCTACTTGTCTCTATTGCTGCAATTAAATTCTCAACGCTAATTTTACCGAAACCATCAATTTTTGCAATCTCATCTTTGAATTGATGTATTCTATACAAACTTGCAAAGTCGGTAATGTATTTATGCTCCATCAATATACGAAGTCGTTCATCTGAAATACCGACAATATTCATTCCTTCTCTGGATGCAAAATTTGAAATTTTGTCATAAATAACCGCAGGACATCGAGAGTTTATGCAGTAAAGTGTTTTTACACCTTTATTCTCTTTTATTTCCGTTGGGAAACCACAACAAGGACACTCCGTTGGAATTTTTAATAATTTAATTTCCATCTGCATACCTCTCTCACGATTTTTCACTCCTTGTTATTTGTGGAATAATCGCATTTGCTTTCTTCACCCATATTTTTTGACCAACATATGGTGTTTTACCTAATATATTTTCTATAATAGAAATGTTATGTAATGACGCTCTTGAAACCGTTGTCCCATCAATTTCAACCGGCTCAAAAATAGCAACGGGATTGATAAGCCCCGTTCTGCTTGTTGACCATTCGATATCAAGTAATACTGTTTCGTTATCATCTTGATAGAATTTAAACGCGAGAGAATGTCTTGGATGATGACCCGTTCTTCCAAGATTTGCGCCATATTCAATATCATCGAAGATACCAACCATACCATCAATCGGGTAGTTGAGCTTTTCGCAATCGTTCTTAATTGACTCAATGGCTTCGGCATAATCAGAAACAGCATTATCAATCATCGTTATATTTGGCACTACTTCAAATCCAAACTCTTTAAGACAAATGAGACCATCGGTATGTTCCTTAACACCACACGACGTACCGCCAGGATTCTTCATGCTATATAACTTCCATCCGATAAAACGGATATTCCTATTTGCGACAATCGCACTATCCAACTGTCTAACTGAACCGCTAACAAGGTTGCGCGGGTTAGCATATGAATGTTTTCTTACATATTCTTTAAACGCCTTATCGGTTAAGCCGAGTGCGGTTGCTTCCTGCTCTGCTTTTTCAATCAGAGGTTTATTGATTCTTTCAAAGTCATGACGAGTGATAATACATTCGCCGTCGATAATCATTTCTCCCTTAAAAGGAATCTCTGTGGGAAGATTTACAAAGACCTTTGCGTTATGTGTTATATCTTCACCAGTTTCACCGTCTCCACGACTCTCAGCTCTCACCAACTTACCATCTCTATAAAGTAAAGAGCAAGTAAGCCCGTCCATTTTCGCCATGAGTAACATGGGCATTCCTTTGAAATAATCATAGAACTCTTGAATTTCTGTGGTTTTATCTAACGATTGCAAAGGATGGTTATGTGTTACTTTTTTCAACTGACTTATAGCGGTACAACCTACTGTTTGTGTTGGAGAGTTCGCATAAACAATACCGGTTTTTCGCTCCATCTCTACTAACTTATCAAACAATAGGTCGTACTCTTTGTCGCTAATTATACTTTGATTTTCGTTGTAATAAGCATTCCTATAATAGTTCAGCTCATCAACGAGTTTTTTCATTTCGTTCATTCTATCCCTCTCTTAAAAACGAACAACCAAAACTATTGTAGATTTCTTGTTGAAGTTTTTTCAATGTATCTCTTTTAACTTCCTCAAGGTCAATGGTTATAGTTGTATTCTCTGCTATTTTTACATCTCTATAATCATGCTTAACTGTGATATCAGTCCCGATGGGCATTATAGTTGGCATTGCGGGTGGTTGGAGATATGCTGCGGCACACATCTCCATCCGCTTATTATCGCAATTATCATAATGTTCGCAAGCTATGCAGACCTCGCTATCTTTGGAATAAATAATACGATTGCTCATCAATACTGCTCCCAAGGAATTCTTACCTTGTACCTATGGCTTTCATAATAGGTTTCGCAAACTCCACAAGTTTTACACCATTCATCAAGGAAATCTTGCAGCTCTTTAACTTTTTTTCTCGGAATGTTATCTGTGGCATCTTCGTACAAATCTTCTGTCGCATTTTCAATAATATCAGCAGCATCTATACTCATGTTTACAACTTCAGTAACCCAAACATATTCCGGTCTATCTTCCTCCGGGACATCAGAACAGTATCCATGCCAAGCCTCAAAGAAATCTTCCCATTCAAAGAAATAACCATCGTTTATCGGGTGTGATTCTGAGAAGAAACATTTGCAACTTTCTTCAACTTCTTTTGGTGCAATGGGAGCATTGTCAAATTCTTCTTTCTTTTTCTTCTGCTCTACAATTTTATCTAATGCTGCTTGTTTTTCACAATTGCATTTTGTTCTTCCTTTTGGTATGATACCTCCACATAGTTTACAACGCTTTACAACGCCATTGAAGCAATCTTTACAAAAGGTTAGCGATTGATGTTTGTACGGAAAAAGATTTGAAAACGATTTGTCCGGGTCATCGGATAGTCCATATGGATTATTAGCAATCATCAATCCAAGACCGCCGCACGTTGGACAGATATCTTCATTATCATGTAAATCTTTTTGCAGCTTCACATCAATATATTTTGTTGTTGGTTTTTCAAATCCCATTTCCTATCTCCTTACATCCATTGTCCGGCAAAAGAATCATCACAAACCTCTTTTTTACCACAGTTATCACACTCGAAATGAGAAACATTTCTTCTCTTTCTTCCTGTTTTATACATTGTGTCGTATGCTGTCTTGTATTCATCTTCCCAGAACCAGATTGGCTTCATCTTTTCGCCGCATTGGCAGGTTGGGCAATATATTTCACCCATCACTCTGCCCACCTTGCGATAATTTCATCAAGCGTTACCGGTTTATAGTTATAAAAACCACACCAGCAATTATAGAAATTACACTTATTTGCCGAGCTTCCTCGGTTATCTTTTGCTTTAATAATACGCTTAAACTCTTGCATGAAATCTTCTTCAATGGTTTTATGTAGATGACCATAAAGCATATACGTATTTACATCATAATCTTTCTTATAAAAAGGCATCGGATAGTGACACAAAATCACTCTACGACCATTATCAGAGATTTCCTTATAATCCTTAACATCTTGGAAATGCTTGCGTACACTTCTTGACATATTTTTAATGTCATGATTGCCGTTAATAAGGATTTTAGTACCCTTGAGTTTAGCAAGGTTTTTCTCCCAATCTGTATCAGTAAGCCAGCAAAAATCCCCCAAGATGTACACGGTATCTTTATCGGAAACCGTTTCATTCCAATTTTTAATAAGAGCTTCATCCATTTCTGCAACGGACTCATAGGGTCTATTATCAAATCTAATTACATTTGCATGGCTAATATGCAAATCGGAAGTATAAAAAATCTTTCCCATATTTACATCCTTTCAAAATACCAAGTGCCATAATGCTTTTAAAGTTCTGCGCCATTTACCTCGTTTATACTCATAGCCATTGATATACACTTTATCATTTATTGTTGTAACATTGCTACCTTTGCCTGGTGCTGGCGGCAATACCTCTCCATTGATTTGTACGTATTTATCACAAATAATGCAAGTATTATTCGCATTTACAACCATATTCGCATTTCCTACAACTTTCATTTGCTTACCTCATACTCTTTTGCTTCAATTCCATTTTGCGAGAACCAATCTGCGACCAAATGACGATGGCAAAAGTCGCTCGGTTTTTCATAACAAATAATGGCTACTTTTCGTGGTTTTCCATCTGGAATTAAAGATATTAGTTTATCAATAACATCTACCACATTCAAATCTTTTAAGACTTCATCTTGATAATGTTTAATATAATAATCATTATCATGTGTTTGCTTCCATACAGAGAAAAATGAGTATTTGGGTGCTAACACTTTATATTGTAGACCTTTCCATCCAGCCGGAGCTTTTCCGCAAATAGAGATAGGTGTTATATCATTCGGTAGATTACGAACATTTGCAAAGTATGTAGTATAAATTTCCATTGTATCATTTAACATATGAATTTATCTCCTTCATCAACTTTGCTTCTTTTCTTTCTGCCATTTCTGCATCCTTTAAACACTGTTGCGCTTCTTTGAGAAGTCTGGCAGAATAATTGCCGCCCTCTTGATATTCTTTCACTATTTCAATATATCTATCTCTTGCAGCACCAGCGACCTTGCCCCAATTTTCCGCCTCTTGAATCTTCTTTCTCATACGTTCATACTCAATATCGCTCAAAATTGATTTTAACCAACCAGTGTCAGAGAATGATAATCTTTTTATAATAGAAATAAGTTCTTCTTTTGTACAGTCTTTAAGTTCCATTTGTTTCTTTTTCTATTGCCTTTCCGCATACGGGGCAGAAGTTCAATTCATACCCATGATAACTTGCTTCGCCGGTATAATTACCCTCATAATAACTTTCGCTTACAAGAGCGACAGTATATTTATGCTTATATGCTTCTTGATGTCTTCTTGGACGATTCTCTCGATACCATTTTTCGTCATCAATGATTTTGGCAAGCCAATTACAAAAGGGACACTTTGTTTTCATCTTTTTTATCTACCTTGGTATTCTCGAAGAAACTCACGATGAATCTATATGCTTTCTTTTGGGTTTCCAAATCTTCATCTGTGACTGTACCAATGCGGTTCAACTCTTTATCAATAGCCTTATTCTGTCTATAAAGACTAATGCCATTCTGTGTTACACGGACAACTTGTGTAATCAGAATTAACGTAAGTACAACTGCGATATATGTCAACATTTTAACCTCCAAAATATAACCACCAACGATAAATCTTTTCGTTGAGTAATTGATTCTTTAATCCTACAATGGTTTTGTTATTGTTCAAATAAACTTCGATTTGCCTATTTACAAGCTCGTCCGCTTTTAAATCAGGATAGAGGGAAACAAGGGTAATATAACTCTCTTTATTTCCAACCTCTGTAATAATGCCGGACTCATACTCTTGATACTGTTTTATAACCGTTTCAATTTGTCCTTCGATAATGGCATTTTCTTGCTGATACATCTCAATTTTCTGATTAACAACTGAGGTTTCAAGCAAGTTATGAATTAGTACACACGACGCAATAATGACTACAAAAGCGATAAAACCGCCACAAACGATTTCTGCAATACCACCGGATTCCAATGATTCTCTGACATTATATTTACCATTCTTATATGCACTACAAACCATTAACGCTCCCCCGATAATTAGACAGATAGCAATAAACATAAAAATAATTAACATAAATAACTCCTTTTTATCACTTTTTTCTAAAAATATCTATAAACTTTGTTATTCCTCTTTGTACCAAGATGTATATAAAACACATTACAAACCACAACCCCCAACAATATATTTCATAAACCTCCTCTTTTTTACATCGAAGAAAATTTTCCGTCAATTTCAACAATAGGAACAACCAGACCGTTTGCATTGTGTAAAAGAATTGGTATAATACGTCTTTGAAAAGGAGGTGTTATAAATGCAATTCTATTCGACATTTTCGAGTAAGGTTTTACACGCAAGAATTGACATGGGATACACTCAAAAACAAGTTGCAGATGCCGTTTCTGTAACAACCAGGTGGTATCAGCGTATTGAAAAAGGAGAAAGGCTGCCGGGTTCTATAGTTTTACTACGCCTCATCTTGTTTCTAAACATTAACGTCGAAGAATTTAGAGAGGAGGTTGGCTTGATTGATTCGGTATCTCGCATTCAAAGAAAAGATTCACTCTGACAACCTCGGTTGTTATATATCTTTTGGTATTAAAGTTGTCAATGACAACAATGATGTTTTATCATCTATTTCCGATATTTCATTAAACGAAGATGTTGTAAAAGATATTTGTCGAAAATGCACAGCCGAAGAATTAGACCCCATTCATCTCATCGATGTTATCATGGATAACATCTGATTGATATGGCACACTACTACACGATTCTATTTATGTCTTTATAATGGATATAAAATTTTCCCATTATCCTCTGTTCTTTATGGTAATGCCCACAGTGCCATTCCGTAAACACTAATCCATCTCGTAATAGTTGATTAAAATACAGCGTAATTGTATCTGGATTATGATAACCACACAAAGAACAAATCTCTTGTGGTAGGCTATGAGATATAACATAGTCCACCGCATTATCATGTTTATTTAATTCTTTTACACCAAGAGTCATTTCTTCAATGCTTGGCAATTCCTCTTTCCACCATGAAAGATGATTGACCCTTACCATTTGACCAGCTTTGGCTCGTTTGTTATAATCCTTAATCAAGTCTTTTCTTGTCGGGTAGTCTTTTTCATCTAAAATGCCGTCGCGTATATCTTGGCTGCTCGCCCCGCCAAATGCGAAAAATTTCTTTCCACACAAATCAAAGATATGCCCGCGCATGAGATGGTAAATATTATCTCTGATTTTATGTGCTTTTCCTCCATGAAAGTTTACAACATCAAATTCATCTCCGTACAATCTATCAAAGTTCTCATGATTTCCATCGACAAAAAGAATTGTAAATGGTTTCTGATTTAACCAGTCCAGCCAATACCGTTCTTCAAAAGTATCACACCAAACGCCGCCGAAATCTCCACAAATAATAACAAAATCATCTCTTGTCATATCCTTCTGCTCTGGAAATGTTCTTGTGGAAAAACGGTTAAATATAGAATGGGTGTCTCCTGTTATGTAAACCATATTTAATAAGCTCCACACTAATCATTTCAACGCATTATAATATCTTGCTTGGTAATGATCTTTTACACCACCAAACCAGTCGCAATCAAGTATTGCCTTTTTAATACCCTTCTCTTTTACGCAAGAAATAAAGTTGCTCATACCCCACTTTTCGCCAACTTTCAAAACAGACGCTTTATGATTAAATCCAAAGATTACAGGGGGCAGATGGGTCACAATATCCTTTCCATTTCGCACAACAACAAAACCGTCGAATCTTTCTTTGACTTTTTTATTTGTAAAACCCCACAATACACGAGGCGCACCAAATCCAACACCAGAAACTTCCACGTCGGGTCTGTTGAATTTTACATACTCAAAACACAATTGTGCAATTGCACCGCCATGAGAATATCCTACAATTTCAATTTTGCTTATATTTGAATCATTAATATCATCTGCAACATATGGTTCAATTGATTTCCATACTTTGAGAAATCCGCGATGGCAATACCATTTGTTTTGCATTTTTCTATATGGTTTTGCTGGGAAGTTAAAATTGCTTTTCCAGTCCATATTTCCATTACTTTTCTCAAAATAAATTATCAATGTATTATCGTTTTTTATTAAACAATAAGAACCATCATTCTCAACGTGAAGATACTTTGCTGATAGACATTTACTAAAACAATTATATAATCTTTCTTTTGTTTCCATTTTTTTCTCCTTTGGTATATTTTATTATTAAAAAACAGGAAGCATATCAATACTTCCTGTAAGAATCATGTGAATCAAGGTCTGCAGGATTATTTTGATATTCCCTCATTGCTCGCAAATATGCTTCCTTCTGAATCTCAATCTGCGCTTCTCTTTCGGCTTCCTGCGCAGCTCTTAAAGCCGCCGCTCTCTTTTCTTTTCTTCGATTTGCTTTTTCATATCGCTTTGCGGCTCTCTCAGCTTTTTCCGCATCCGCAGTCTTTTGAGCTTCAATCGCCTTCAGTTTGTTGTTGTATACCGCCATACCAAGCTCTACCAACTTGTTATAAACGGAACTACCGTTACAACCCGTGAATGTGGAAATGAGCTTCTTTGTAAGACAGATTGACACACCCTGCTCAATAGAAAACGTATCATCTCCGCTAATAGTAGCTTTTTCCTTTGAACCATCCCTAAAGGTCACAATCACAACACTATTATTAAGCGCGGAAACATCTGTGATTTCCGGGAACAATGTCGCTGAACCATACGCAAGTCCCCTGATAAACTTTGTAGCCGTTACATATCCGTTTTCTGCTACTTTAACAATGTTGTCGGTTTCCTTGGGTGCTACTCTCTGCTTATGTGTAGAAATAATGATATTTCCATCAGCCGTCATTCTTACACTCTTGATATTCTTAAAATCCATTTTGAAATCTCCTTTGTTTGTTATATCAATTGATATGTGGTGCTGGTGATGGGACTTGAACCCATACGCCCGTGAAGGCAACAGATTTTGAGTCTGCCTCGTCTGCCGATTCCGACACACCAGCGTATTGCTCTCTGACCAGGAGAGCTTATTTAATTCATGGACTCATAGCCTATTTAAAAATTAGGTTGCCATAAAGGTCATTGGAGCAGGTAAGCGGATTCGAACCGCCACAGTCAGTTTGGAGGACTGAAATGCTAACCGTTGAACATCATACCTGCGTTTGTAAGTTGGAATAGATTGGAAGGTTCTATTCCCTTTTCTCCATTGTTCCTATGGTTACTAATATCAATTCAACTTTGGTCTGAATGGCGAGATTCGAACTCGCAACCTCGTGACCCCAAATCACGCCGTCTACCATTGACTTACATCCAGATATTCGGAACAATGTTCACACTAATCAATAGAAGAAATTCTACTCTATGCCGAAACACCGTTGGTTGGTTTGCATAGCCACACCACATCCTATATGCGCCTCAAACTTCAACCATTGATTAGTGTTAGATTGCCGCAAACTATCTTCATCTGCATTCACTCTTGCAGTTCGTTATCGGCAGCATATTACCAATTGCAAATTCCGATAGTTCACTATAATTTAGTAACTGCACTCTCGTAGTAAATAAGTCCTCATCTATGCTTCCCTCAATCTAACGTGTTGGTAGGACTATAACGCCGTGTTAATACCCAAATACGAATTGGTTCGGTTGACGGATATATCATTTCACCGCAACAGGTTGATCACTCCTTATTAACATCGGACACCGTAAAGAACCTTCAGCCATAGGAGCAGTTCTCACGTCTTTGCCCTAACGAGGATTTTGGGAATTGGTTGTAACCCCGCCTATATTCGCAGCTACGGTGTTCATTTTATTGGCGGAGAGCCAGGGACTCGAACCCTGAATGCCTTTCGGCAACGGCAGATTTCAAGTCTGCTGCATTACCAATTATGCTAACTCTCCATATGGTGCTGATGGTAGGAGTCGAACCCACAACTTACTCACCTTATTGAGCATGATTTACCTTCCGCAAGGGATTACTGTATGGTCAGCTCTTTCTTGCTACTTGAATCTACATCAGCATGGCGGAGGATATAGGACTCGAACCTACACGCCGATTGCTCGGTTACTAACGGTTTAGCAAACCGCTCCCTTGCCAGTTAGGGTTAATCCTCCATGTGGTGGGCTAACAAGGAATCGAACCTTGAACCGTCCGGTTATGAGCCGGATGCGCTCACCAATTGCGCCATTAGCCCAGATGTTTTCCGCTATACGTTATCGGAAAACTATACTTGTAAAATCTGTAACGGAAGCCTTTATTCTGCACTATCTTTCATATCCGCTTTTCAACCGAATGACACGCTCCCAAACACGTGGTTTCATTCCTATGCCATATCCGAACTAATATCGGATGTACTCATTGGGGGATGGTGCGGGTGACGAGACTCGAACTCGTACAGTGTCGCCACCGAGGGATTTTCTTACTACTCTTACTTATGATTTCGTAAGCCAACGATGTTGTTGTAGTCTGGAATACGTCTTTACCATATCTTTCGATTTAGGCAGTGGGTATATACTCTCTACACATTTATCACAGACAAAGACCGGTTTACGCTAACCTTATGTAATGTCCCTTCCAACCCTAACATTAACGCATTGGGTAGGGTCTTTGCTGCGAATTTAGCACGGCGTTTCCATTGACTCTTTCGCCGTTTTAGCCCACATTCAAACAAGGAGTTTTCTACCTTGATGCTCAACCTTTTCAGGTATTTAGATTGTTCTAAATGTCAATGAAAAAGTCCCTTGTGTCTGCCATTCCACCACACCCGCATATTAACTTTTATATGTATTTCCAAACAAAGCCTTTATAAGTTTTTCTAATACCATTTGCGGCTTTGTAAATACTGGTTTGTTTGTGTCGGTAGTTATCATCTTTTCCACATAAGAATCTTGCCGCATCTGACAATGCTCCAAAACTATGAATTAGATTTCCAGGTTTATCGTAAGCACCTATACTCTTTGCATTTGGACTTCTTGCTCCACTCAAATCGTTTCCAAGACAATATATAGAATGTTCAGTGTTTTCTTTTGGAGTAGTCCACTCTAAATTATCAACACAATTTTTTCTTTTGTTTCCATCTTTATGATTCACCTGTGTTTTCATAGGGTTATCATTTTCAATGAATTGCTTTGCAACTAATGTATGTACCGCAAAACCTTTTCTTTTGCCATTCGCCATAAGGTTTACAATGCAATATCCTCTATGATTGATGGAATACTTTAATGGTTTGCCTTTCTTGGAATATACAACTCCATCGGTATCTACTGAATATTCCTCAAAGCCTTTAATTTGCTCTTTCTTATACAATTTATCTAAAACTTAATCTTGCGTGTCTGCCAATTCCACCACGCCAGCTTATGTATTGTGCAAAGACCTATACCAATTAACTTTGCACAAGTTTTACCGATGATAATTTATAAAATGGAGGAGGTGTATGATTAAAAAATGAAAGGAAAAATCGTAAATGGCTACATACATCGGTTAGGTTTTGGTTAGTGTCTTACTTATTACCGCTTGGGTGTTGGCTGTAAAACCCATTACAATTCACCTTATAACTTTTACAAAATGTATTAGGGTCTCTTTTAAGTTCAGCACCACACTCGCACATATGCCCGTCTGACTTGTATTCAGACATTGGCATCTCGATTACCTTTTCTTTGCCACACTTTGGGCAAATAAACTGATATTTCATCTATTCTCCTTGTTGATTAAATCGAATGTATTAAAGAGCCTTCTCATACTCCAAACATCATTATTGAACATTGGAGTAGTCCATAACTCGTGATTGCTGTTGACTCTCGGAAAGAGCGGATGACCTGTTAATGGATTACAAATTGAATCTCCAACAACAACATATCCAGCACATCCGAGAAGTGAAAGTTGGATGTAACACATCAATGCTGCAACTCTATCAATATCTTGAGCCACAAATAATGCGTGGTTCTGATAATTGATATCTTTATTTCTCATGGTGTTCGCCATGGCGATTAACGTAGCACCTGCACCACAAGCGCAATCATTAACCGATACCCAGCCTTTTTCTTCAATCTGTTCGCCAAGAGATTCGCAATTAACTTCCGCCATCAATTTGCATACATGATATGGAGTAAAGAACTGACCTTTCCAATGGTTTCCAAGACCAAGGCGCATAAACATATCACCAAGGAAGTCTTGTTCTGGATTAAGTTCTAATGCATTTACAATCGAAGCGAACATTTTTGCTGGTGCTTCTACTCCTCCTAAACGCTCGATGCATTCTGCATATTCTTTTTCTCTCTTGTCAAAATTAACAGCACCTTTTCCAATAGAATTGGAGAGTGCGCAAGCAGTAGTTGTTACGAAGTCTGCCCATACAGACCAGGAACTTCGTGTTCTACATAGCTTTTCAAATTCTTCGATAAATGGTTTTTCAGATTGACTTTTAAGGGTGTGCAGCATTTGAAATACCTCTCTTATTGATGTCGGAAAGCACAATCTCGCATTATTTTCGTTGCTCTACCGTTGAGCTACCATGCAACTGCATGGGTGGGACTCGAACCCACAACACACGGATTATCAGTCATAAATAGAAGGATGAGATTATTTAGCCGACTATATTTATTGTTCCGGAAATCACAGACTCTTACTGTACAAATTAAAAGTTTGTTCCCTTGCGGGTTTAGAAGGATGACTCTGTTAAGCCGGAAGTAAACATCTTTTGTTTACGCTATTATTATATCACAAACATTTCTGTTTGTCAAGAGGTTTTTCAGATTTATTTATAAAATTTATTTTTAATTCGGGAATCTCATTATCTGAAACAATGCAGACGTTCTGCCACTAAACTACAAGGCGGTGGTCGCCTCGGCAGGAATCGAACCTGCGCCATCTGTTCCCTGATAGTTTAGAAGGATGATAATGATTAGCCGAATAGTTTTGGTTTTAATGTTGGAAATCTGTTGACCTAAATTCTTAATCCCAAATCAAGTGCCTATCGGCGTAGAAGGATGGTCTACATTAGCCAACAAAGATATATAATTGCGGAAAGCACATACTCAATTTTATTTGTTTTGCAGACAATATATGTAATAGAAGGATGAGTATATTAAGCCGCATAATAACTTATAGGAGTTGTCCCATAAAATAATCCGTATCAAATGCCGTAATAATAGGCACGTCGGTCTTATCTCTCATGACAGATACCGTCTTACCGGTCTTTTCATCAATCTCATTAACCATCTCATAAGGAATAGTTGTGTCGTTGCTGAAAATGATATCTGCTTCGTTTCTATCGGTCACGACATTTCCCCTTGCCATAGCGTTAAAGGAAATCAAATCATAAAGATTTGCCTTGTTGAGATGGGTCATGCCATAGCAAGTTGCGGTAACACCTTTAAGATTGCTCTCAAGATTGTTGCCACCAAAATGGCTTCTGGTCTGACTCATGGCGAGGTTCATGTCGCACCAAATGAACTTGCGCTCCCAACAGTCGAAGATGACAGGGATTGCGACGGTACTTTCTGCCGTAACATCCATATTCATTACAACGGTTGAGGGTTCAAAGATTTCACCGCTATTAACATCTTCCCTCTCCATCCATCCGAAACGAACATTAGGAAGACTTGCAAAGGGTTGTCTGGTGAAACTATTGATTTGATATACAATATATCTACCACACTTTGCGACAGATGCAATATCCACATCAATGAACTCTGCCGCTCCCTTGCCATTTACGCTACCAGCATTTGTAATATCGCCGGAATGATATGCTTTATACCTTGCAGAACGGAGATTGGTATACGAAACGTGTTCGAGATAATTCCAATTCTCATCGTAGATTGCTGCTGAAAGGTCAATGTCTACTCTGCTATCGTCCCAATAATCCCCGCTATTACTGTTATCCATATTAGTCCACCAGATAAATCCTCTAACTGCGGTTGCATTTGCCTTAACAGGAATCTTGCTGCCACGAACAACAGATTTTGCGGTCTTGCTTGCACTTCTCTGGCTAAAAGGTACAAGGAAGTTTTTAAATTCATGGTCGATATAAACATTGCCCATGAAATCTTTGCTCATGTAGTTATTAATAAGTGCATCCTTGCAGATACGCTGGATAGCCTTGCAGAACTTCGCATCGATATCGGGCAAATCATTTGAGATTACAAGTGCCTTTGCAAGATTACCCTTGGGGAAACATACACGCACAGGGTTCTTCTTTTCGGAAGCTCTACCAACGAAATGCTGGTAAACTTGGAGAAGAACAGGAGTAGATACTTCGTTGGCAATATCTTTGAAGCAGTTGACAACGTAGTTCTTATCAGTTGCATCTCTCAACACCTTATCAAGCTGTCGAGCAAAATCACCAGGTCTATGCTTCAACAGAGTTGCCGCTTCTCTCATGTTCTTTGCGACAATAGCATTCTGCACCTTACCAGAAAACATCAAAGGCTTCTTCTCATTGTGGAGCGTGTTAAATGCCTTGATTACATCCTTATATATAGGAGTGGTATACTCAAAAGGATGAAGGAAACGTGCAACATAGAGCCATTCAGCATGATATCGGAACAAATCTTCTGTAATGTTTCCACATCCGGCAAGTAAATCCATAATCATTCTGCGCTCTTTGCGCTTCAAACTTCTGCATTCAGTTCTTACGGCAAGGCTAATGTCGCCATCAGACAATGCAACAACAAGTCTTAATACATCGGTTGCGGTGTTGAAATACTTCTGGATATATCTCGCAGATACAATAGGTGCTTTCTCCAAGATGAGCTTACCGATAAATGCTACATTCTCTTTGAGAGGGATTTCATCGGGAAGATAATCGTAGTAGTTTGCACAATCAAGCATGATAGTTTCTACATCTTCCTTATCCTGCTCGGAGAGGGATGTTTTGCTTGCAACAAGATTAGTGAAAACTTCCATCAAATCATCATGCGTTCCGATAGATAAAAGTGCCGTTTTATTATCATCAATAAGGGGTAAACGCTCATCTTTCTCATATTCAGGCATCCAAGTGCCAAAAGTAAAATAATGAATTAGAGCGTTGATGATAAGCTCGGCGTCAGATGCTTCCATGACTTGCTGGGGAAAGTTGGGATACATAGGCAGATAAGTCTTATCCGCTCCTACCATCTCCTTTAAGCAAGGCATTACATCCTTATAGAACTGTTTAAGCTCTGTCCCTGAAAGCAGCCTCATCTGTCCGAACAAATCGGCAGATACGGAAAATCCGAGTGCTTCAAAGTTCTTAATCATAGAGAGCATGAGTGCCTGTTCGGTCTTATCCTGGATGTAAGAAGTTCTACCAGTGATAATAACCTTGCTCTTTCTTCTTAAAAGAATCTTATTGGTGTTTTTCATGTTTTTTCTCCTTTTTAATTTTAAATGGAAATCGAGGCAACTAAATTTGTATGGTTATTATGTAAATAATATAGAAGGAAGTTGCCCCATAGCCGTCTACACGGAAAGGAAAACCAAGAGGAAATCAATGTATCTTTATAAAATAAACCCATATTCTTTTTAGAAGGATGATGCATTATAGCCTCTCGGATGGTGTGCCATGGCGGACTCGAACCGCCGACCTATTGATTAAAAGTCAATTGCTCTACCAACTGAGCTAATGGCACATATAGTTTTTTGGTTTTTCAGATTTTGTTTTGATAGTACATGGCAGGAGAGGAAGGACTTGAACCCTCATCTTTTCGCTTTGGAGGCGGCTATTTTGCATTAAACTACTCTCCTATTTGGCTGGGGTAACTGGACTCGAACCAGTACATACAGGAGTCAAAGTCCTGTGCCTTACCACTTTGGCGATACCCCATTATTATCATTGAGCCGTAGGTCTTTCACCTATGGGAGTGATGGTTGGATTCGGCTGCGCACACCTTCCCAACGGTCTTTTCTCATCCACTTTGCGACCAGCATTTTAATCATTTTACATCACTTTTTCTCATCTCATACTTTTAAGCGATTTTCTTTTTGGTCGAAGCCAATGGGACTCGAACCCAAACCCTCCGACCCCCTATGGGTCAACGTGCTATCCACCTACACCAAACTTCTAATCGCTGCCACCCTCTCCGGAGTTGTACGGTCTCCGATGGAGAGGTTCGTACTTGTGGCATAATCAATAAGGCTTTTTACTCACTACTCAATGTGTATCTCTTGATTACATACTTATTATATCACATTTCTTTCTGTTTGTCAAGAGGTTTTTCAGAATTATTTTTAAATTTTTAAAAAATTTTTCAGTCGGCTTCGCTTTCGTAAACGTATTCCTTATACTCTGCCGGAATATGGTCATTTAACCAAGCATTAGCTTTACGGCGATAGGATTAGGATTATTTGCTGCTTGCCTAACCAAAGTCATAAATTGTCGCTCTATCATAATTCGCGGAGCTTCAATAACATGACGTTGTATGTTACCGTTGTTTTCTATCTCAATGATACATTCGTATACTGTAAGTATATCATTCCACCTTCTTTCTCTTAGTGGTGGTCAAAAGTAATCATTGTGGCAGCAAGTCGCGGCATAATACGATGCTCTAACTCGCTAAAATATTCGCCATCGTTATCTGAATAAGATACCTCAACAAAAATAGATTTACCTTCCATTTTTTCGAGCGTTTCTTTAATGATTCGTTCTACATATTCCTGAACTTCTTTTTCACCTTCTGGTGTGCGCACATAGTCGGAAGCCTCATTGTACGAACATCTCGTTCTTCTGCGATAGATTTCCTCTACGCTCCACCTTGCCCGGTATTTCAAATTTTCACGAATCCTATGGATAACCTCATCTTTATCAAATTGTGTCGCCGCATCAACGTCCTGCATAACCGTACCGATTGTTGCCATAGCATATGAGGGGTATCCTTCTTTTAGTTCACTATCAATTGTATCCGCAGAAGTAAAGCCAAGGATAAAACTGCTACTTGAACTATTGGTTACAAAGTCAGTTCTAATCTTCATATTCGTCTCCCATCATCACAAAATCATCATTGTCTTTTGCCAAAATGCGAATCAATTCTTGTAAGGTATTATCGCCATAACCGATTGACTTGCATATAAGTTTATACCCCTTTTGAAGATAATCAACACATCTGTTATATTCTTCTCTAACATCGGCATCTCTCCGAATAACATCACGAATGCTATCCACGCCACATCCGAACCATGCTAAAAACTTTTTATCGAGTGCATCTTTGTTATCAATAACATCTGCGACACTTGTATCATAGTAACTGTCTGAGTCAATTATCATCTGTACAAGCGTATTATGTAATTCATTCACGCTTTCTCTATATGCAATGATGAAGCTACTACTGCTCGAATTGGTAACAAAATCTGTTCTTACTTTCATCATTCGTCACCTCCAATAATAACGAAATACTCATTATCTTCAGCAATCGTATGGATTAAATTCATAAGACCATCATCACAATTGTCTATGCTCTTTTCCAAAATCGCATATCCATTTGCAATATATTCAATAGCTCTTTCGTAACCTTTTCTTAACGAGGGTTCATCCTCAAGAATTTTATCAACGGTGTCCTTGTCGCCCCATCCATGGTAAGAAACAAACAATTTATCATATTCATCTTTTGTTTTGTATACCTTTCCGGGTCTGGTATCTTCATAATTTTTGCATGACACAATACCATCAATCATTTTCTGATAAGACTTTAAGAATGGATACTTTGAAAGAGTTTCTACATCTATTTGTGGAATAGCTCTATAAGCGATTATAAAACTACTACTTGAGCTATTCGTAACAAAATCATTACGTACTTTCATTGTTGTTACCTCAACCGTCTCTACCCGCGCCATACTGACACTCAACCTCGGCAAATCCATTTTCATCGGTCATTGCATCAATGGCATCGGTATCAAAGTCAGAATAATCTACATCGTAATCACAATAGCCATCTTCGTCGGGATAGAGTTCTTCACTATCTTTGTACACAACAAATCTATCATTCTCATGTGCCTGGATATACTCTGTGCTTGGCGTTGCGTCAATTCCTGCCCAATCGTATTCAAGCCAACGACTCCATTTGCTATCCTTGATATTTTCAAGAACTTCTTGCGCAGTATACTGCTTAATGGATGGATACTGTTCAAGAATTTTCTTTGCTTTTTCTTCGTCAGCAATTCTCGCAAAACATACAATAAAGCTGCTCGAACTACTGTTCGTCACGTAATCAGTTCTTATTTTCATTTTATTTTTTTTATCTCCCTTAAACAAGGTGTTTCTCGACGTTATTACAGAGAACAATATCTCTACAAATAGGGCAACCACCAGCACAACAATTTCTCTTATTACAGCCCGGACACGAGTTTTTCAAAGACGCTCTGAATCCCTCAAAAATTTCGCTATACCACGCTTCTTCGATGGTGTGGGTATGTAAGTCGATATACCATTTCTTATCCTGATTGCCAAAAGAACAGGGCATAGCGTTCATGTGTGCATCAATATACATAGAGTGTCTACCACCCTCGCAGAAGTCAATACTCTGAAGGTCGATATGAGAAGTATTGTTTACAATTCCGGCACATGAGCAAGAGTCGAAACCAATCTTAAAATCGAAATCCCCCGAATCTACAACCTCAAAGAACTCTTTAACCTTGGGATTGTCTGCAGTAAGAATGTTCTCCATCTTTCCAAGACCAATCGGCTTATAAAGCAAGAACACAATGGCGTTAATACCCTTATGAAATCCGCCATTCTTCAAACGATAAATTGCATCATCAATAGACTTGGCGGAAAGTACGTAATGAATATTCGTCTTGACTCCTGCTTTGATAAGCATATCAAGAGCCTTTTCGCTGTACTCTGCATGATGTTCGCTTACTGCAACCGCTCCACAATATTTTTTGCAAAGTCTCGCCTTTTCTTCGGTAAAAGTAATACCCGAAGTTGTGAAGTTCGGCACAATTCCGTATTCTCTTGTCAGTTTCAAAATTTCCTCAAAGTTTTCGTGCGTGTCGGGGTCGCCAGCACCACCGAGAGCAAACTGAAATACTTTGCCTTTACACTGTTCGAGAATTGACTTGTAATCTTCGAGTGTCATATTGTTTCCAACGCGGTCAATTGCTTTTTGGTAACAATCTACTCTACACTTACCGACGCATACACAACGCTGCATAATACCAACGTCAATCAGAGATGGAAAACATCTCATAAAAGGGTCAACACCTGTATCTTTGCCGTTTTCATCGATAACTCCACTACGGATATAAAGACCAGTGTTACTATCGAACATTTCAACAAACCTATTTGCTTTATCAACAAATTTAATCATATTAAATCCTTTCATTTTTTTTTGATATACACATAAGTTTGTATATCTCTTTTTCTGGCATTGTCAATCGTATGTTTTGTGCCTTTACTTGTGCCATCCCAGAAAGCTATAACAGCACTTTCACAATTCGGTTGCTGTATAAAGTCCAGCATTTCATTGTTACGTATATATCCCGCACTTTTCCCGTACTTATCCCATTTGGCAAAAAATCTACGGATAGCAAGATTGTTTTCAATGGCAAATTGTTCGCCAAGTTTATCTGCACCACGCGCCATCCCGCTCACAATAATAATATCTCTTTTCGGATGTTCTTTGATGAAACTTTTAAGTGTCTCAGACAAGTATTTGTAATCATCAAAATCACGGCTACCTGCAATAATAACTCTTAATTCCATTTGTTTTTCTCCAAATAAAGTTTTCACAAAATCATCCATTTCGCAAAGCAATTTATAACAATTACCATGAGATGCGTGGTTTCTCCAAGAGTTGTACATTTCATTGAATTTCTCTCTTGTCACTTTGCCTTCGTGTACGAGTTTCGCGTATTTTCTCAAACGCTTTCTAATTTTACGTTTGTTCTCTCCTGTTAGTTTACGAATTACTTTTCCGTTATCCGCAATATATGTATGAAAACCGAGAAATCTAATCCCTTTTGTTATTGAAACAATTTCGGTTTTATCGTTGAGTGTTAAATGTAAACCGACAAGATACCTTTGTATTCCTTCCAGACATCGTTTTAAATATTCTTTATCGTCTGATAATAAATAAAAGTCATCCATGTATCGACCATAGTATTTACACCCTAATTCTTCGGTAATATAGTAGTCCAATCCTGTTAGGTAAATAAGTGCAAATACCTGGCTACATTGATTTCCGAGAGGTAAACCGTCGCCATCAACACTATCTATAAACAAATCACAAATCCATTGAATATCTTCATCTGTGAAATATTTTCTTACATATTCCTTCATCACTTCATGATTGATAGAATAGAAGAATTTTGTTATGTCACACTTTAAAATATATCCATTGGTTCGATGATCTGCATAAAAGTCAATTAAATTCTCGGATAATCGATTTAATCCGAATAAAGTTCCTTTTCCTATTTGTCCGGCATAATTGTCTCGTATGAAAATATCTTTCATTTTAGGTAAAAGAACATAATCGCAGAGACAATGTTGCAAGACTTTATCTTTAAATGAACCCGCTTTGATAACTCGTCTTTTGGGTTCAGTTACTATAAACTCTGAATACGGCGAAACTTTATATGTATGATTCTTTAATTGCCTTTTCATTACGCAAAGGTGTTCAAGTGCCAACACATTAAATTTCGCCGCACTTACTTTCTTACCTTTCCCTTTCAAGGACGCTTGGCAAGAATGGTAGAGATTTTCAAAGTCTATAAGTTTCTGAAAATCATCCATATTATACTTTTGTATTTATCCCACAAGGCGTGAGAAAGGTTATATGCTCTTTTGATGTAGTGGCGCACTCCTTGTAATCGCAATAACGATTTATAGACCTCGCTAATCCACCAGAACGGACGAATACCGTTGCGATAGTCACAGTCATTCCAATTCAGAATACCGTTGGAGTTGACATAGCAAACGTTACGAGATACAGCATATAGCCTAATGAGTTATCAATTTAGGTTTTGCTCCAGGCGAGAGTCATAAATTTAATATCGTGGGCTAATTCCGTCCACTGCTCGCCTGTTGCAGAACTTATAAGATTTTTGTGCATACTATATTTGGCTAAACTTAACACTCGGTTACATTGAGCGACTGCTTCAATTTGTAAATCGTATCTTTTGGTTTTCCTTTGTAAAGTATCGGGCTTAATGGAATTTGCGCTTAACAAATTGTCATGGATTGTTAAAGCGCATTTTTGTAATTCATCTGCCATTCGCCGGAACTTTGTTGGGTAATGGCTACGATTGGTTGTAAGGTCAAATACGCTAAAATATAACTGTTCCGCCTTGTTCCCTATCTCAAATCTGCTTTCGTCGCTCATAGTCTTAAATTCAAGATACCGAGATGGAAGAATTCAAGATGCAAAACGGACGAATACCGCGGCGACAGTCACAGCCACCCCAACACAGAACACCGCCGGAGCTGACATAGCAAACGTAACGAGAATAATCCTTGTCAGCCGTAGTCACTCTGGTTGCAGTCCACCAAGGATAACCAGCGGCAGGAATATGCTCACGATAACGACGATAATTCGTGGTAGTGATAAGGGATACAAAGTCCTCACAGAATGCACCCTTATTAGTGCCATCATCTGCCTCAAGGTTTACCTTGTGCTTAACTACATTATCCTTGCCAACCGCTGCACAAAGCTCCTTATAATACTTGTCGTTAAGATACTTACGGACATCACTGGTTTCATAATCGCCATCATCGTCATCAAATACTCTTTCGTCAATCTTGTTTGCATCAAGGAGAGCGGTAGTTTCGGCTGCATGACCAAGAACAATGTACTTGCGCTTACCGATAGTTACGACGTTGCCAGGAGCAACAGAGCCGAGAGTCTTATCTTTCTTTTCTGCAATCAGAATTGCAAAACCATCTGCAGATTCGCTTATGGTTACATTCAGATTCTTAACCTTGTTAGTTACATTGATTTTCATTTCAACACCCCTTTTGATTTTTTGTGGTTGTTCAGATTTATTTATTGTATGTATTATAGCACATCGAATTTGGTTTGTCAAGTAGTTTTTCAGAATTATTTTTAAAAATTGCAAATTTTTTCTGCCACATATAATCCCATTGCTGCGGATTGCGATAAACCTCTACATACACCAGAGCCATCACCAACCACATACACATTGGGCATAATAGAAAAACTACTATCCATTTGTGGTTTTACCGAATAATACTTACTCTCGCAACCATAAAGCAATGTATCATCATTGGCTGTTCCGGGAGCTACATTATCGAGAGCATAAATCGTTTCGATAATATCGGTCAGTATTCTATGAGGAAGAACCAAACTTAAATCTCCGGCTGTTGCTTTAAGTGTGGGTTTAACAGTGTTCTGTGAAAGTCTATGTTCGTTTGTTCTCCTACCTCTAATAAGGTCTCCAAATCTTTGAACAATTACATTCCCTGCCCCAATGATATTTGCAAGATAAGAGATACTTTCTGCATAAACCGTAGGTTGATTAAATGGTTCTGTAAAGTTAATAGATGTAAGAATAGCGAAATTGCAATTACCCGTTTTCTTTGCATCGTTAGAATAAGAATGACCATTGGCGGTAATTACACCATTGTTATTTTCTGCACTAACGATACCACCCTTATTGAAGCAAAACATTCTTGTTTTGTCCTCAAATGTTCTGGTTTTGCAAAGAATCTTCGGTTCGTAAATTTTGGAACTAAATTCATTCCAAATTGCATCCTTCATTTCAACACGCACACCAATATCCACGGCGTTAGAGTGCATAGGGATATTGTTGGCTTTGCAAAAAGTTGTTAAGAATTTTGAACCGCCTCTGCCTACGGCAAATACAACATTAGATGCCGTTATATAATCGCCACTATTGCATTCAACCCTATATTCAGAGTTTATCTTTTTTACATTGGTTACTTCGGTTTTTTCCCACATAATTACACCCATATCATTTAGGTGTCTGATAAGACTCTGCATAAGGCGCAAATTTCTATCTGTTCCAAGGTGACGAACATCCATATCGAGTAATTGCAAGTTATTCTGTAAACATTTCAACTTCAACTCTTTATTGGACTTGTAAATTTCCGGATAATTGTCGTGCTGATTACTTGCATAAATGGAGAGAATTTTATCTACTTCCATGATGTATTTCATTGCAATATCTTCACCAAGCTCATCTCCGAGAGTACCACCATATGCAGTTCCAAGATTGAATTTGCCATCGGAAAAAGCTCCCGCTCCGGCATATCCAGAAGTTATACCACAAACATCACAATGGGCGCATGGCTTGCCATTTTGTGCGGCACACTTCCGATTTTCTATGGTCCTACCCTTTTCGATAATCAACACCTTTTTATTAGGGTTGAGTTTTTTAATTCGGCGAGCGGTCATCATACCCCCAATACCGCCACCAATAATTACAACATCTGCTTCTGTCATGCTTTACTCACCTACAAATACACGGTCATCAATATACTTTCTTCCCTCTCCCTTAAAGATTGGAATTTCAGTATCGATAATCCACTTATTTCGTTTGGTAAGGTTATCAAGTGTTCTTACACAACAACTACCACGTTTAAGGTGTGTAGGCGTGTTATTCCAATTGATTCCCTTTTCAAGCATCAACATATCCTGGATTTGATTGCATGACTTTTTGTGCAACTGCTTCTGTGAAAAATATACCTGACCAACCATCTCGATAGAATTTCTGGTCGCATCATTCTGTCGCCACAAAACGCAATTACAAACTTCTTCTTTCGGAATAGAGAATACTCTTGCATCGAACATAGCTCCACGCTGTCTTGCGACATTAAGAGCTTCCCAATATTTCTCATCCATGATTTCTGTTTCTGCTTTGTATGCATAAACATTGCAATCAAAGAACTTATTAAATACCATCGTAGCCATACTTGCGGCTACACTTGCGCACTTCTGAATATTATATCCAAACCAAGAATCACTGTCGAGCTTTTGGTAATCTATAAGTACAAGTGTAATTTCATCAGATTGTGTATATCCAAGCACACATCCTTGAATGTTCTCGCAGAGATAACGCATTGTTTGCTGCATCGTCTTTACAAGGATTTCGTCAAAAGGTTTCTGAAACCCTCTCGTAAAAGTGTGAAATGCTTTTCCGTCAAGACGAATGATAGCAGGAACACGTCTTGTCAAATAAGTACGAGTTACATATTCATATCTTTTCATTCGCTCGCCAAGAGCATCAATCTTTTTCATTTTTATCTCCTATATTCAAAATGAGGCATCAATTCAAATTTAAACTTGTTCTTTCTATGCATCTCATCAATCTTTTGTTTGGTTGCTTCATCATTACATACACCGGTTCTAATATACTTATTAAGAACGGCATAAGTAAATCCAAAATTATCCTCATCTGTTTTTCCACAAAGACCATCGGCGGGAGTTTTATGAGTAAGGCTATAGGGTAAGCCACAAGCATCTCCAATGGCTACAACCTCATCACTTGTAAACATCGACACGGGGCTAAAATCTCCAACTGAGTCGCCATATCTGGTCGAATATCCAATCCAATCTTCCGAGAGGTTACAAGTATTTGCAACTCTACCATTCAAGCTCTGCGATACGGCATAAAGCGTAGCCATACGAAGTCGTGGCGGAAGATTGACTTTTGTTTGCTCGGAAACAGCCATCAAATCATTTACATAAGAGCTGTCCTCTCTCGGAACAAACAGATTGCCCATTCTGTTAAGAATACCATTATAAGCATCTTTAATATTAACCTGTGTAAATCTAATTCCAAGAAATTCACACAATGTAACTGCATCATCAATATCCGCTTGTTCTCCATTGGGCATAAGCACTCCGATAACTCTATCCTTGCCAAGAGCTTCTACACAAAGCGCAGCCACAACAGAACTATCTTTTCCTCCGGAGATACCAATGATAGCATTACATCCCTTGCCATTCTCATCGAAGAACTTACGAATCCATTCTACACATTCATTCTTTGCAGAATACAAATCAAAATCCATTGAAAGTTCCTCACGGATTCTCATAAGAATCTTACCGAGGCGATTTTCGCCAACACCATTGACAGTTCCCCATACCTTATCATTCCATGTATTACCTTCTTCAAGGTATTCGTCATGAGTATCGAGCAATTTCTGCTTCAAGTCTGCATTCTGTGTAAACTTTGCAAGACAGATTTCGTACATTACATTGGTTTTCACTTGTTCCCAATCACTACGAAGCTCAATTCTTCTGCCGAGCTTTTTAGCTTCGGAAGGATTCAAAGAAGAAAACTGAAATCTATCTTTAATATCTTTGGTTTTTTGTGCCTGGAATGCTGCCTCGTTGTTCTTATACTTAATACCATGATATATAACTTCGGCAGGATAGAAATTGCTCAAAAATTCATATTCTCTTACAAAACTATCAATCATTAAAAGTTCCCTCCATGCAATCTATTTCTTACTTCAGCAAGGGTGTACTCCTTAATCATCTTACCATCACGGAAAATGGTTTCAAGCATATTATCCTTATCATTCTTCGATTCTTCCCACGTCTTGCCATCCTCAAAAGTAATCTCGCCTGTTTCGTGGTTTCTGTGTACGACACAACAACCCTTTTGAGATTTCTTAAATCCGCCCTCTTTGGGATTCTTAAAGATAGGAGTGGGAACACCGTTAATTTCACAATAAGTCGCCTTAATTGCAATGCCAAAAGTATCACGAGTAAATGGCATCAGTTTCCCATCTTCCTCAATACACTGCATAGAGAATGAACCTACGCCAAGGGCAACGTTGGAGCAAGCAAAACCATTTTCCATGAGAATTTTATAGATTTCCTCGCAACGCTGTACGGTAATGCTATCGCCATAAATTGCCTTGATATGAGGGTCAAGAACCTTATATCCTTTGCTATTGATTGTGCCTCCGAAAATCTCCCACAACTTAAATACCGTTTTGGTTACTACTTCAACGCAATCGCCGGAATCTCCACGTACAAGCATACATCCGTTATGGGCGAGAATTTCCTTCTTCAACTTGGGAAGAATATTTTCAACAACATTCCAATAATCATAAGAATCAAGAACTGCAGAGAAACTTGAATTAGGATAAATCTCAGTCAGCAATCGTCTAATAAACGTTTCTTCGTCTCCGTCAACCGCATAATTACTACACATGACAGAATGTTCTGTGCTGGGAGAACCGAATGCGACAGGCTCTTTGGCACAATCACAATTATACATTGCTTCAAGATAAGGAACTACGGGTACGGTTGCGGTGTTCAAGAAAGACAAGCACCAACCTGCACCAGCCTTGATAGCAGACTCGGTGCATTCCTCGCCTCGGAAGTCAAATGCTCCCAATGCTTTTGCTCTCGGAATATTGTTATCACAAGTAAGATCATAATACTTGTTGACAATCTGACGGTAAGTATAACCAACGGTTGCGGCAATCATAGGATGCCAACTCTCCGCAGAGATGAGGCTTTCAAGTGACTGCGGAAGCCATGCAAAGTCAGGATGTGTGTTAGAAATCTCCATAATCGGTACGTGGAGAGGAACACGTGTGCCTTCCGGCAATGCTCTTACTTCAATAGGAAGACAGCCAAGCTCATGCAGCTTTGCAATCTTATCAATCTTATAATTATCCGCTCCGAGTGCAGCATCCATGACTCTCTTGTACTCAGAAATCACTTCATCAAAAGGTCTATTAAAGAAGTTTTCATTAAAGTAATCCACAAGATAAGTCTTGCAAATGGGTTGCCAAATGAAACTTACAATTTCATTCCATCTTTTGATTCTGCTCATTCTTGCTGTCTCATAAGAGACTGATTTGTTAATCCCATTCGGCAGCATCTCGGCGTGAACCGCCTTGTAGAAATCAATTAAAAGCATAGGATTTGTACGCATCATAATTCATTACCTCAATCTTTTCATGTGTTTTTGTAAAAATGCTATCGGTTGTAAATACTCTTTCAATCAACCCACTGGTAAGCAAGTCGCCCTGAAGAATGGTGTTTTCGCAATGTGAAACATATAGATAAATATTCTTTGCGCCAAGCTCCTTGAGCTTCTTTGCGCTATGATAGAATGTTCCGCCTTTACTACAAATATCATCAATGATAAGCACATTACTATCACAAATAATATCGGTCATGCCGGATACATCAAGTCCTTGAATCTGACCGGTTGCCCAATCTCTCTGTTTAATTCCGAATGCATATGGCATATCAAGCAATCCAGAATATCTTTTCATTGCTCCCTCGTCGGGATAGAAAGCCATCAAACGATTTTCGGAGTTAATCGGCTCAATAGCGTTAATCATGTCGATTGTATTATTGATGTAATACTTGGGAGTCTGTACTCTAATATTATCAATCAATGCCTCGCTCACATAGGAATGAGGGTCTAACACGGTTACACTTGAAAATCCAAGGCTATTGATGAACTCCGCAAAGTATTTTAGAGTAAATACATCTTCTTCGCTCTTAACTCTATCCTGACGAGCATTCGGGATATAAGGCATGATAAGCATAATATCTTTAATGCCACAACTGTTCAAATGCTTTACCAGATACATAAGCACAATCATTTCTTCGTTATTTTCAAACTGCCATACAATTTTAGAATGCGGTGTAAAAAATCCATATCTCATAAAATCGAGAGGGCTTCCATCACGCTTCATAAGAATTGTTCCATCCGGGAATTTACCTACTTCTACTTTGTTTCCATCAAGCGTAATCATCTTCTTACTCTCCAATCACCGTAATCTGACACATTTTCATTGTAGTAAGTGCTGCCTTATGGCTTTCTGGTGTAACACCTGCACAGCAACTTGCATCAACCGCAATTTCCATTTCGGGATAATGCGCCTTTAAAAGCATAGCGTTTGATACTACACAAATATCGGTGCAAAGTCCTACAAGCTCCACATAGTCAACATCTGCGCCTCGGATGATTTCGGGAAGTGCGGTGCTACCAAATGTATACTTGCAAAGCGTACTCAATGTAGAGAACTTTGTGCATGACTTATCAATCAGTGCATCATATACATCCATGTTGATGTTGTGTCCTTCCGTTCCCTCGATACAATGAGGAACGGGCAGCATCTTCCCCTCTCTTGTTTCAAGATAATTATATTTGTGGGTATCTAACGTGCAGATAATATCACCATCCCACTCGGCAATCTTGTCAATGACCTTCGGGATAATCGCCTGTGCTTCCTTTGTGCCGAGCGCACCATCAACAAAATCATTCTGAACGTCTACGATTACTAAAAGTTTCTTCATATCAATTTTTCTCGCTTTCTACTTTTTCAATCTCGATTGTACTTCCGTCCGGATTCTTATATATACGATTAAATTTTGCTCGACCTGTTATTTGGTCGATAATGTCTTGCTTTTTGCATTCAAGAATTCCGACCAATTCATATCCGCTAAATCCTTCATTCGTTCCGGAAATGTTCAGTCTTTCATTTACTTCGTCCACCTCAAAGACGAGTTCCAATCTTTTCTTTCCCATTTTCTTATCTACCTTTCGTATTTTTGATAATAAAATAACGGTTTCATTACCAGTTTTGTTTATGTAAGAAATACTATTTCCTTCTCTGTACAATATAAATACATTGCTGAAGATTGTATGTCCTCGGCGTGATAGACCATAGAAAGAGGTTTGTGGATTCTTTTACTTTTACAAAGTATTTTAAAACTTTATCTTTCACATCTCTATCTTCCTTTGAGTTTCCCCCAAACCACAATAATATGTCAGAGGATAAATCCAATGTATCACCGGCTTAATCTGCTTTGAATACTACGATCATACTCGGAAATGGAGCATGATTTTCGCATCCGCCAAATTTCAATCTACCACGCAAAAACTCAATTTTTCCATAAGGCAAACAATAATCGTGAAACCATTTTGTGTCTGTTCTTGCAGGAATGAGCATTACAACCGTTGCAAACGATTTACAAGCCTTTTCGACCCATTTCCCGATCTGCCTGCCATACAGAGGATTACACCAACAAACACCTGTCCATTCTTGCTTTAATCCGTCCATTTCAGGAGTAAAGAATTTTTCGCATTTTGCATTTTCGGGCAAAGCACACACATCTGTTTCAAAATGATATATCTCGTTGTATTTATCAAATAAATCCTGCGGCGTTGACCACAAATCCGTTTTGCTTGAAAACATCAATTCTTTGTTCACACCCTCGCCCCCTCTTTCCGTGGTGTGCGTGATACAATTACGCCATTTGAAACAAGAAAATCGCATAAGTTTTTCTTCGCTTCTTCTGTTGCTCTTTCTGTGCAAAACGCATTAAAGCAACCGAATTTTACATCTGCTTCATCAAGCAATTTCTTCAACAATTCATTCATCACTCCGTACCGCCTTTCTCTTTCGGCTCAAAATTCTTGTGTAAATGCGTAATTCCCGAACCAATAGGAATACCGCAAATTAAGAAACTATAAGCGACATCGACTACCATTGTGCAATAACCACACTTGTCATAATCATTTTCGTTTTCAAACTTGCATCGTGGACATAAAGAATATTCACTTCCGCATTTACTTCTGTCTATTTCAATTCTCACTCCTTCTCACCGCTTTTATCGGTTGGGTGGTTCAATCTGTTCCATTCATCAATGGTATCATTTCTTTTATACCAACAATGAGTTGTTTTAGGGTGTCCTATTTGATGGCATTTTTCGCAATACAATCGGTGTCTTTCCAAACTCTCCCATCTCGGTTCTGCTCCGCATTTGTTGCATTTTTCAATATGTAAATTTGGGTCTACGTAAAGGTCTGCAAGTGTATATCTTCGATTCATTTTGTATCCAGAAACAATTCTGATAGCACTCTGGGAGAATACTTTCGCCCTCCGAGTCCATCAACTGATCTATGTAAATTCTCAATTGACTTTGAATCAATCTTACAAGATTTAATTAAGTTAAGTGCTGCAAGCTCATCTTTATATTTTCTTCGCTGACGAAGCCGGTTCTGAAGCATACTTGTTGCTAACCATCCTTGATAAGCATTTAAGCTGCTGAATTCAATGTAATGCTGGATATCACAAATCTCTTTATCCGTCGTACTTAACAGCTCAACAAGTTCAACAATTCGTGCCTCTACATTTTCTGTAAGTTCGATAAATGCATCGACTTTGGTTAGCCACGACGAAATTTCATTATCGACAATATTCTTATTGATGATACCTTTGACTACATCCATATTCTTTGTGGTCTTAACATCTTCAATGACGATTTCTTCTACTCCGAAGTTATCTCGGATTGTTTTGGGTATACTATTGTATAGGATTTTCAATGCGGATTCTGATGTCTGGAATTGCAACGCATATTTTTCTCCTTTGACTGAGACATATTTTCCAGAACCATTATCTTTTCTTATATATCTGCCTGTTCCATCGGATAATACATAAGCAACCATTTGTTTTTTTTTCTTCCTTTCCGTTTATTATGGTTGTTCAGATTTATTTGTAAAAGTTTTGATATAGGCTGCCCGGAGGCAGCCTATTATTTTATTCCTCAATTTCTTCCACATCGATATACGGCTGCAACGCTCTCTTGAGATGAGATACATTGTCGATTACCACACCGTAATTATTTGCAAAATTCATAAGTTCGGCTGCATCCTCTGAGCTACGATAAGATGTAACCAACTCATTCGCTCTTTGTCTACCAACTTTAGAAACTATGTGGTCAAAGAAGCCAAGATAAAACAGATTATGATAATTAAACTTTGTATCGTACTTCTTATTAATGTTTTCCGATAAATAACGATTCAAAATACTTCCAACTTCAACAAGAGTCTTGTCTGCAAAATCAAACTCATTCTTCGGACGAATGGGGTATTTGAAATAGTTTCCATGCCAACTTGCCATAAGAAAATCGCCACGCCAACCATCCAGTTTATCCATGTTATGCACTTTAATAAGAAGTTCGTAACATCTATCTGACAACGTTCTTGTTCTACCGTTAAGACGAACTGTTTTGTTTTTAGTGTTTACATCATCTTTCGTCAGATTGACAATCTCATCTACATTTGCAAAGCCGTTATAGAATAACTGTATAATACACTCAATGTAGTCTGCTTTATCATGCTCAAAATCACGATGGACATTGTTGAGGATTTCCTGAACGGAATTCCATGTTAATGTATCTCTGTTTTGAGCCAGACGCTTATTTGCTTCTCTACCTCTCATGCGAGGGTCATTAAACGGATTACGAATAATCTCGATATTGTCAATGTAATAATTGAAAATTGCGCGATACAAATAGGAAATTTGTGCATAAGAAGAATGAGACACCATAAACTTAGCGTTTTTACGGTTGTTCGCTTTAAATGACATTATCATTTCAAACAATTCGTCAACATTCATGTCAACAAGCTGCTTGCCAATTTTTTCTTCATATTCATAAAGTTCCGGTCTATCAACCTGAGAGCGCATTCTTATGATAGTGTCACCACTGTGGCTATCAAAGAATTCGTCCATCAGTTCTTTTGTAGTTTTTTTTGCCATGATATACTACCTCCACGATACCCATGTTAATATTATACAGCAAACCCATTCTTTTGTCAAGACCTTTTCAGAATTATTTATAAATTAGTCACTAACCATTTGCATAATCGGAAACTGAATGGCAATGGCATTGCTAATATCCGATAAAACTTTATTGTCTGACACTTTTCCAACACACTTATCGAAAGAATCAACCGGAACAGTCATTATTTGTTCTACGAGCATCGTACTTGGAGATTTAAGACCGTATTCCTGATACAACCACAGTTCAACGTGAACAGGTAGTCGTTTCTTGTTCATTTTTGAAGTGATAGGAATAATATTAAGAGTTGTGCTATATGTATTATTCTTATCGTTTGATAGTATAAATACCGGGCGGTATCCGCCTTGTACACTCCCTCCTTTAACACTCAAGTTACACATCCAAATTTCGCCACACTTAGGGCGAATATTAATGTTATATGTGGTACTCTGCATAATCCACGCCTCCTTGTGACTAATAATGCTTATGTAACCGCTACGGCTGGATTCTGCTTTCACTTGTATATCATGTTGGGCTTTTATTTATACTCCCAGCCCATAGCGTTAACAGTAAAAAGTTGTAACTCGTTTACTGTATTCCTATTATATCACATTCACACGGATTTGTCAAGAGGTTTTTCAGATTTAGTGTTAAAAAGTCGAAAAATTTATTCTTCTGTGTTTTTTCGCTTTCTCCTGATTCTTATTTGTATTTTTAATGCCGACCAGGAGAGCGGAATTGTAAAATGCTTTTGATAAATATAAGATATTCCGTCTTTGTGCGCCCAATGAACATTCAATCGTAAACCTTTGAGCCTGGTTCTAAACAAATTGTCGCATTCGAGGTCAAGAATGATTGCTCTTTTTGGGAGCTTAATTCTCCCGCGCCAAATTTGCCAATCATATTTATTTCCACGTTTCACATAACGTTTATCCTCCTCAATTCTATCTTGCTGCATTTGTTTGTATGTTTCAATGGTATTCTTCTTATTCTCATCATTTGCAATATCTTCAGCAGTCCAATATTCAAAATGTGTTTTATATTCTCCACACGTCGGACATCGTAAATTGGGGTCATATTCTTCGTCATCTCTTGAAAAAATAACCGTTCCACACTCTTTGCATTGATAAATGGTGACAAGCGAAACATGACAATAGAAAATCACATCGAAATCACAATGCATTTTCTTGCGCAAAATGGAAACAAGGGTATCCAAACTACCCACAACCTGATTGCTTTCCTTGTTGATAACATTATCACCGTCGATACGATACCAATATTTATCCGGATTATCTTCCGCAATCTTTTTTACAAAATACGCTGTAATCATTCTCTGCCCTCACTTTGCTAAACTTTCAATCATACTCATAATCTCATTGATGGCATCTACATGAACCATCGGGTCAGCGTTGCCGAAATTATTTCCGCCAGCCTCATATGCTGCTCGGATAATGTCTCTCAAATCGTTTGTATCAAGACTTACGATTGGGGTTTCCGAAACGCTCATATACTCTTTATCACCAGTTACATACTCATCGAAGAATGCGCCCATATCGTCATAATACTTATCAATCTTCTGCTTGGTCAAGCCGATATAGTGCTTCGTGGTCTTGGTGTCGGAATGATTGTAAATAGTCTGAAGGAGTTCCATGCTGTCATAGTCGCCAGGATGAAGCATTCTTGACCACATACCAAACGATTTGCGTGGGCTATGAGTTCCAATATTGTACTCGATTCCAACCGCCACAGCCGCCTTTTTCAAGGCTTTACGGTAGCCATCAGCGGTCATTACATTGCCCTTGTGAGTGCCAGTGAGTTGCATAAACACATAACCAGAGTAGTTATCTTTGCTTGGCTCGCATTTGGTCTTTTCGATAAACAACTTGATTGCTGCAACACAAGCAGGATTAATTCTCGGATTGGCGAGCTTGTCGGTCTTATCCTCTTGGATTTCCAAAAGGTTCTCACGAATTGCGCCGTTTCTTGGATTGAAAATGTGTTCCCATGTCAACGAGAGGGTATCGCCAATTCGTCTTGCCATATTGCAGGACATAACGAAGATAAGGTAATGATGCCACATCTCATTTTCTTTGAAGTAGTTCACCATTTTCTTTGCATCCTCAATTGAGAACGGATATACTTCGGACTTTCTTCCCTTTTTCTTGTTACATACCGTCTTTTTCGGAGTGCCATCCTTTTTCAGTTTGGTTTCCGGCAAATCGACGATGAATACCTTATCCGTGAACGGAGAAGAAATAATTGCGGTATTAGTTGACATTGTGTGCCTCCTTTTGTAACTCATTTACTGTATCTATAGTATATCACATTCTTTTAGTTTTGTCAAGAGGTTTTTCAGATTTATTTATAAATATTTTTCACCTTGCATACATATTATCAATCTTTCCAATAACAATACAAACATCCAGAAGGACATCTTGTTTTGTTATTTAATAATTCTGTTTTACCTGCCACACATAGGCAACCTTTTCGCTGAAATCCGCCCACGTTGTTTTCAAATGAAACGCCAAGAATATCAAAATCCTTTTGACTAACGCACCCTACTTGCTGCGGAAGATTTTCGGCGCATGATTCAAATTCATATCTACCATATTTTTCAACCGCACTTCTTACCATATCCATCATTCTTGCCGGAGCTTTGAATGTTTCAAATGGTAATTCTCCATACACAGAAATAATTCTTTCTCTGGTATGTGGGTACATATCAATAACAGAATAACGACATCTTTTAATTTCCGTATCGGAAAACAAATCCCACACCTTTTCAACCCTATGTATTCCTTTAATTGTCGGAATAATCGGGTCTGTTCTTAAAACGATATTAGATACCGGGAATCCTTTTTGAATCAAACTACGAACACCATCGTAAACTTCAAACGGCGTAGGCACATTCTTTTCCATCTTCGTTCCACCATATCCTGTGCAAGTGCAATGCAAGATGATTTTATGTGAGTTTTCCAGGAGAGCATTTATAAGCGGTTTATTTTCAATGGTAAGGTGTTTTGTTATGATAATATTTACATCATGCAATTTATCAACCCACGAAAAATCTAATCCTGCATCTCCTGCTTCCGTAATACCTATTTTAGTGGGCAGCATAATAGACCTCCGATGGAACATTATAAATATAACTTCCGCATCTTACAAGCAAAGCATTCATCCCATAGACTTTTTGCTTCATTCCAGAAATGCTTCCGCTCTTGTGAAAATTAGGATAGCGGTCAATGTTGTGCATATGACCCTCTTGTATAGTCATAGTTCTAACTCTCATATTCAATCCTCCTTTTTGATTCCAGACCATTCCAATTGATTTTTTCCGTCAAGCCAATCAGCAATATATTCAATGCTTGCGTTCTCAATTCTTTCGATGAAATCCGCAGCTTTTATCATATAATATCCTGCACCCTCGTTATATCTCATTGCATCATCAGCATATTTTCGCAACCATTCGTATTTGGGATGCTCTTTAAAATGGTTGATTTTCTCATTAAAAACTCTATATCTGTTTTCTCTCCACACTCTCATGTCTGGCATTTTGTTTGCGTGTTTACTCACAATATTTTCCTCCTCTTTAATTCCCCCTGTTCCCACACCATTTAGATGTGGGAACAAGGATTATAACGGTGTACCGTGATATTTAAAACTGTGGTTTATAGGTGTTTACCAAAACATTTGCATTCTGCTCTTTGAGATATTCAAGAATAACGTCGTACTGCTTTCTATCACAAGACAAGAATTTTGTTTTCTTGCAAACCATGCCATTCGATACGCTGGTTTCCCAGAGTAGGCTTTCCGGCAAGTCAACCCAACCATCAACAATGATTACTTCGTTGTAGAACCATTTATAATAATCATTTCTTTTTCTTTCGGGTCTGAATACCATCTTTACAGCATCTCTATACTGTGCATATTCTCCGAACATATAGGACTTGAACAACACATGACCAACGCTCATTCCACCGAAATCATTAATCTGAATAATGGTTACTTTCTGACCTTCTTCAAATCCTGCTCGGTCAAACTGTTCACGAATTCCATCAACTTCGGTCAGAAGTCTATACACTGCTTCTTTAATATATCCGTCCTGAATAGCTCTTGCTACACCGACAGAAAGTTTAAAGTTGTGTTCGTAAATCCACGCTTTGATAATGGTTTTGTACTCTTTGAAGTTGGTGTTATTCCAAGTGTCGTGCCATCCGTTTTCTTCAATGATTTGTGTGCTAATATCTGTAATAATTCTTGCAAGCTCCCTATTCTCTCTATGTTCTTCCGCCGAGAGTCCGCCAAGATAGGTTACATATTTGTCGATAATGCTACTTTCATCATCTATATAATAAACGTATTTCGCATATCCGTGTCCCTGCGGGTCAACAACCATCATTAACTCGCCATCACAATAGATAGCAACGCAACTTGTATTGTACCATTCAACAGTTTTGCGTTCTTCCTCGCTCATCTTTTCAAAGTCAAGGAATGATACGATACGCTGGTCATCGGTATAACTTCCACCCATATTCTCATAAAAGGAGAAGTCGGACACCATCATGGTTAGGAGCATATCATAAAGTTCTTTGGTAAGATAAACCGCTTTTTGAACCTTGCAATTACATCTACTATTCTTGGAAAAAGAGCCGTCATTTTCTTCTACTTTATCATAGCAGTTCATGACGAAGAAAGAAAGGTTTTTAACAACAGCATTCGCTTCGATTTTCGCATGGTTTTCTTTACGGATTACTTCTCTCTTTGCGGATTCCGCTCTATCAATCTCTATCTGCTTTTTGCGTTCCTGGTATTCACGTTCTGCTCTCTCACGCTCTGCGGTTTCGTACTCCGCTTTCTTTTCCTGAAACGCTGCTGAAATATTTGCATCCGATACAGTTGCTTCGGTCTGTTCGTAAGAGTAAGAGATAATGTTTCTTTCGCTGGAAAAATAGAAGTTGACATCGAAATAATCGGTCATCGAGTCGCTATTGTCGTAATTATAACTCTCAACAAACATATAAACATAGTGAACGATTGCCTTCAGCTCGTCGCTATCTTTTGCAAAAGGACTTGCCAATAGGTCAACATCGATGCTATTGTGGTCGCTCTTGACGGAGAACTTGCACATTGGGAATCTCGGCTTGATATGCTTGCGAACAATGGTTGCGATTTCTTTCGTATCATAAATCTTATATTTCGCAAAATTATTTCCGATTTCATCGGTTCTGGTCACTTCCCAAAGGTCGTAATTTTGCGGTTTTTCAGATTTATTTTTAACGGTAACAGAAGAACCGCCACAAGGATGGTTTTTACAATCCCCCGAAAACAAGTCGCTTACAATCGCCATACGCTCCGGCGTTTGCTTTGCATACCACATCTTCTGCTTGTTGCTCCAATGAAATCCATTGCTGCGGAGTACATCGAGAACTGCTTCATCGGGCTTGCTATCAAATCTTACCTCAACACCATTTTTCTCATCATTAATTACTACGTTTACCATAATACAATCTCCTTTGATTTGTTGTAACTCATTTACTGTATATATTATAGCACAAACAAATCCGTTTGTCAAGTAGTTTTTCAGAATTATTTTTTATTTTTTAAAAATTTTTTTTCTTTCATAATTATCAAAATTGAATTTGTAATTTGAAAACGTTTCCATCATTTTCTTTTCCCATCTATTATGGATTATCAATGCCACATTTGACAAAATCAAAAGAATATCAATTACGAAACCAATCCAATTATTTTGTGTAATACAAATAATAGCCATAATCGAAATGAAGATTATAGCAAATATCTGCATACCGTTTTCCTTAATCCCCCTCATGGGAATACCTCCTTAATACAAATGATATTTTTTACTTATGCTATGCGCAATCTCATCGGGCAACGGCTTGAACCAAATACCCGTTAGAGTAGTGCCATTTTCTTCTTCTGGCGTTAGTTCTGTGTAACAGTTATCCCATATCAATCCGAAATCTATTCCCTCTTGTAAGCCAATTTCTTCCGCCATAGCTTTGGCTTTCATAAGATGGTTTTTGTTTCGTGCTGCACATATGGTCTTTATAAAAGAACCATTTATATATTGGTTGAAAACGTCAATCGGAATAATCACTTTTGAATAATAACAATCTTCACAATTGACACCTTCAATAAATTCTACATTGACTCTCATCAGATGAGTCCAATATGCCTCGGCGTAATGTGCCACCTGTGCGGAGAGCTTACCAGGAGACATATTCAAATCCTTACGCATGATGAATAATCGTCTATATCCCATTACTCGCTCTCCAACAGTCTTTTTACTCTTTCAATTTCTTCCTCGGTGTGCGGTGTGCCACCCTCATTCATTTCAATGTACCACTTTAAAACCTCTTTTCTGGTTTTAAGTTCGTTGATATTAACGATAATATCAATTTCCATCGGCAAATTATCTTCAAAGTCTTTATAATAAACACCGAATGCAGGAATCTCATTGTCAATGAATCTCATTATCGCCGTTGTTCTTTGCAAACCATCAACACATACAAAATCACAATCTCGGCTGCCTAAACTCCAAAGAGGGCAATTGAAGTAAACAACCTTTCCAGACTTTCCGCCTCGGAGAAGAAATTCAATATATGCTATTTGCTGTTTTTCCGTCCAAACATGACCTCTCTGAAAATCAGGATTCATTTCAAGTCCACATTCCTCTTGGTTTTCTCTAACCCATTTTACAAAATAATTAAGAGGCATATTTACTTGATAAGAACCGGCACGTGTAAACCTGGGTATATCTTTAAATTTCATACACTATCGCCTTTCTAATTTAAAAACTCTGTAAATACTTCCATAACATTCCCACTACTCGTCCAGCTCTCTGCAAATGTTTTGTGAAAATGTTTTAATCTTCCATCGAAAGTTACCAAACAATAGTCCGTGTAATTATCATCATCGGAATTTGCAAAAATAATATTACCTTCTTCATCCTCATAATAATTATTACAATAACTACTTAAATCCTCTCGATACTTGGCAACCTCTGCAATGTTTTTGCCTTGAAATTTTTTATAATTCATATTACAAAGCTCTTTCAAAATCAAAATTCTTTTCCTGTTTTCCGATTGCGCAAAACAATATCATAACCCAATATATCCATAATTTCCGCAACCTCATCAAATCGAATGGTTTTTCTGGAAAATTTGTTTGATAGGTTTTGTGCTGTTTTAGATTTACCGGGATGTCGAATGTTTAATTCATCAACTATATTTTTTAATGTTTGGCTCTCGGCGGTTATGACTGTTTTGATTCTGGTTCTGGTATTATTATTCATATTGTTTTACCTCTATTTATGCCATCTTTTGATGATAAAATCCGTCTTTTATTTACTATATGGGTCGCATCTTCCATCTACCCATATCTTTTTATTGCACTTGGTACATTTATATCTACGAACAGAATAGCGCACTTCTCGCACTCTATCATATTCTTCTCGCCATGCAATTTTTTCATAATCATGTTGGCAGAACGGTCTACATATAAACGCTTTAATTCTTGCCCACATCTAATGCCACCTTGAATTTTTCCTCTACTTCAAAATGCAATTTAATCTCTGCGCCTCTCGTCTTACACTCGGTTAAATGCTCTTTGAGATATTCCGCAGCTTCCTTGTGGTTTTCTCCGATAACGGTTATTGCCCCAAAGAATCTTTTATCTACAACAGAGACCTGTGTATCATCGGCATTAGCGATAATATCGTTTCTGATTTTCCCTCTCATTGTTTCGTCATTTGCAAACATAATTATAAATTACTCTCCTACTTTCTCCGCATGACTCAATAAGATATCCACATCTACATCGAGTGCTTTTGCAATTTCGCAAAGTTTCAAGAACGGTACTTTGACATTCTCTCTACTTCTATTTACCCATGCATAAACTGTATGCTTCTTTGCTCCTGATATATCCATAAGTTTCTCTAACTTGGTATCAAACACCCGACACTCCGGATACTTCGCAATCAAGAAACGTTCCAAATTATCCATGATTGTGTTTTTATCTGTATGCTCCCATTTCTCTTGAAGTTCAAGAACAATGTTAGCGTTTAATTTGTTATTCAATTTATATCCTCCAATTGGCTGTGCCATAATCGTTGTAACTCACTTACATATATTATAGCATAGCCTATGTAATTTGTCAAGATTCTGTCATAAACTCTCGGATTTCATCTATCGGCTTTCTATGTCCGCCAATGGGAAGAACATATGCAGTATAATTATCGTTCTCAAAAATGATACCATGCAAATTGTATCCATTTGTGGCAGTTTTCTGTGCGCCATGTGCATTGACCACTTCTCCATTGAAAAGCTCCATTGCCTCACGAATAAACTTTGCATCAAAACATGAAATGAAAGGGTTATAAAGTTTATTTACAACGGAATTTTCCAATATGTCTGTCGTTCTAAACTTGGAAGTAATGGTTGCTGCGGATACTCTATTATTCTCACACATGAAATACATGAGCGCATCTTGTTTTGCATCAGTTATGCTTATATACTCTTTTGCAACTGCCGCAAATTCCTTTGTATCAACGGAAAGTTCGTAATCAACAAGAGAAGGTGTAACCCTATCGATATCAACATACTGTCCTGCAAGCAACTTTACCGCATATACATAATCTTTTCCGATGAATGCGATTTGTGTGTTTTCTTTTTCCTTATTCGGTTTTCCGACAAAAACAGAGATATCATCTTTTCCCTTTGCATTTCCAATCTTCTTCAAACTGTCCGCAATCTTTCCAGGAATCGTGATATTCAATTCTTGGTTATGGAATTTCCATCCGAGCTTTTTAATTCCGTATCTATATGTGTCGCACGAAATACATCTACTATGCATTGCATCCACATTAAAACCAGAAAAGATAGGTGTGTTTGTATCAAGCGAAGCCAACATAGGTTTAAGCGCAATAAAGGTGTTTATTAAATCCCCCTCATTTGCGCTAAATGCGAGTGGCATATCCAGCGACGAAAATTTCGGGTATATATTCTTGCAATCCAACGCTTTAATTTCCGTTTTCTTCTTTGGCGTTCTGATAGAGATAATATCTTCGCTTGCCAACTCGACGGAAATCATTCCGCTCATGTTCGCAATTGCCTTTGTGATACTTTCCACATAGGCATATATCGTGCCGGTCTCATAATCCGTCGTTGATGCGCTAACCGATGCGAATTGCTCCAAATCCGTTGCAACAACGTGAAGGATTCCGTTTGGTTTTACAGAAAATTCAAGAGCGGACATAAATGATAGAAATGGCTTCTTGACCGTTACCGCCGATACTCGATTGATTATATTCTTTAATTCACTCGCTTCAATACTGAATCTCATTTTCTCATTCTACCTCAACAACTTTAATCATAACTTCTGCATACTGTACGCCAAAATTCAATGCTTCCTGGTGGTCATCAAAGTAAATATCAATCTTATTACCCTTGACCGCTTCGCCTCTGTCCTGTACTTCGTATTCATATCCGTTTATGTAAATTCCTGTTCCAAAAGGAAGTATATTTGTATCCGCTGCAACCGTCCAATTTTCCTTTGCATATCTTCCGGATGCTGTTACAACAATCATATTTCCGTTGGCATCTGTGGGGCGATTTTCTCCCCATTTTCCGCAACATTTAGTGCAAGGACAATATGCAGTCAACTTAAATTCTCCGATGCTTACAAACATTTCTTGAGGCTCTGTGATGGGCGTTTCCGACATCGGCACATCATTCGATTCGATTGATGTTTTGGGTTCTTCGCTTGAAACAAGAGATTCCACTGCTCCACTCACGGAATCCGCGAGGGATTCCGCAGATGTGTAATTCTCTATATCATCTATAGCATTGCTTTCCATGTTCGTTGCAAACACAATAATTGTGCAAGTGATAATCGCAATCACTGTCAAGAGTAGCGCAATGGCTATCTTATTGGAATTCTTGTTTATCATTCTTATAATTCTTTTCTTTTGCATTTTATTTTCCTCAAGATTCAAAGATGGAAGAATTCAAGATACAAAACGGACGAATACCGCCGCGATAGCCACAGCCACGCCAATCCAGAATACCGCCGGAGTTGACACAGCAAACGCAACGAGAATAATCGCGTTTAGGAGTGCTGAAAGGTGTGGCAGTATAATACCGCGCACCAGGATTATACTTATCCAAAATTTCCGCATTACGACGGATAAAGTCTAATGTCGGCAAGCTAATTTTTGACTTGAATTTTCCATAATCTTTCATTCCATCTAATGCAGTTAAGTCTGTTTCAAATTCAAGAATGTTTTCTTTTCCGATACTATTTTCCATCTTTAAAAGAATCTCATTGTTTAACCTGTCAAGAAGTTCGGTTGCTTCAGACAGATTGTTTGTTTCTCCAAATTCGCTATCGAAAAGAATGTTTTTAGCCAATACAGGCGTTTTCCCATTTTCCGAAGGGAATTTGATAAATTCAATATCCGCTATTGTAAATATGTCAAAATCTTTTACCTTAAAAGGAAGTTTATCCACTCCCAATATTTTATTTATGCTATGTTCCTGCTCCGATGTAATATCGTATTCTTTGCCGTTATATACTATTTTCATTTTTAATATTTTTCCTTTCTTTTCTCTCTTTCAAAATCTTCTGAAATTCCTTGTCGGTAAATGGTAAATACTACTTTTCGCATACTACAAATCCACATCCTTCATATAGTGGGAAACGTCGATGCCGTAGTAATTTGCCGCCCACACGATGCCCTCAATATACGCCTTTGCTTCTTCCGGTGTTTTGAACTCTTTAAGGACATTGGGCAAAGAGAAATTTCCATTTCCTCTTACCTTTGTTTTCTCCTGAAAGACTTCGACCTTGTTATATCCTTTTGCTTTGAGCAGTGTCGTTAAAACCCTTGCCATAATTAACCCCCGCAATAATGATTTTGTATTCGCTGGATTTTTCCTTAATCCAAACCTTTGCTTCTTTTCGTGCCTGTGTCAAAGAACGAGCATCAACACTAAACTGACCGACAGAAAAATCCTTTTCGTCAATCGGTGAGAGATAGTAGTGACAGCCGTCGCTATTCGTCCAGTAACTCTCTTACATTCGGACTTCCGGCGGGTTCTGATACTGTTTCAAAATCCGATTGAACTCCTTGTCGGTGTGGACTCTGACTTTCGGTGTACTGCCATCCTTACACATTTCATTGACAGAGGTAACAATCTGACCATTGACAACTTCTTGTGCAACATACTTGAACAAATCTTCCTTGCTGCTACACTCAACATAATCGTGCCAAGTGGCGGCATAGGTCAATCTGTAAATAGTTCCTTCAATTCTTCTTGCCATTTTTTATCTCCTTTTTAACTTGATATTCAATGCAAATATCATATCCGTTGTTCACCCAATACCAATCTTCAATGGTAATTCCTAAAAGATTTCCGACAACTACCGAAGATACTAAAGTGGTGTGGCTGTTATTTTCAATAGACAACTTGCAAAAATTGCTTTTGTCCTCATACTTATAAAGTATCTTGATTGGAATATCATTGTCGGAAAGAATTTCGTTGATTTTCCGGACTGGAATTATTGCCTTACGGATGCTATCTCTATCGTATTTTCTAAATTCTTTTAACATTACAACCTCACAACCTCTTTTCGCAACTTTATTTGATTGCTTTTTTGATTTGCAACCTTATTTAGTTGCTTTTGAAGGTGGATAAGTCGCAATAAGTTCAGGGCTTACAAACTGCCCGGTTTGCTCATGATAAATAACAATGATTTCCGAATGAACATTTTTTACCCAGCCGTTCAACGACCATTTGTATTTGCAATCAAAATAATAGCAGCCGTCGTTCTCGGTTTCTTTGAGAATCTGAAAATCAAATCGGTTCGTGTTTTCCTCGATGTTTTTGATTAGCCATCTTCTCGCATTTTCCAAACTATTCTTTTTCAAAGTTCCCATCTTCTTTACCTCTGCTTTATATTTCTTTGCAAGGTTCAAAGCTCTTTCATATTCCTCTCCGCCCTTGCTTCGGATGCCTCGGTTATGACCAGGAAAAATAATTATCAACCCTTCTCGATATCTATTTTCCATTGCCAACTGTGCGAGAAGTTCCGCATCGTTGATATCGTTTATATACTCATAGAGATATTCGCAATCTCCGTTATCTTTAACAAGACATACGCTACCACCAAACATATTTACCTCCTTATCTTCCAACCATTGTCGATGCAATCATACACATCAATCCTGCTTCGTTTGCGCTATTGGAATTATTGATGATACTTTCCATCGAATTGATAATCTCATTTCCGTTTCCATGCTGCTGCTTCTTCGGTTTAATCTTCACAAGTTCCGGCATATGAACGGTAATTCTTGCAACAAACTTTCCGACATAGTTTGTATCTCCACGTCTTGCGGCAATTCGATTTGCTTCCTCAACCGCCTTTTCTCCGTCAAGGGCGGAGAAATAACGCTCTTTGCTAATGTTGATATTATAATGATAATCAACCGATAGTGAAGTACCGCCGTGATTATGACCTAATCCAAAAGTATAAATGCAATATCTCGGCTCTGCAGTGGTTCTATAAAGCTCACCATCGACCAGGATATAATTGCTCATATCCGCTCTCAACTTCTTAATTACAGCATCTCTCGATGTGTCCTTGCCTTGTTCTCTATCCCACGAAAAGAAGAAATAAGTGCTACAATTTTCATGGCAATAAATCAAGTAATCTAATGCGGTGCTTACCTTTTTGCCTCGCTCCTGCAAATCAGAAATAATACTTACATTTGTTTTATCTTTCGTCCACAATTTGCCCTTGTAGAAATAAATATCTCCTGCTCCGCCGTAGCTATCATCTTCAAATGCAAGTTTTAATTCGCCCTTGTCAACCTCTTTGAGATTGGCTTCCACATAATCCTCGCACTCACGGTATCTTAACTTGCGGCATCTCGGTGTGGGAAGAAAAGATTCCTCATATTTAATCCATGTTCTGATTTTCATTTCCTTATCTCCTTATCCAATCCATAAGATTTTGTACTCTACCCTCAATCATGTAATATCCATCTCTCGACTCATCACATGGGGTAATCTGTGTAAACTCGCCGGTGCAATCTTTGTAATATACCTTTACCGCATTGTCGCTCTGAATTTCGATTTTAAAATTGGCTTCTTTTAACCATGCAATCGCATCTTCCATACTACCCACAATAACATATTTCGGGCTGTACAGCTTGCCGGCATTGCGGACGTAATATCTCTTTCGGTTAAATGTGATATATTGCTTTATGCCATCATCCATAATCTTTGCGGTCTTTTTATGTGTTCCATCGGTAACAACTAAATCGCCATAAGGCTGAATCCTTTTATTCCCACAATACGGAATCGTGTAATTCTTCAACTCTAAAATCTTAATCATCGTTGCTTCCTCCATTTATGCCTCATAATCAAATTCTTTAAATCCGCCGGAATCTTCAACATACCGTTTGCATCCCTCAATAGTGAATTCATCACCATAACCGCCACATCCCGATTCTTCGTCATACTCTCCGTAATTGTCGCAGCAATCGAACATAAGAATAATCATGTGTACCAGATGTTCAATAGAGGTTTTCGGCGTATATCCCTTTTTGCAAATCCAATCTGCAATGCGGTCACAATCACATTTCTTTTCTTCGGGTGTGTTTTGCTCATACGTCCATCTACCATAATTATCTACCATGTTCATCCTCCTTTGTGGTTGTTCAGATTTAGTTTCCAAGATTTTAAATAAACGATGCGGAACATCGGTTATTGTTGTAACTCATTTACTGTATATATTATAGCATACTTTTCTTGTTTTGTCAAGTGGTTTTTCAGATTTATTTATGGTTTTTTGAAAAAATTTATTTGCCTATCGTTTGATTTTTGCAAATAAATTATTTGTTGGTTGACAAACATTTTAAAGCGAGCTATCAATCTCATACATCATATTATTATGGTCAACAATAAAATCATTGTCGGGATATCGTTTTGCAATCGCCAGGTGTACCATAACCTCAATAGCTTCTTCAATGTTCCGATTATAGATTCCAACATCATCATAGTAATACTTTTGAAGTTTATTCGAAAGTCGAATATGGTCTCTATTCCAATCGCCGCTACGCTCAAAACCATCTACAATCGCTTTTGCTCCGGCGTATCCAATCGCTTCTTCAAGACTGGTTTTGCCATCATCTTTTACAAACTCTTTGGATAGAAAATCATAATGATTTACGTTTGCGCCGAAATTCAAACAGGCTTCTTCCATGCTATGACCTTGTACGACAATTATTCTATCTGTGTTCTTGTGGCTCAATCTATAACTATATACTTTCATTTTTAGCTCTCCTTATCAACTTCAAAACAAATAATGCCATCTTCTTCATAGATGTACTTAATGTCATAATCTCTTGCTTCTTCCTCGGTCAACTCAATTCTTTGCTCTTTATCATAGTCATAGTAGAAGTATTTTGCCGTAGATTGAAGTTCAACGTTATTCAATAAATCTCTTATCGTAATCATTTTTTTTGCCATCCTCCTATTAGTCTTTCTTATCGGTGATTTTGTCAAGCCACATTTTGGCGTTCTTAAAATCGCCTCTATTGAAATAGATGGTTGACATTGCCGTAATGATGGAATTGTCGCATACATCATAGTGGCAGCCAGGTGCGCAGGATTTGGGCAAATCAGCCTTTGCCTCATCTCCCTCAAACTCAAAGACGATGGTGTACTTCGTGTTGGTTTCCTTTACGGATTTGATATTTAATCCATCAAAGGTTCTCTCTTTTAAATACTCAAACATTGTTTTGCTCATGATGGGTTCTCCTTTTGTGTTTATTTATCTTACACCTATATTATATCATACTCCGCCGAGTATGTCAAGAGGTTTTTTGAAAAAAGTTGAAAAATTTCAAAAAAGTCAGTTAGCATAGGCTAACCAACTTTATGACTGTAAATATGCTTCGATGGCGGCTTTGATGATACTTGCCTGGGATTTACCTTCCCTCTCGCATTTTGCTTTGAATTGCTGTACCAAATCAATGGGAAGCATGGCTCTGACCGTCTCATATGTTTTATCGTTGTATTTGCGCTTTACCACGCTGCTTGTATGCGTTTTTCTATTTGGCTTGTTATCCATCATTGTCGTTCCTTATCTATACTTCTTTAAAATCTTCCTACATTCTGAAGGAGATTTACCGGTCATTTCTCTGCCGATTTTGTCACGTGTCTCTTTGTCGTGAACCGTGTTTGATGTGGTTAGCTTGTTATATACTCCATAAACGGCGTAAACGGTGCATATGCCGAGAATAATCAGAATGGGCATTTATATATCTCTCCTTGTGAAACGCTCTCAAACGGCTTTATTTTAGCCTATATGTACTCTATAATATTATATCATAGAATTGTGAATTTTTCAAGTGCTTTATCTTACTTTACCGATATAGAATTGAATCGGCTTTTTATCCTCAATGAGCCTTACAATCTCCGCCTCATTACGCATATCGGGATACTCCATAACTCTTGAATAAGACAAACCGCCCTCACCATAAAGCAATTTATAAAACACTTTGTCAAATTCTTCAAGTGTCATGGTTTTACGCTCCGGTTTGTACAACTCAATACCGATGCAATACTCCGCCGACGAATAGCGTTTAGAGAGAAAATCCGCATATGTTTCTGCTCGCTTCAACATTCTCAAAAGATGCTCGCCATAATCATACATCGTTGCATATCGGCTGCCAATCTTCAAATCAAATCCATTAGACTCTTTATGCGGCTTTGAATTCTCTTTGAAATGCTCCGCATATTTGATGAAGTCCTCAACGGTATAAATCTTTGCATGGAATTCATGGCGATCTCGCCCGGAATTATCGTTATTACATCCGCTCAAATCAAAATGAATAATTCTCCCATCGGAAAGTTTTACAATCTTTGTTTCAAAAATAATTGAATAACTCATCGCTATCTCCCTTTTGTTAATCGTTGGTTTCTTCAACAATTTCACCTTGTTTATATCCTTCTTTGATTCTTTCCAAAATATGTTCCTGGGAACACTCATCTAAATCTTCAAACCTAACGGTTTTACCGTCCAGGGTGATATCAAAATCAACTACCCACCATCCGGTTTTGGTCATATTATTTTACCTCCTCGATATGCTCCGTAAAGCCTGCAACTTCAAAGTAGCTCATAATCCCATCCTCTCTTAATCGCTTCCGCTTGCGCTAATATCTTGCCTTCTGATTTGTTGAATGCCATAACGGAAATAACTCCGCCCTTAAACTTGAATGAAAATTTTGTCAACTTCATTTTTAACTCCTTGCTTTGATAATGAAATGCCGTTTTTATTATCGTTAATATATCCGCTTGATACGTTCCGCATATACCGCATATAAACCACGACTAAACGAAATGATATCCTGCTTTGTATTTTGCTTTGTCAAGTCGATTCTACTATTGACCGAGTGGCAAGGTTTATCATACCATAACTCACTTGAAATAGTGCCTTCTACCTCGACAACATCCTCGCCGTGTTTTATCGGGATATCAACAACAACGTGTTTGCCCTTTGTCATATCCGCATATGCAACACCATGCGGATTTACGCCTTTTTAACCTCATCCAGATATGACATATTAGATTCCTTTCTCTATCCAATCAAATGCTGCCGAGTAATTATGGTTTCTTATCAAAAGCAACAAGTGATGATAATTTTCTGATTCAAGTTCTTTTTCTATTCTATCTCTATGCTCCATCTCTCCATGAGTCCATGAGTATCTATGAGATTGAATTTTTCGCTTTAATTCTTTACGTGTCATTATGAAAACAGCTCGATATAATCGGTGATAGCATCCGCCAAACTTTCATAATCGCTATCTTTGGGAAGAACGTGTGTATACATTTTTTCAAAACGCCACAATCCATCTCTATCGATACTCTGATACCACAGAGGCGCATTTGCGCTACATCTTACCGCCTGGAAGTAATTGCAAAAAGGAAGAAATGCGCTGTCAACTTTTCCTTCTTTGAAATTGATAACTTCAAGCATTACTCCATCATGTTCGCAATAACTCTTGATTCTATTTCCGTTTGCAAGTACAATATAAATGCAATTTCCAATCGGCTTTAAATTGACCGGCTTTGCGATATACTCTACGATCTTGTTAATATACTTGATATTTTCCATTGCTACATCTGCTCCCTCTGTTCCATCATTAAATCTGCCAAAAATACATTTTTCAAAGCATTGATCTGAAAAATACTATAAATATCTACAAATCCATTATTCGTTTCAACTTCCCAGTCCGGCTCGTCTGCATCACTATTCCAATACAAAGGACGTGTTACTATTGCTTTAATAAAATTCATTTTGTTATGGGCATTTATGATTCCGATATAAATGTTATCTCCAACCTTAAGCTCTTTAATTTTAGAAAATTCCATCTGTTCGTAAATCATAATATCCTCCGTCTAAAATCACTCTTTAATGTCAGTATCAATAATTTCCTTCACGATATGTTCATAGGTAAAATGATACTGTTCTTTTCTTTTAATTCTAATAGATTTACCATTGCTCAAATGAATTACAGTTTTTTCTATATGGCAATCACCACTACAAGAATTAAATTCGCTTTCATATCCATAAGATTCGATTTTGGCAATATTGCCACTTGCACAACAATGAGCTGTTAGTTTTCTGTATTCTCTCTTGAAATAGATAGGGAAACATAAGATATTCCCATTAAAACCGCCCCAATCCATATCTTCCGACCAACTCTTAATATTCTTTACGATATTTCCATTACCAATTAGAATTTCATATAATCTTCTAATGGGATTCTTAATATCATTTAGATATTTCCAAGCGGACAAAATCGGCTCGTCATAATACGCATCAAAGGATACATTCTGCAAAGGATTTCTAAAAAAGATTCCCTTCTCTTCTCCCTCTTCTGTGCTAATAATATATCCCTTATAGTTTATCACTCTATTTTTCATATATCGTTACCTTTATGCTATGGTGTAATAGTATCCGCGCATAGTCTGCAACTTTTCCTCAAGCGGTCTCTTATCGTCTACAAACTCCATGAATTTGTCAAACGGTACGGCATCGATGATTCTTGCATATTGTGTTCTCATCGGGAATTTTTCAAATTCCCTTTGGAAGTTTGTTTTATCTCTCGCCGCCATTTCTTTGATACGTTTCATATCTTCCGCAGGAACATATGATTCTTTTACTCTCCATCGGATGTTTCCAGCGTTTGAGATATGGGCAATCACCTTATAATCGCCGTTTTCCTCTACCGCTTTATTGCATACCGTTGTGCCATTGCCCAGGCAGCCAAACCATAATTCAAAATTTTTCATGCTTTTCTCCGTTTTTCTTTCCTAATTCATAGGTTGTTTTCTTCATCTTTTCCGCCTCACTTTGTAACGTACCATGCAATAAATTTGTGTTCTTTGCCATCCTGACTATTCCATAGCGTGTAATGCGCTGGATGATGTTTTCGGATATATCGGTTTTTATTTTCCGATTCGCAAAACCGTTTTGCCTCATCTTCAGTTTCGCAAAATTTGAATGTTTTTCTATATCGTGCCATGTCGTTCTCCTTATGCCGCAAATTTATCGTTGTAGCTTCTGATTGATTCCCGGCAAGCCTCATAAAACGCTTCGCAATTATCGTAGCTCTCAATTGAAGAAATAAAGCCATCGATGAGCATATCAAGATAATCCATCATGTCCGCTTTGGTTTTGCATCCTTCTTCGTATAAATCGTATCCATCAAAATGTACTACAAATCTGAATTTCTTGTATTTGGTTTTCTCGTCGTTGATAATCTTTCCATACACAAGATAGCAATAATTCGATACCTTGTCATTATGCTGTTCAAAGATGTTTTGTCTTTTGGTGATTTTGATTTCCATGACTTCCTCCTTATGATCTCGCTGCCGCTATCATTTGCGCTCTGGGTGTTGCGATTGAATAGGTTGCTTCTCCGTTGCTAAATCTACCTGTACAAACCACAACGTTATACCCCCTTGCCTCAAGACTCATCAACCATTTGCGGATTTTGTTCTTTTCCGCATCGGCTTTTCTCAACGCCTGGCTTCTGAACATATCGAAATAATAATGTGCATCCTCATTGTCAATGCAATATCTCGACGATTTATCAAGGTCGAATGTATTTCCGTATCTTTCCTCAACATAGAATTGAAAACCGTCATAATGACCGGAAATTACGCTAACATCATGGAATGCCAAGCCTTTGGTGAATTCTTCCGCAAGCTCCGCAGCATCGTCAAATTCTTCGCTTTGATAGATGTAATAAAGCTCGTCGCTGAATTCCTCATCAAATTCTCTTTCATATTCTTCTGCCATCTGACCGTAGGTTCTACCGCAAATCATCGGCATATCAAATTCCATTCTTCTAAAATTAGCGCATCCCATTTTCAAATTCTCCTTTTCTTTGTGGTTGTTTAGATTTAGCTTTCGATGTAAATTAATCACATCAACTCGTAAAGCACTTCGGTGAGCATATTGTTCCAATCACTATCGGTGATCTTGAATGTGACCTTTGCACATTCAGCCTTCATAACAGCCTTGATTTCATCAAGGGTGGAATCCTTATTTACCTTTGCAAGTGTGTTCATTACGATGGTTTTCATTTTTAATACCTCTTGTTGTTTATTGTAACTCATTTACTATACACATTATATCACGTTCGCTCTGATTTGTCAAGAGGTTTTTCAGATTTATTTTTTTATCTTTTGAAAAACTTCCATTCCTTTGAATATCAATGCGGTTATTCCGATAATCGCCATGCAAATCAAAAATCCGGTTGACATTGATATTGTGTTATGCTCTATTCCACCGACAATGCCCAACACCAAAAAGATATTGAATGTGACTATAATTCCACCGATAATTTCCATCTTTACATCTCCTTTTAATACTCTTTGCTATACTTTACGATTTCGCCCGGTGTCATGCTCAATTTATCATACATCACATTGATATATTCATCTTTGGGCATATGCTGGCGCATCCAATCAAGGGAGGCTCTGAACAATTCCTCAAGGCGTTCAATGCTTTTTTCAAATCCGTATGCGCTGTTAAACTCCATAACTTCATCGGCTCTGACCGTTTCGCCAACGCTCAAAAGGTATTCAACGGTTTCATATTGTTCATTCCTTAATGCTCCCATAATCAAGGAATGATATTTTCCGCATCCGTAATATCTCGCATCCTTTTGTCCGCCGTTCTCATAATACGCTTTGAGATTTTCAATCTCTCCGCTGCAAGCGTATTCCCATATCTCGTTGACGTTTTCCATGTTCAAAACTTCCATCTTATACTCCCATCCTTTCGGCGTATTCGTTTATTTGTTCTTCGGTCAACCATTCCGGCTTTTCGGGTACGATGTTGTAAAGCTCGCGCATCTTTGCGATATGATCTTTCGGATTCCCTGCCCATAGGTGTTTATCACATCTTCCGCCGTATCCGAGATAGTATTCACAATCCTGCTTGCATCGGCTCAAAAGTCTATATTCAAATTCAAAATGGTTTTCATCAATAACCATAAAACTATTATAAAGGCTTTGATTGATTTTCACTTTATAATCTTTTGTCATGTGATGATTCTTCCCTCTCACATTATAAAAGGTTTTTATATATTCGATGGTTTCCGCATTCAAATCTTCCGCATTTACGTTTCCGATAAATCCAATCACAATAGGATCTTCGCTAACCTTATGAAATTTTCCTGCGATATTCATTCTCTTTTCAAAAGCCCCATATCTTTGCATTTTACTTTTCCTCCTTGATGTACTTTTCAATCTTCCGCATAATCGGGTCGTAACCGGATTTCGTTTCTTTTCATCTTATATATCCTCATTTACCAATGCAAAACCGAGAAGATGATTGACCGTCTTTGCATCCATAGCATAAAATCTTCCGCGTCGTGCCATGCCTTGCTGCCTATAAATTTCCGTTCCGTATACTCTTTTTTGTGCATTGCTATAATGCAATTGATAAATACGGCTAAATGTTACGATGTATTTTCCGCTTTCGTAGAGCTTTTCCGCTTCCTCTTTGGTTAACTCAACGCTTCCGATTTTAATGATTTCCATGTGATGTTCCTCCGTTGCTTTCCTTATTACACCTATATTATATCATACTCTGCCGAGTATGTCAAGGTGGTTTTGTAAAAGTTTTTTGAAATTTTCAGAATTATTTTTCAACATTCGCCTTCACATATTCCGCATGATCTTTATGAATTCTTCCGCCGAGATAATCCGCCTTGATGGATTCGTAGAGCCTGGAAAAGAATTTTTCCGCCACGTTGACCATCTTTTCCGCCGTTCCGCTTGATTTCCGGAATGCTGCCTTATTGCTTCCATACGCCATATATTTATTATCGGGAATAGTCAAATAGTAATTACGCCATGCCTCCATCGTCATGCTTTCGGGAAGGTTATCTTCCGATATATTAAATCTATCGGGCAATTCCAAACGAAGGCAAACCATCATCATATCGTTTCCGCATCTTCCATTCGGTGAGATGTGACAATCAATTGTGATACTATTTCCGAGGCATTTATAAAGCTCTACCGCGCAATGCCCATTCGGGAAGTGTTTCATGTATGCCTTGATGATTTCCGCTCTAAATTCCGCAAACTTCATTTTGATATCTTCCTTTCATACTCTTTGATATTGATTCAATGTTACTATGTGATATGTTGTTCCGTAAAGCCTAAAGCCATATCGGATGTGTTGATGTTGCTTTGACCGTTGCATCCGTTGATACTCATTCAAAATGAGCTTTGCGCATTCCGATAATGTCTTGTAATTTTCCGTTCCTGGTTCGGTGAAATTCCTTTCGGCAAGTGCTAAATCAAATCTATTCTTGATATCTTCCATTCGTTCCTGGCGTGTCATTGCATTTTTCCTTCCTAATCTATATAGCGGCTTCGGACGCTCCATCGGCTGCATTAAATCCGCCTTTTCGTTTCGCCTCCCTTTCGGCGGATTCCGTCTGCATTTTATTTTGTGTATTATGCGCTTTTCTTTGTGAATTCTTCCATGTATTCGTCGGTGTTGACCGTTTCGGAGAGCTTACAAAGTACATTGTACTTTTTGGAATTTTCCGGACTTCCGAGGACTTCTGATTTTTCCCTTCCGCTTGAATGATAACATCCGCTTGTCGAAGGTTTCCAATGTGTGATATAAAGCATCGGGATATATCGACCCGTTTCCACATTCCACTTGCATCCCCATTCGTTGGTTTTCGTTTCAAATTCTTTATTGTATTCGATTTTGAATTCGATGATATCGCCGTTTTCCATCTTGATTTTCTTTGTCAAGGTCTTTTCGTTCCATACCGCGAAACATTTCAAATCAAATTGAAAACCGTTTTTCGCCTGGGCGTTCCACTTGTTGAATTGTTCTCTTGTAATCTTTGCCATCTCAAATTTCCTCCATATAAATCGTGACTTTTTCTTTTCCGTTTTCGGTTGCTTCGATGTGATAATGATGATATGTGTATTCAATTCCGTTTACCTTGATATAGGTACTGAAATATCGGTTGCTGATTTCCATTCGGTTTCGTTTCGCCCATTCCGCGATTTTGTGGGATGGCGTGAAATTTTTTCCGCATTCCTGGATGAATTCAAAAGATATTTGCTTTTTCATTGCTTTTCCTTCGCTTCCTTGCAATAGGTTCTAATATATCTTCTATATGTTGCCATCGCTTTTTTCTTTTCGCTAATCGGATATACCGCTTTTCTGAAAGGATATCCGACAAGGCTTTCCTTCTCGTTGACAATCGGGCAAACACTAACAACATAGATATTATTAGAATATCCTTCCGCTATTTCGATTTCGCAATAATTGCCGTTTCCCTTATAACTTTCAATACAAACCGTCATTTTTTTTATCTTCCTCCATTCTTTCGATAAACCATGCATAATATTTGCCATCGTCTATTTCCTCAATCGCCCAATAGTATGACCAATCGGATGATGTGGGATGTGTGACCTTTTCTTTCGGGAGGTTGTGTTCCATTGCATTGCTTTGGCAATAGTACCCATTCGCCACGCATTCCACAACTTCCTCCGCTGCCCATTCATAACCGTTTCGGGTAAGATGTTCGGCAAAGATCCTTGATGCCTTTTCAATGCTTTTCGCCTTGATACATTTATCAATGTCAATTCGTTTCATGGTTTAACCTCTTTTCATTGTTCGCTTGCATCGTCGCGGACTTGTAACCGCCTTCGGTTGCATTACCGCCCATTTCGGGCGTTACTCTGCATTAGATGAAATACATTTGACCATCGATTTCAAGAGCAATTGCATCTTGATTCAATTCGGTTTTGATTGCTTCGCATTTGTCAATTACAACATCGATTTCGTCAAGGCTTTCGGCATAGGCAAATACCATCTTTGTATTCTCTTTTTCAAGTCCTCTTTCATCGGATACCCAATAACCAATAGCATCGGTAGATGTTGCACCCCCGAAAAGGTTCGCCAATGTGTGCGCCATATCATCAACATATTTTGTATTATCGATTTCGTGCGCGCCGTTTTCGTCGTTCTTTGTCACTGGCACATATACCGTGACTTTGTGGGAAAGAACAAATAAATTTTCAAGTCTTGCATTTTTAATCATTGCGTTTACCTCTCTTTTTGTTGTTCAGATTTAGTTATTGACTTTTGAATGATGGCGGATTTTGTTTTGATCCGCCCTTCATCGTGACACCATTATAGCATACTCTGCTGAGTATGTCAAGAGGTTTTGCAAAAGTTTTTTTGAAATTTTTGTGATTTGTGATTTTTGCACAATACCAAGCCTTGCAAATGGTAGATGGATATGGGTATTTTGTGAATAGTGTATAAAAACCTGGATTTTGCGGAATATCGCCATAAATGGTTAGCATATGCTAACTTATAACCTGGGCATACATGGTTAGCATTGACTAACTATATGATGTGGTATGTTCTGAATGATTATATTTTCTATAAATCCGATAAAATCCGATGATGTGGAGACTGATAACCGTTTAGTTAGCATAGGCTAACTCATACCGAAAATCATGCCGAAAATCAAAAAGCGGAACAATGATGTTATATATATAATAATTATATACAATAGGGAAATACCTATATTATAGGCGTTTATAACTCTATTTTTTGTACTTTTATAGACTTGTGGCATATATGGGGATATATTTACATTTCGAGACTTTCGAGAACCGGAACAAAAGCCGGAATGTGATCACCTTCACTCTCAAAAAAAATTTTTTCTGCCAAAAATCTATAAATAAAAAAATCCCATGCCAAAATTAAATCACGAAAGTTTCGATGTTTGCCGAAAATTATCGATTCTAACCTATAACTCCGAAAGTTTCGCAATTTACCGAAGTTAAAAAATTATTCCCGAAATAACTCAAAAACAAAATTAAATCACGAAAGTTTCGATATTTATATTTAGATTTTTCGGTAAAAACTTTAATGTTGAACAACTTTGTTTGATAGTCCGCAAAAATAAAGAATTTGAAAAATTCAAATCACGAAAGTTTCGATATTCGCAAAATAACTTCCTTTTTAATTGTAAATAAATGTAGAAAATACGTTTGTGCATATTATAATTTCGGAAATATAAACACTGGTAAACATTTTGGAAGTACATTCCGAAAATTTGTAATAACGCGATAATAGGTCGTATGAGCTTGTTGCCGATATGATATCTTGCACCAAGCTCATCGGTATTAATTTATACTTATAAGACTAAAATACTATAAGATGTTCGTATAAATTAATACTTAATATAAGACTGTCTTAAATTAAGACTATATGTAAGACAGTCTTAATTATTATATATATATTATATGCTATAGTGATAAACCGTATTTGCTCTGTTGCTAAGAGCTTTACGTGGTTTAACAAAAAAAATATAACTATTTCTGAAAAACCACTTGACAAATATTCTTAACCGTGATATAATGTGTGCAGGATTAGAAAACTGTATTAACAGGCGGACTAAAAACATCATAGAAGAAAGGAGGATATATACACATATGCAAGGCGAGAACTCATATACAAATTTAGATAGAACATTATCAAAGCCACCAAAGGGGTACACGAATAATGATTGGCAGCGCGATTTCATGAAATTGAAAAAGCAGGCACAATTAGAATCGGCACTTCCCGACCCAAATTTATCTTGTGGTTTGGAAACTTCATACGAAGCTTTTATTAATAGTGTTTTATATCTTATTAGACATGGTGAGATAGATTACTGTTATTACATATATCAGATTGTGGATTTATTGAAGTACGAGAAAAATCTACAATCACGATGGCTTGAAAAAGAACAACAATTTAGAGTGTGGCTGTAAAAAGCCTTTTACTTAAAAACTTAAAACTAAATCTGAACAAGAGAGAAAACGAGAGATTTTATATTACAAGATTGGAGGTAGAGCATGGAACAAAAAAGTTGTCACAAATTAATTTATAAACTTTCGAGCAAACAACTTAAAATAGCCAATTGGAATCTTACTCTCCCTCTGAAAACTGCTATGCGCGATTGCCCGGATTGCATAGTGGCATTGAACGACAGCCAATGTTTACGCTTCATTGATGAAATCAATAACCAGAACGACATCAATGATGCTGTAAGATGTATTCAGAGAAAGATTAGAGACACAAAGAAAAAACCAAAAACAAGAGAAACAAAAATGCTGATTAACAAGTATTACGATAATTTGTATAATCTGCAGTTCCAAAAAGATTATGTTTGTGTAATCATGGAGAACAACGCCGATTATGATAGAGCAAATGACGGGTTCTCAATCAACTTCGGTCAAATTGATGGAAAGAGTTGCATTATCCGATATCGTAGATTTCTCGGCACAAATGGCGGCATTAAAAACTCCACGATTGTTTACGTAAACGAAGAAATATATCCTGAGTTAAAAAAGCGACTTGATAATGGGCGTAATATAGAAAAAGAGCTTGTACCAGCCAAACTCGAAGCATACCAAGCACTTATCTGCTCTGGTTCCGTCCCTATACCAGAGCCAAACGGTATTATTGTTGTGAATGATTGCATTACCCGCTTTAAAGAAGATATCATTCTTCTCAATGATGAAAATAGTGATGAGCCGATTATGAGTTATGAAAACGATTTTGAAATCGAACACAATGACTCTGATGGCTACGGCTTAATGCTCCCCTCTTATTCCAGAAAGGTTAATGAGTATTTAACTGGTGATGGCGAACATACTATTGCCGGTATGAATACACGATATGCATGGACTAAGGGGATGGTATATACATTTGACTTTTTGGAGTTTGCGGAAAAGGTCGCAGGGACTTATGAGATAACAGATGCGTGGGGCGACAAGAGGGATATAAGAAACGCTGAAGTTATTCTTACTGTATCAATGTTGAAGCTCTGGGATAGCTATGATAGCTGGGAGGACTTTTATCGTAATTGCCAAGAAAATCATTATCAGTTCTCCACACCCAAAACTACACCTAACAAATTAGAGGGTGTTAGAGACACCAATTACCAATTTTTACAGAGTTATCATTTTACTGACGAAGAACTATACGAACTTTGCCAACCGACCATTGATGAGATTAAGGATATTCTGGGTATGGACTACCGCAAGAGTATTGTGTTTCTTGCTGGTTTCGGCTTAAACGAAAAAAACGCCTTTGGCGATAATATAGATTACTGCGTAAAAGCTCTCATGGCAGATAAGCGTATGATTAATGACCCGCACATTCGTCACAAAATCTGGAATATGATTCGTAAGCGTATTGAAATGGGTGAGAGGGGCGCAATTCGTATCAATGCAAATTTTGCAATGATTAGCGGAGACCCTTATGCATTGGCACAGAGTATGTTCGGACTTGAAATCACAGGATTGCTAAAAGCGGGAGAGGTATATCACAAATATTGGATTGACCGATCCGCCGAAGAAATTGCTTGTTTTCGTGCGCCAATGACGTGTCATAACAATATCCGCAGAATGAGGCTTGCAAATAACGAGGACACTCGCTATTGGTATCAGTATATCACCACCGCTCTTATTTTCAATGCTTTTGATACTGCTTGTGACGCTATGAACGGAGCTGATAAAGACGGTGATACAAATATGTGTACCGACAACCCCGTTATTTTACATAATACACAAAACCTGAAAACAATTATGTGTGTACAGCGAAAAGCGGATAAGAAAATTCCAAGCGAAGATGATATCATACAAGCAAACAAACTTGCATTTAACGACGATATCGGAACAGTAACAAATCATATCACCGGAATGTTTGAGGTTCAAGCAGGATTTGAACCTGGGACAATAGAATATGAGACACTTGGTTATCGCATTATGTGCGGACAGCTTTATCAGCAAAACACAATTGATAGAGCGAAAGGCGTTATCGCAAAATCAATGCCAAGCTATTGGTATAGTTATCGAGACAATAAAATCAAGGACACCGATGACGAGGATGCAATCAAAAGAAAAGAATTTAATAAGTCTATTGTGGCTGCTAATAAGCCGTATTTTATGACTTATGTGTATCCAAGCCTTAAAACTCAAAATAATCTCTACCAAAAAAGCAACAATCAAGGTGTAGCCAGAAGATTCTGGGAATACGGTATTTACACAATTCAAGAGCTTGAAGCATATCAGGATAAGACCGAAGAAATGATTGAGTATTTGGATTATTATTATAAACTCAAACCTGTTGGAACAAATGCCTGTATCGTCAATAGAATATGCTGGTTGTTTGAGCAGACATTTAAAGGGTATTTGTCAAAGAAGTGTGAGCAGCCTACTTTTGATTGCTCTATATTGAAAAGTGACGCGGAATATAGTAAACACGACTTTAACAAGGTTTATGCAATATACAAGGAATACCTTCAGAAGTTAGAACTATTCAAAAAGAAAAGTGAGAACCAAAAGGTAGATATTTATGACCTCTGGATGGAAAGAGATGTTTGTTCCAAGTGGTTCAAAAGCGAATGCGAAAAAATTTGTTCCAACGAAGATGAATTATGTAATATTGTTATTGATATGCTTTATCACACTGAGAATTCCAAACAGTTTGCGTGGGATGTTAGTGGGAATGTTATTATAAAAAATTTACTTAGGAACTCTGGCGGGCAGATTCAGTTCCCGGAGCAGACAGACGATGTTGGCGATTTCCAATATTGCGGAATCGACTTCGTTATGAAAACCAAAACATTAGGAGGTGAGATTGATGATTATTCTTAACGAAAAAGAATTTGCCGAAAATTGTATTAACAATGGGCAGATTGTAGGAAAGCCGTTTTCCACACTTTCGATTCTGGCAAAATATTATTATCATCACCTTGGATATCGAAAGAAGAAAATAACTTCCCTGCTAATTGATTTTATGGAGAAAAACTATCCACACTACGAAAACAATAAACTCGATTGGGATGCCAATATTGAACGTATAGCGAGCAACGCTGGGAAATACACATTATACCAAATAGACGGTGTATGGATTACTCAATCTGAGCTTGATACCATAACGGGTATCCACAATAAAGTTCTTGAACGATTGATTTTCACATTCTTGTGTCTTGCTAAACTTGGAAATATTAAAAATGCACAAAACAACGGATGGGTTAACGTTGGCGACAAAGAGATTTTCACTTTGGCTCGCATTACTTGCAACTTACAAGACCGCGACATTAAGATTGGAAAATTGCGCAAACTGGGTCTATTGGAATTGCCAAAACGAAATGATAATTTAAGTTGTCGAGTTACATTTGTCGATGACGAGAGCGAAAAAGTATTTCAAGTTTATGACTTCCGTGAGCTTGGATATGAGTATCTAAAATACAAAGGAGAAAATTATATTCGTTGCAGCGAATGCGATATCTTAACCAAGGGCAACAAAAATGGTACGAAGAAATACTGTTCTTCCTGCACACAATATTCTCCGCAAGAAATAAAAACCATCAAATGCGTAGATTGTGGTTATGAATTTCAAGTGGACTCCAAGAACAATCGTACTTGTAGATGTGTGAGTTGTCAACGAGAATTTGTAAAGGCATATGATAGAGAGCGAAAGAAAAATAAAAATTCCGTTTAACAATTTTTAGATGAATTTTATTTTACCCCCTCTTAGCCCCGAAACTTTCGAGGCTTAAAACTGAATCTGAAAAACCTGTTTTTTCGTATAATAGAGGGATATATACCCTCTGCTTTCATTTCTTTATCTTTCTCTTTTCTTTGTGGTGCGCTGGCATGGCAACTGCTGTGCCAGCCGCAAATCTCATTGAAAAGTTTAAATAAATAGTTTAATTAAAACAAAAGGAGTAAATAGTTGTGATTACATTAAAGAAAAGTTTTGAAGTGCAGAATTATTTGAAAAAGTTATCTGATGAAATCATTGTGATTCTTGGCTATCCCGCTAACATCACCATTGTTACACAGGAGCATATGCGTAAGAAAGCATTTGCCGAAGCAGAGGATGAAACAATCGTAAAGCCAAAGATGACCGATTGTGCATCCAATGTTGGAGAGCTTATTGATTTTGCTTGTTATCTTCAGGATGAGTCCGAGAAGTTGACTATTGCTATCAACAAGGCAAAAACCGCAAATGGTCATGATTTTGATGGCATGATTGCAGTTAATAATCGTAAGAGAATGCTTCTTAATAGATTAGTCGCTATGGCTAACATTAAGGCGTCCGAAACCATTACAACTGGTAAGGCTACCAAGTTTAACGGTGAGGGTAATCAGACCGTATATTGTTACGACATCAAAGAAGTAACTACAATTGATTTCGACAGAAATAAAGTTAAGGCAATCGCAAATCGCCTTCGTAAAGAACTTGATGATACATCGACCAAGATTGATGTTATGCAGCTTGAAACAATGGTTGAGTACGAAACCGAACTCGACATTGGCGACAACCTTGAGGATGCGATTGAAAAATGGAAAGTATCTAAAAATTAAAAATATTATGTGGCTATGAGGAATCATCCTTCTACGTTCAATTGGTTTTGAAGAAATAAACATTGATTCCTCAATTTCCACGATTAACCGCTATATAGAGAACTGAAACAGATTGTTGATTTCAATCGCTTCGTGTGCAGATGAAGTGTAATGCTGCATAGCCAAAGGTATGCTTAATATCTTCTCGTAAATGTTTTACATTTAATGCTGATACATAAATTCTACTAATAGTAAGTTTAGATGATATGATTTGATTATGGGGTGTCAAATATTCAAAAAAAAGGTTCGTTCAGCGAAAAGCAAGTGCATTCTTCTAACATCAAGCTATCCAACAACCACTATTACCACAATACATCAATTCTCTATATCAACCATCGTTGCAACCATCGTTTTCTGATTTAATTAAAATTTTTAATGATTTTGAAAAAAAAGAATAGTTTTTTCAACAATGATTTTCTTTTTATAACACGCTTATGCGTTTAACAGATAAATTGGTTGGATTGATATGATGTTTTAGTTTTCTATATAGCGGTTAATTTACGGGTAGGTATGCAAGTGGTTCAAAGCGGGCGGTCTGTAAAACCGTTGCCTTACGGCTTCGTAGGTTCAAATCCTACCCTACCCACCACAAATATATGGCTCATTGGTATAAAGGCTATTACATCGGACTGTCTCTCCGAAGATATGGGTTCGATTCCCTTATGAGTCGCCAACAGCCAGGGTCGGTATGCCGACAAGACAACATACATGAGATGTTGTCAACCGATGATGACTATTGCTTGGTCGAGGAAGTGATAGCGTAGGGTTTGGCAAAAATGGTTAGTGTTGAACCAATTCTCGAATAGGAGAAATCTGAAAGAAAAGCATTATAAGATATGTTCGCATATCTCTATATTCTCTGTTAGCTCAATCGGTAGAGCAACTGGCTGTTAACCAGTGGGTAGTAGGTTCGATGCCTACACAGAGAGCCAAATGGTGGCATCGTCTAAACGGTATAGGACACGACCCTTTCAAGGTCGTAATATGGGTTCAATTCCCGTTGCCATCACCAATCATTGCGAAAAGCAAACCCTCTCACGAGGTAAACATTCGGGTTATAGCGAATGTTATATGCTGGCGTGGCTCAATGGCAGAGCAGCTGACTTGTAATCAGCAGGTTGTAGGTTCGACTCCTATCGCCAGCTCCAAACAGAACCCGACACGCCTCTCAACGATGCACAACCAGTCGGGTCGTTAATTTAAAAGCAAAGGATGGTATAAACCATTTGAAAGAGATTACAAGAGAAGAAATGGATTTACTTCTTAAAGAAAAAATTTTGACATCAACTGAAAGAGGCGTAATCGATAAAAATGGTTCTCTTGTCAGTTACACCAAAACCAAGCACAGGAGATACATCATGGATGAATATGCTGATATAGCTCATAATTTAGTGCGAGGTTCATATGGCGAAGAAAAAATTAAAAACTAATGGAATTCATTTTATTGGAAAGGCATCGGAAGATGTTACCGGCTCACAGTATTTAATAAGATATGGTGACACACAGTGTTTATTAGAGTGTGGATTGCATCAATCGCAGAGTAATGATTATTTGGACTCATATAAAATAAACACGGAGAAATTTAAGTTCAAACCTTCTGAAATCGATTATGTATTTGTTGCCCATCCACATATTGACCATTGCGGTCTTTTGCCAAGACTTGTAAAACATGGCTTTAGAGGTAGAATTATTGCAACCGAAAATACTGCAAAAATTATGAAGCCTCTATTGTTGAATTCATGCGCAATTGTTCAAGATGAAGCAAGGGTTTTATCAAAGCGTTATAAACGTGATTATCAGCCATTATACGACGAAGATGATGTGTATGAAACTTTTAGGCTAATTGATACATATAGAGAATATAACAAGGTTTTTAAGTTGAATAACAATTTGAGTTTTCAGTTGCTTAACAACTCTCATTGTGTTGGAGCTGCACAAATACAATTAATCTTATCCGACGGAAATCAAAAGAAGCGTGTTCTTTATACATCAGACATCGGTTCGTTAAAAACCGAAAATCATTATGTTCCTAATACTGAAATCCCATCGATGTTTAACGATGTGGTTATTATGGAGTCAACATATGGAGATTCATCAAGAATATCAAAGAAAACCAGAGAGTTTGACATCTCTCGTTTGAAATGCGCTATTGAAACAACGCTTGAAAGAAAAGGAACTGTAATTTTACCCTGTTTTAGTTTTAGTAGAACACAAGAATTACTGACTACTATTTTTGATATTTTTGGTGGTGATAAAGATTTTGTCACCCCTATTTTTGTTGATTCTAAATTAAGTTGTGATATTAGCAATCTTTATTCAAGTTTGCTCACAAAAGCTGATTTGAAAAAATGGCAAGAAGTATGTTCGTGGGAAAATGTCAAGTTTGTATCCGACAAAACCGAATCTACGGGGGTCGTTGCAAATCCTATCCCAAAGATTATTATTTCATCTTCTGGATTCTGTACTAATGGTCGAATTGTAAGTTATCTCAAACGATACCTCAAAGATGTAAATAGTACAATTATTTTTTCTGGATATACAGGAGACAACCCATCATATTTGTCTTATCGAATCAAAAATTATCGAGAGCATAAATTTATCTCTATTAACAAAGAGAAAATTTCAAATAGAGCGGATTGCATTACCTTATCTACATTTAGTAGTCATGCAAGTAATGCAGACCTTGTGAAATATGGTAGTTCTTTAAACACGAATAAAATTGTTCTTGTTCACGGCTCTGATAAGAGCAAACATTGCCTTGTTAAACAACTTTCTAATGCTATCTCAAAGAATGATAAAACATATAAAGTTGTAAGCGCATATCGAGGTTTAATTATCAATCTTTAAGGAGAAAGAGAAATGGAAGACAAGAAAATTAAAAATAAAAGAACATCTGAAATTAAAGAGGTGTTTTCTTATTGTTATGAAGACAAATTTGAAATGGAAGATGTTAAAAATAGAAGATTATACATCAATACAGAAATCGATGAGAGTATTATCGATGGGGCTGTATATCACATTTTGAGATATAACCGTCTTGATAAGGGTATCCCCATTAATGAGCGAAAACCGATTATTATTTACATCAACTCGCCAGGGGGTAATGTTACTGATGGTTATGGACTTATTGATGCGATTCTTACATCTACGACACCTATATATACCGTGAATCTGGGAATTGCATATAGCATGGGATTTTTGATTTATATTGCCGGAGAGCGCAGATATAGTATGCCAAGTGCCACATATCTTTGCCATGACGGTAATTCTATGGCTTGGGACTCTATGAGCAAACTTAAAGATAGAGTTGAATTTGAAACAGGTCAGATGGAACAGCACACTCAGCAGTATATTATTTCAAGAACCAATATCACGAGAGAACAGTATCTCGAAAATTATAGAAAAGAATGGTACTTCTACCCGGCAGAGGCAAAGAAGCTCGGCGTAACTACTCATATTGTCGGTGAAGACTGTACGTTAGATGATATTTTATAAAGCCAAAAAGAAAAGGAGCGAGAAAGATAGAAATTACATATAGAGACGTCAAAGCGTTAGTTGAAAACAAATTAATTTACAAGACTGACAATACTCCGTATGAAGAATTAAGTGAATATCTTTTTGGTGAGGGCAACTGCTTTAATGAATCGGAAGTTCGCAAAAGACTTTATGGAATGAAACGCCTAATCGAGATTATTGAATCCGAGAAATCAAACGGAGTAGCAACGACTATCTTATCGATTTCTGATTTACATATTCCTTTTCAACTTGATTATAAGATTTTAAGCGAATATAGAAATAAGATTGACATATTACAAATCAATGGTGACGTTGTAGATTGTCAAGCTCTTTCTAAATTTAGCAAGCAGTATAGAATCTCACCAATGGAAGAAATGATTCAAGGAAGACAATATTTAATTGACCTCATAGAATATATACATCCTAAAAAGGTTGTATGCAATTATGGAAATCATGATAAACGATTTGCTACATATTTTGCAAAAAATTTAGATTCCGATATCTTGGAATTATTGCCCGACACATCCCTTGAATTGATCTTTGTCGATGGTTTTCATCACTATGATAAGCGTAGCAAATCCAAGGTTTGGTATGAACCTTTGTGTAATGTTTTTGAAGATGTAGAGATTGAATATGTCGATGATTGGAAATGCAAAATCGGAAAAACATATTTTGTTCATCCGTTAGCTTATCGCTCTGGCACGTTAGCAACCGCAGAGAAAGCCAAAGATTATTTACAAGACATTATTCATGACGAATTTGATTGTGTGTGCATGGCTCATACACACGCCGTTGGAGATACAACAAAAGGTTTTATCCGCCTTTTTGAACAAGGTGCTTTTGCTGATGTAAAGAAAATGGATTATATGGATGGTCGCCTTTCCAAACCTCAAAAGTCTGGATTTGCGATTATTTGCCAAGACGATAATGGCAACCTAATTCAAGATAAATCAAAAATTATTGTCTTGAATTAAAGAAAGAAAAGGAGATAAAGAATGGGAGAAACTATTGGGAAAACCAAATTAGTAAGAAACATATCCGCCAAAACCAATAATATCTCCATTGAAACTTGCGAACAAGTTGTTGATGCTTGTATCGAAGAAATTATTGATTTATTGGTTCGAGGCGACAAACTCGTATTGAAGAATTTTATGAGTTTCGAGATTATTGAACGTGCCGAGCGAGAGGGAAAAGATTTAAAGACTGGTGAAACCGTAACTTATCCACCTGTAAAATCTGTTAAATGTAGAGTAAGCAAAGCGGTTAGAGACGCCGTTAATGAAAAGTGAGGTAGTTCAATGAAAGCAATTAATATTATTAATACGCCCGATTATGAAAAATTGGGTGATTTGATGTATGATATAGCCGACCTTGGATGCGTAGTTTGCTGCGTTTTATCTTACGAGCAAGCATTTGAACTATTCAGAAAACTCTCGTTTTATGATGATATCCAACTTGGAAGCATTCATTTGCAGAACAAAGATTATAATAGATATGACCGCGAATATTATGTAACAATTGATTCTGACATGGTATTGGATATCGCTCCCGCATGGAATAAAGGCGACGAAACTCATTCTGCTGGTTATGCATATAACGAAGCGGATGTATATTTATTTGATAGCGATGCTCATGCGTCGGTTATGATGCAGTATCAAGATAAAAAATGTTATGAATTACATTTTGTAGATTCTGATGAAGTAACCATTGAGAATAGCGGTTGTGGAGACTGTTGCAACGATTGTTGCTTTTGCATCAGAAATGATAAAACTTTATAATATTTATATAACATCAAAACTATTTTGGATGAATTTTTAAATAAAATCCGCCCTGTCGTAGATTAGCTATGGCAGGGCTTTTATATTGCGGAGTAGAGCAGCGGTAGCTTGCCGGTCTCATAAGCCTGGAGGACGTGGGTTCAAATCCCACCTCCGCAACCACATAGGGGTTATATGAACAATATAATTGAATTTATCAAAAGAAAATTCCCAAACGACTCTAATTGGTTGAATGGGAATTGGTTTTATTTTGCTATCATTTTGAAAAGCCGTTTTCCTAAAGGAGTAATCTTTTATGATGTTGTGATTTTTCATTTAAACATGATTTATCTCACATTGTTGAGCCGGATAAATTTGATGAATGTGATAGCTTATAAAAAGAGCGTATTATCTAAGGATGCGCTCTACAATAGTTGCTACAAAATAAATTAGTTGAAAGAAGGTGGCAAGTATGCCAAAAGATAATAACGATTTGTGTATTTGCTATCAGTGTAGCGATGCATTACTTTCGTCTCAGTTTTACAAGAGTTATAGCAGATTGTATGCCGGAACAGGACATTTGCCAACGTGTAAAAACTGTTTCGAGCAAGAATTCAAGATATATAGAGACGAATATCAAAGTAGCAAAAAAGCATTTAAACGTCTGTGTATGGCTTATGACTTGTATTATAACGATGATATGTTTAATTCTTGTGATGATGACAATACATTGATTGGTAAGTATTTTAGAAAACTTAATATGGTGCAGTGCAAAGGAAAAACTTTTGATACAACCATTAAAGAAGGATTTGATTTCTTTGATAACAAAATAACTCCAAAACATGTTGTTAAAGAGGAAGATGATGATTCTAATTCAATAGACCCAAAAGATATTGAAAAGTGGGGTGTCGGACTTGATCCAGCGGATTATGATGTTTTAAATAGTCACTATCGTTTGCTTTCAAATTCTAACCCTCAGTGCGATAGTAACGCAGAGATATTTATTACAGACCTTTGTTACACAAAAATGCAACAATTAAAAGCTATTCGTGAGAGTCGAGTGGATGATTACAAAAAGTTAACAGAATCATATATTAAATCTTTTAAGCAAGCAGGTTTTAAAACTGTTAAAGATACAAATACAATGGAAGATTTTACAATTGGTGTTAATGCAGAAACCATAGAAAAATATACTCCTGCTGAGTATTACAAGAATCGGAGTTTATATAAAGATCACGATAATATTGGAGATTATATCACAAGATTCTTGTTAAGACCTTTACGAAACCTCATGCAGGGAACAAAAGACAGAGATGAGGAATTCTTTGTAAAAGATGAGGAAGAAACTGATGGCTTTGCGGACGACGAGTAATACTACTCATAAATATTACAAAAACCGCAATGCCGACGATAGGCAGAGCGAGTTACATAAAAAGTTTTCGCCAACCTCATTTTTAGGAACACCCAAAAATGTAGACCACTTTATTCAGTGGGTCACTTTTTTCCGCAGAAACTTACATCGATTTGCAATAGATTATCTGGGAATTACATTGCATTGGTATCAGATAATTATGTTGTACCTCATGGGCATTAATCAGTTTATTGTTGTAATTGCAAGTCGTGCCTCTGCAAAATCATTTATCATTGCGCTATATGCGTGTTGTAGATGTATTTTATATCCCAATTCATTAATCGTCCTTTCGAGCGCTACCAAGGGGCAATCGAAACTTTTGGTATCTGAGAAAATTCAGAAAGAATTGATGAATCTCTCCCCTGCTCTACGAAAAGAAATTCATAAAGTAAAAGATAACCAAAACGAAGTAATTGTGTATTTTAGAAACCATAGCACGATTACAGTTGTTCCCGCCAGCGAGAATGGACGTGGATACCGTTCAAATGTTATCGTAAGAGAAGAATTTAGACAGATTAAGAAATCTGTCGATGATAGTATTCTCTCCCCCTTCCAGATTATTAGACAAACACCCTATATGAAGGATGACTATTATGCTAATATTTCCGAGTTGGAAGAAGAAACGGTTGATATTTATATTTCTTCAAGCTGGCTTGATAATGGACATTGGATGTGGGATATTGTTGACCAAGCATATGATGAAATGCTAAAAGGTCAAGCCTCTTGTTTGCTTGCGTTTGATGAATCTATTGCCATCAAACACAAAATAAAAACTATGAGGTACTTCCAAACAGAGAAGAAAAAGCAAGACCCATTAACATGGAGAATAGAGTTCTTAAATGAGCGTGTTCGAGAAAATGAACACGCATTTTTTACATATAGTATGCTTCAGCAAAATCAGCGAACAAAACGAGCTTTTTATCCACGAACAATCATCGATTTTAAAATGGGCAAAAAGAACCCTTATGATATTAATAAACAGCAAAATGAAGTAAGAATTGTTTCTTGCGATATGGCGTTTATTGAGAACAAGAAAAACGACAACTCTATTTTCTCTTGCATTAGGTTGTTGCCGGAATGCACAACTTATAGTAGAGAGGCATCCGAGGATATCAAAATTGATAATGGATATAGACGAATCGTGTCTTATATTGAATCTGTTCAAGGTGGAGATACCACAAAACAGGCAATTCGTATTCGACAATTGTTTGAAGATTTTGGAGCAGATTTCATTGTTTTGGATACACGAAATGCGGGTATTGCGATTTACGATTTACTTGCAAATGTTATGTATGATGAGACAAGGGGTATTGAATACTCACCTTTGACTTGTATGAACGATGATGCTATTGCAAATAGAATAAGAATTGAAGGAGCAACGCCTTGTATCTACACTATTAATGCGGTACAAAAACTTAATAGTGACATCGCGTTAGATTTCAGACGCGTGTTAGAGGGTAAAAAGATTGATTTGCTTGTTCCTTTTGAACAAGCAAGAGAAGAAATTTTACCGAATATCAAGGAGTATATTTCTTCCCCTGATTCAGAAGTACAAATCTTTTATGAATCACCTTTCCTTGAAACACAGGCATTAATTAGTGAGACAACTTCCCTTCTCTATGAAAAGAAACCACAAACAGGAGTTATCGTTATTTCAGAACAAGGTAATAACCGAAAGGATAGATACACTTCTATTTCTTATGGTTCTTGGTTTGCTTCTCAATTAGAAAAAGATTTAGTATCACAAAATGAAAATTATGAATATGGAACATTTATAAACTAAGAAAGGAGGATGCGATATGGCAGAAGAAGTATCTGTTTCCACTACTCCAAAAAAAAGAGGGCGTCCTCCTAAAAATAAAGTAGCGGAAACGAATAGTGTAACTCAATCAAATCAAGATGTTGCCAGAGAATTTTGCTCCATGAATAGCATGGTTGCCAATTCAAATTATTACTTTGGACTTAATATTTTTGATTTATATAAACCCGAAGAACTTGCCAATTTAGTAAGAGACCCCATTGGTAATAATGCAATTCTTCGTGAGATTTCTTTGATTTTATATGGAACAAACGGTGTATATACAAATACCGTAGATTATATGGCAGCAATGCCAACACTTGACAAGGTTATTGTTACACATGGTAGAAGTGAAAAGAAAAGACAGCGCAATAAAGAGTTGATTACATCTACTCTCCGAATGATTAAAGACAAAGAAATTATTCGAGATGCTTTATGGAGAGCTATGATTGAGGGCGTTGCCTTTTATTATTTTGAAAGCACCGGCAGACCTCAAACATTGCAAAAGATTTTGAGTGATTATGATGTCAATAGTATTGTTGAAATCAATGAATTAGGCATCAATGCAAGTATCATTTCTTTACCCACTGATTACACAAGAATTGTTGGAATTAAAAACAATTCTTATGTTATCGCTTTTAACCTCGACTATTTTACTGTTGCATCTGGTGAAACAGCCGAGAAGAAATTACGTAAATATCCCAAAGAAATTCGAGATGCATATACCAAACAGCAAAACAACGCAACCAGCGAAAATGGCAATTGGATTGTTCTTAATAATAACAATACTATTGTACATAAAATCCGTAGTTCTCGTAGCGAGCAGTATGGTAGACCTCTTGTATTAGCTGCAATTAGCGATATTTTATATAGCGATTATTTCACAAGTACCAAGAGAAATGTACTTGATGAAATCAACAATAAAATTATTTATCAGACTTTCCCAGAGGGGAAAGATAAGGGTAGTTGTGCATTAACAAAGGCTCAACAGCAACATCAGCACGACACTGTTAAGGGTGCAGTAATGTCTAAAAATAATCGCGGCGGACTTTCGTTCTTCTCGGTTGCCGCAGGAACAAAACTTGATACTATCAATGCAAGTAATACTGATATTTTTGATGAAAAGTACGAATCAAATCTTGATGATAAGATTGCTATGGGCATGGGTATTGCTTCGAGTTTGTTATCTGGAACTGGCTCTGGAAGTTACTCTGCGCAAACAAATAACTTGGAACTTGTTTCCGCTCAACTCTTTCAATGGGTCGAACAGATTGAGTCCGAGATAAATAAGTGTATCGGAGCTAATATCATCAAAGATACGCAGAATTGGGTTGAGTGTAAATACCTTAAAACTACATATGCAAATAGAGATTCAATGGTTACTTTTGCAAAAGATTTATATTTGCAAGGAAAAGGTTCTTTATCTTTATGGGCGAGTGCGTGTGGTATTTCCCCAGATGTATTTTTTGCATTGCTTGACCAGGAAATTCAAGATGATATTGAAAATAAATATCCGATTCATGCTACATCATTTAACTCATCTGGCGACAAGAAGAAAGCCGGTAGACCGACAGATGATGATAGTAAAAATCCAAACACCTTACAAAGCAAATCGAACAATAGTAATAACAATCCAAAACCATCAACAAAATAATAGATATTATATAGAAACCAAAGAGTCGTTATAAAACAGCTCTTTTTTTTGACGAATAGGGTGATTAAATGAATTTAATTAAATGCTTCCAAACACATAGTACATGGTATAAAGGCGCACGTATGGGTAAACCTATTGGAATTCTTTGGCATGATACCGGCGCTGGAAACCCCAATCTCAAAAGATATGTACAACCTTATGATGGCGATGAAGATTATGATAAATTAATATCCTTAATCGGAAAAAATAAGTACGGCAATGACTGGAATCATATTAGTCATGAGGCAGGATTAAATGCATGGATTGGCAAGTTAGCGGATGGTTCGATTGCTACAATCCAAGCCGGAGAATGGGAACGACAACCTTGGGGATGCGGCGCAGGCACACTCGGTTCTTGTAATGGTTATATTAAGAAGAACGGTCAAACCATACGGACAAATGATTTTTGGCTTCAATTTGAAATTTGCGATGACGGATATGACGATAAAGATTATTTCTTAAAAGCATATAAAGAAGCCTGTGAATTTACCGCATATATTTGTAAGTTGTTCAATATCGACCCATTGGGTACGGTATTGTATAACGGAGTTAGTGTACCTACAATTCTGTGCCATGCAGATAGTTATAAATTGAAGCTCGGCGGAAATCATGGAGATATTTATTCCTGGTTTAAGAAGTACGGATACACAATGGATAATGTTAGAAATGATGTCGCGGCATTATTAGCCGAAGAAAAGAAAGAACCCACAACAGACACTATTTATATTGTTAGGAATGGAGATACTCTCTCTATTATTGCAAAGAAATTTGGAACAACCTATCAAGAACTTGCAAAGTATAACAATATTGCCAACCCGAACATTATTAATGTCGGTCAAAAGATTAAAATTCCAACGAAAACACCCGTTGTAACCGAAATCATTTTTGAAAAAGGCGATAAAGTTAAAATACAAAAGGATGCACCTATGTATGGAAAAACAATTAAATTTCAGTCTTGGGTGTATAATTCGACGTTGTATGTTCGTGGAGTTGACGGAAATAAAATTACAGTTTCAACACTAAAAGTTGGAGCGGTAACAGGCAATGTTGATAAGAAGTATTTGACGAAAGTTTAATACTTATATGGTTATTAAGGCTACGCTTTCGTAGCCTTTTTAATATACAAACGCTATAAGGAAAGGCGGTGAATATGAAGTGAAAATATTTGAACTTTCTAAAAAGAAAACCAAAAACGGCAGACGGAAATTCAAAATGTTATTGTATCAGATTTTTCCGGATGATTGTATAGACGAAGAAAATGAAGTAGGAACTCAATACAACGAAAACGGTATTACATGGATACGAGAATATTGTGAAAACGCATTACCGAGTATCAAAGGTATGAGTTTGAGATGTGAGTTTCTTGACGAAGAAAGAACAGAGTTATGCGGTCACGGCGAAACAGGAATTGTTGATGGGCTTCCTATTTTTGAAAACGCAGTCGTAATCGGCACATTTGATAGTGGTTACATCGACGATGTGACTTTGCCCGATGGAACTACAATTACGGCTTGTATCGGCGTTGGAACAATTGATGGTTGTTGCTACCATAATTTCTGCGAAAAGCTCGAAAATGACATAGCAAACGGGATGTTGCCAAGTGGCAGTATAGAGATTTTAAAAACAAACGACAATGATGGCATTGTGTATAAATATGGTTACAAAGATATCGGCAGAATTCCCACAGTATTTGAACATTCAGGATTCGCCCTTATCGGCGTAAAACCCGCTGACCCTATGGCGACAATTCTCGAATTAAATGAAAAAAATAATGATAATAAGGAGGAAACAGTCTCAATGAACGAACTTGAAATTAAGAATCTCATCGAAAAGACTGTTGAGGAAGTTTCCGCTCGAACAGCAGAAATCAATCAGTGCAAAGATGAGTGTGATAAGAAAGTAAGCGAGGCTAATGCAAAGGTAGAGGCTATTGAAGCCGAAAAGAATGAAGCTATCGCAGATGTCGAAAAGATTCAGGCAGCTCTCGATGCTTGTCAAAAAGAGAGAGACGAGGCTTATCAGAAGCTTGATGCTCTCTACGAGGAAATGAAAGTTCTCCGTGTGGAACTTGGTAAAGCACAGGCTGAAAAACGTGTAGGCGAGCTTAATGCGGCTATCGCTGATTTCTCTGATGAGGAAAAGGCATATGCGCAGGCTGAAATTGATGCATTCAATGCTGACCCCATTGCTTCCGAGATTAATTCTATTGTAAGCAAAATTTATGAGGGCATCGGCAAGAAGGCAAAGAGCGAGGCAGATGCGGTTGTTTCAGAACAGAACGCAGCAAATGCAAGCGTTGAAGATATTTTCGCAGAGGTAAGCGTTGATGCTCCCGAAGCAGAAGATACAAATATTTTTTAATTTATAGAAAGGAAGATTTAAATTATGATCAAAATCGAAAGTTTAGGGATGATTGAAGTTGCAAAGGTTAATCCCGTTTTAAAGGCTGAGAAGGATGTAAAGAATTATTCCTTCATCACAGTTGATGATATTGTTTATCTCGTTGCTAACACCGTTACAGGTGACAACGCATATAGAGAAGATGTTGTAATTCCCGCTGGCGAGTATCTTAATGGTTATGCGCTTAAGGCTTGGGAAGGACAGAAGCTCGTTATTGATGGCAAGCACATTACCGGTGGCATTGAGGCTGCTACTGTTGGCACAGTTCTTGTTCCCGCAGAGGATGGCGCGTTGACAACCGGCGAGGCTGCTGGTGTTCATCTCGTTGTTACAGACGTTGACACCCGTCTCACCGAAAAGGCAATCAAGGCTAAAGTTGTTGTAGCCTAATTTTTAGAAAGGAAGAATAAGAATTATGAATACAAGTTTTGAATTAAATAACATTCGTAAAGATGCTGATGTATTCAACGGCAAGTTCACAAGAACTTCCCCTGTTGTTGAAATTTTCGCCGCTATGGTAAACGGCGAGGAACTTTCCAGATTCGGTAAGAAAGCTGACGAAGCGGTTAAATATATCACTAACCTCGGCGCACGTGCAGAGAATGGTGATGTTGTTGCTATTACCGAGCTTAACACTTTAAGACGTTTCGTTCTTGAAGCACCCGTTATGGAGGAATTGAAGTTGCTTGGTATCTTCGGTTCTTACCAGCACGTTGGTTACGATGAAACTATCGAGCGTGAGATTTACAATGAAGTTGGCGAGCGTTCTCGTGAACAGGCTGCTGGCGGCGACGTTGTATTCCCTGCTATTGTTAAGGAAACCTACCCTGTTTCTACATTCACCGTTTCTGGTGGTTATGCAGTTGACTACCGTAGAGTTGCCCTTGGTGATATGAGCAAGGAAAATGAGGGTATTGCTCATGTTAAGACTGACATCCTCAATCGTGCAAAACTCGCTATTGTAAACCGTGTTTACAAGGCTATTCAAGCTGCTACTGGTGTTAAGTACACATTCGAGGGTGGTGGCTTGACAAAGGCTGGCGTTGATGCTGTGCTTACTAATGTTCGTAGAAATGGTCGCCCCACTGTTATCGGTGACTATGCATTGATTTCACAGTTCACCCCTTGGGCTGGTTATGTTGGTTCTGTAAACGGCAACACTATTACCGGTATTTCCGAGAAGGCTATGAATGAGATTGCACAGACTGGCGCATTGTCTATGTACAATGGTGCAATCCTTGCTGAAATGGAGAACCCCTATAACCTCTACGAGACTAATGCAGATGGTTCTAACTTCAAGACTCTGCTTCCCGCTGGTCTTGGTTTTGTTATCCCTGCTGGCGTGAAGTCTCCTATCGCTACTTACAGTCGTGGTGGTCTTACCTCTATGACTGGTAACGATGTTAAGACTGGTAAGATTCTTACTCGTTTCGACATCGAAATCGGTTGCGACGTTGCAAAGGGTCAGGAACACAAGATTGGTATTCTTTACGATACCAATGTTGGTGGCTTGGAGTAATACATAAATAGATTTAAGTAGGGTATGGTATCTTGCTATACCCTACTTTTTCTATATAACATAGGGAGATAATTATGGAAGGAAAAGATAATTTCTATTGCTATTCATTAAAGCTGTTCCATTATATCTCGGCTTTTGGTATTAAATGTTATGCATCAAGAATTAACTCATTGAGTGGCAAAAGATATTGGGTATTTAAGAAGTCAGAGAAATTAGACGAAATTATCGTTTCATATAACAAAGTAAAACATGATTTTAGTTGATATCATATTAAAAATAGTTGAAATGAGGTATTGAAAATGGCAGAAAAAAACACAGCACAGGATGTGCAGGAATTGAATCTTGACGCAAAGGTAACGGTTCGAAGCATTGCTGGTTGGAGTACGGGTTTTACAAGAATTGAATCCGTAGGAGACGTTACCATCACCCCCGAAGGAACAACAAGATTGTCTCGTAACGAGATTATTTCACAAGTGCAAAATGGAAACAAATTATTTTGCGGATTAAATGGTGATGGTAGCCATGCGACTCTCTACATTGATGACACCGCAACACGTGTTTATCTTGATTTTGAGAGTGAGAATGGAGAGATCAAGCAGAATATTTTCTCAGATGCAAAGGTAAAAGAGGTTTTTGACTCAAAGACACAGGCGTCCTTTGAAAAGGCTTGCAAGGAAAACTTCTATACAAGAGCCGAGAAATATGCATTGATTCAGGCGATTAAACGTCTTAAAATCAATGACTATTCCAAGATTCGATTTGTGGAAGAATATACTGGGTATAGAGTGCAATAAAGGCGGTAAAAAGCAATGAACACAACAGCAAAAGAAGTGTTCGAGTGTTTTGAATCATCATTCCGTGACCGCGTAGTTCTCCCAGAAGAACTCGAATTGATTTGGTTAAAAAGAGCTATTGCGAGATATTCAATAGAGCTTGACCCATTAACTTTTGATGTTATAACATTGGAATTTGACTGTGTTCTTGATATGTACGTAATTGATACTCTTGCATCGTACATGAGACAATCATATCAAGAACGGGAGTTGTCAAAGGTAAATAAACAGGTTTCTATTGTTGGTAAAGATATTTCGATAGATGGAGCTGGTCATACAAAGACAGCGGCAAAAACCGAGTTGGATTATTATGTAGAAAAATCTTCTGGAATGACCGACAATCAAAAACCTACGGCATATTCATAAGGTGGTGATTTGGTATGGCAAAAGAATGGTATCTTTTGAATTCAAATCACGATTATGTTAGCGGTTTTGAAAGCGAAGATTTTAACAATTGTGCTTCTGACGCATTTCTCGAAGCCTTGTATTCAAGTTTGGGATGTGATGTAGAATTATGCAATTATGACCTATCACAATGCGTTCCAACCAGAGCAATTATTCAAGGTAGCGTACAGGACACACAGTTGAATTCAACTCAACGTCGTATGTTAGTACCTATTGGCACTTGCCGCGCAGGAATGTATGTTAAATACAAAAATAGATATTGGTTAATTGTCGGCTTTGTAGATGATAACCATATGTACGAAAAAGCCATCTTATATTTATGCAATTATCAATTAACATGGGTAAATGAAGCAGGAAAGATTATTCAAAGATGGTGCAGGCTGCAATCCGCTTCTCAATATAATAATGGCGAAACAAGTAATACAAATTACTCTTTAAGGAGTGACCAACTCATGGTATATACGCCAGACGATATAGAATGTTTGTCGCTCGATAGTGGCAAGCGTTTTATTATTGATAAGAGATGTGGTGTTTATGAAAAGAGTTTTGATGAAAATGTTGTTAAAGATACATCAAAGCCTGTAGCTACATATGAATTAACACGAGCCGACTCGGTGCTATACGATTATCAAGGCAATGGGTTTTTTGAGTTTATAGCTTCCCAGGATGAACAACATTCTGGTGATGGATATTACTTAATAGATGGACATGGATATTGGTTATGTGATGGAATTATTGCAGAGGAAACACAAGATAAAAGCGTTCTTTTATCATCAGATATTGAGTATGAAAGCCTTGAAATCTTTGACGGAATAGAAGCCAGTGTATTTACAGCGTGTTTTTATGATGATAGCGGGAACAAAATTAATACAATTGCTCCAACATGGGAAATCAATTGTGATTTTGCAGACCAGTTGATTGTTGAGTATGTTGACAACTCAATCATGATTTCTGTCGATAATGCCAAATTGGTCAATAATTCATTTGAGCTATTGTTAAGTGGTGACGGCTATGAAACCAAGTCTATTACCATCACAATAAAAGCATTTATATAAAGGGGTAAATTATGGCAAGAAAAAAGACTTTAATTGAGCGTGGAAAATTCAAAAGTGAAATCACCACAGCCCTTTACAAAAATGAAAACATACGAGAAATGCTTTTGGGTGATACAACCGGAATGAGTAATTCAGAAATTCGGACGAATTTTAAACAATATGTGAAATCACATTTATTTATAGATGACACGATTACAGAAGCCAAAACATTCATCTTTTATGATGTAGCAATTCCCTCTTTGCAGGAGCAAATTAAAAGTTGCCGAGTAGTAATGTATTTAATTTGTTCCAGAGATATTTTAGAGAACTATTTCAAAGAGGGTTATTACGGAGACAGAATTGATATTCTTTCTCAAATGGTAGAAGATACATTAATCAACGATGAAGAAGTGGCGAATAGCTTCGGCATTGGTAAATTGAAATTAGACAGCGTTGATATTTATAATGCCAATAGATTCTATGGGTGCATTCTTTACTTTGATGTACCCTCTTTTAGATAATGCGTTTAGACTACGGAACGCAACTAAGTCCTTCCCCGATTAAGCTGTCTGTCGGGACATTAAGGAAGCCAACATTGCGAGAGATTGCGAATACATTGGCAGATATGTCATTTGAAAAATTTAATTTCTTTCAGGTGTTTTTGAAAATGACACCCGATAAATATTATGGTAGTATATCAACCGACAACACTATGTGGGAGTCGCTTGATGAAGATACCAAAGACGAGATGACAATGTATTCGGTCATTTTACAAGATGAAAAAGCCAGAAATATCTATCTTGATATATTTAATTTCTTCTTCCTTGAAAAAGTGATTTTCACGGAAGGCTTTTTTGTTTTGTTAAAAAACGATGTTGAGGATATCGAAAAGATTAATCCCAAAGATATTTGTGGGGTAGTCAAAGAAAATTCTTTTTTGCAAATTCTTAATATTATTCAGCAGATTTTAGGTATAAACGAACCAGAAGATGAGCCGCTCGATAACTTAAAATTCAAGAATGAAAAAGCAAAAAAGAATTATTTAAAGATACTTAAAGGGCAAAAAGAAAAACGAGCAGCCGCAAAGAATGATATAAATTTGTCGATACCAAATATTATATCTTCTGTTGCAAGCAGACATCCATCAATTAATTTGATTAACATATGGGATTATACTGTTTTTCAGTTGCTTGACTCTTTTAATCGTTTGCAAGCAAATGCATTTTACGACATTGATGCCGCTCGTGTTTCTGCTTGGGGCGATGAAAAGAAAACTTTCGATGCCGCCCTATGGTATAAAAATACTTATGATAAAAAATAAATCAATTATAAATAATTTAGGAGGAAATAATTATGCCAGAATTAAATAAGGCTAATAGACAGGTTTGCGACGTTGATATTCGTGTTTTGAAAACACTCGCACCTTTCCTGTTTTTCGATACAGCTAATACTACAACTGCTGGATTGAGTGGCGATAGTGTTTATGCCATGGCAAAAGGTCAGAGAGCTATCGCTTTCCATAACCCCCTTGAAGGCACTATGACTATCGAGGCACAGGTTATTCCGTTCAAGTTCTATTCTTTGTTCTCTGATGGTACTATTGAGTCCACTGGTATCCAGGCAGTACATAAGAAGGTAACTGCTGACGATTCTACTATCAAGATTGAAACAACTTCCGGAAACGTTAAGACCGGTACTGTTTTCGTTTATCCTGCTGGTTCTTTCGGTGATGAAACTGCATTGATTGCGGGTACTTTTGCAAGTGGTGTGTTCACACCTACTGAGACTTCCGCCATTACTTCCGGAGCAGAGTATGAAATTGGTTATATTGTTAACCGTACTGCTGGTGTTAAGCGTGTTTCTTTCAACAACAAGAGAGTTCCCAAGGATTATTTCATTACTATGAACACTGTTGAAAAGGATGAGGAAGGCGTTTTGACCCCTTACATCATCACTGCGTACAAGGCTTCTGTTGAGAGAAACTTTGAGCTTTCTTTCAGCTCTGAGGGCGACCCTACTTCTGTAACTCTTACATTCAATCTGCTTGCAGATAAGAATGGCGACGTTATGGATATCATGGAAGATACCGAAGCTGCAGAGTAATTTATAGCTGTTAATTGGCGGGAGTAAGAAACTCCCGCTGATTCTTATTAAAGGAGAATTGCTATGACAAAAGAGTGTCCTGTTATTCTCAACAATAAGGCTGTAACGGTTGTAAGATTTGATAATATTGAAATCCAATTTCCATCTATTAATAAAGATGCGAAAACTGTATTTGTAAAGCATGAAGATGGCAAATACACAATTGTTGAGAATATTGAAATTGAAGAAGAAGTAGTTATTTCTCATAAAAAGAGAAATTTTAAGAAAACAACTGTTGACGAAAACCCCGTAGAAGAAACGGACGAAACTGTTAAAGACGCAGAATAATACAGCTTGTATAGTAGTTATGAGAAATAGACGAGGAGGCGTTCTCTTGAAGCAAATATACTATGCAATCAAGTGTTCGTCTCCTATTTTTTTCGCAAGAATGGAGAAAAAAGAAATGAAAACTATTGATTTTGAATCGTTAGAGGAGGCATTTGAGTGCTACGGCAGAGAAAATCTTGTCCCTATTGATTTCATTAAACAACAGATTTTCTATGCAAAACACGGCTGCCAGCCAAAGTTTATTTGGGAAAAAGAAGGAGAGCCAGGCAAATTAACTTGCTGGTATCTAAAAAGCGAAACAAATTTTGTGTATAAGAAATGGATTGAGAATAGACCAAAATAAAACGGTGGTGGTTGTTATACAAGGAATAGGCAAGATTTTTGAATCACAGTTATCAAAGTCTGTCCCAGATTATGCACTATTACATAGGTTATCTGACCCAGCACAATCATTTGGTGGAAGCAACAACCTTCGTTTTTCCGCAAAGAATCCTTTTGATTTTTTATTATGGGATTCTAAAAGACATATCTTATATGCGATAGAAGCTAAAACTGTTGCCGGTAAATCCATATCTTTTGAACGAAACAAGGATGATAAAGGAGTAATACACACACATCAAATAACCAGCCTAAATGAATGGGATAAATACGACGGGATAACGTGTGGGTTGCTCATTGAATTTAGAGAATTAGAAAAAACAATTTTTCTTAATATAAAAGATATGAACAAGGTGATGACTCTTTTGCCAAAAAAGAGTTTTACACTAAAAGACCTTGAGGAACATAAGATTCCTTTTTTTACAATACCACAAAAGAAAAAGAGGACAAGATATACATATGATTTGGATTGTTTTTTGTCCAGAAATAATTTAATTAAATAAACAAGAACTTAAAGGAGTTAATACAAGAATGGAACAGAATAATACAATGGTTATTGACACCAATTTGAGCATTGTGGGTTTCGTATCTGCCGTAAACGATATTGCACTCGAATATTTTGACACTAACGGAGAATATACCCCACATATCGGTTTGCTCAATGCAATGAGAGTTTTTTATAATGAGTGCGTAAAAGAGAGTAAGTTTGATGCAGACATTCCCCATAATGTAGTTGATGCTCTTGAAATGGAAAGTATTGTTGCCGATAAACAGTTTATTCATTGCTTTAATGAATCTTTGAAAACCAACGAATACTCTCTTACATTTGCAACAGCGTATGGCGAAGCAATGAAGATTGTTGAGCAGAAGAAAACCTCGGTATTTGGAGCAGTCGAACTTATCAAAAAGGTTATTATGCAGGTAGTCGATAATATGAATAGCGCACTTACTCCGGAAAACATTGAGAAAATTACTTCTCTTTTTGGAAAAATGAATGGTGCGAATTTAGATATGGGAACAATTATGAAATTGTTTGGTCAGGCTAATGCGAATGTGACCAATGCTTAATAGGTGTGGATGCCATGAAAAAAGTAGCAAAAAACATGGACGAATTAAATGCCATGCTTATGAAGGAAATACAGAAGTCTATGAACGTGGCATCCGAACAAATGTTGGCAGATATGTATGGAGAAACATATAAATTCTACACTAAAGGCAAACCAAAATCGTATGAGCGTACCGGTGCGCTTGGTGATACTCCGAGTACCACTGCACCAATAGTTACAGCCAATACTGTGTCTTTTGAAGCATATCTTGATACATCTCATCAGTATACAACTGGCAAAAACCCAAATATGTTAGATGTTTTGAAGCTCGCAAATTCAGGTATAACAAAAAGTAGCGTTGGATATTTAAGACCTACGCTTGGTAAAAAAGGTTTTTGGGAAGCATCAGAGAAGAAAATGGAGAAAACTCTAAATCGTACTTTTAGAAAATTCTTCAAAAAAATATAAAGGAGGTAATGATTTTGGGTAACATTAAAGATGGTAGAACGACTGTCTACAATGAAATTACTTCCACAGAAAAGATGAAAGAAGTCAATCAAGATAATATTCAATTAGAAAATGATTTTATTGAATATCTTGAATCTATTGATAGGTCGAAAGGAACAATTAAACAATACCGTGCCAATTTACATATCTTTTGGTGCTGGAATTTGGAGTTCAATAAGAATAAGTTTTTTGTCGATTTAACTAAGCGTGAAATCACTAAGTTTCAAAGCCATGCTATTAATGTTTGGCAATGGAGTCCAAAACGAATTAGAACGGTTAAGGCTACTATCTCGTCTTTAAGTAACTACATTGAGAATATTTTAGATGATGAATATGATGGATATAAGCCGATTGTTCGCAAAATCGAATCTCCTGCAGATGAAGCGGTGAGAGTAAAAACCGTGTTCCAAATGGAAGATTTACAGCCTTTGTTGGACAAGCTCATTGAAGATAAGGATTATATGAAAGCCTGTGTGCTTGCACTTGCCATGTATAGTGGCAAAAGAAAAACTGAATTGACAAGATTTAAAGCGTCTTATTTCGACGATGAAAATTTAATTTGTGATGGTGCTTTATATAAGACACCTGAAAAAATGGTAACAAAAGGTCGCGGTCAACGCGGAAAATTGCTTGATGTTTATACACTTGCAAAACCGTTTAAACCCTATCTTGACTACTGGTTAAAAGAAAGGGAGCGACTTGGGATTACAAGTGATTGGTTATTCCCTAAATTTAAAGATGGCAAATGGGTTGATGAACATATCGAAGTTCCATTGATGAATTCAATGGCGAGAACATTTACCAATTTGCTTGGAAGACCTTTTTATTTCCATAGCTTGCGTCATGCATATACCACATACTTACTTGAACAGAACTTGCCTGAGAATCTTGTACAAACAATTCAAGGTTGGACATCGAGTGATATGTTAAGAATCTATGATGACCGTTCCGGTGATTCGCAGTTAGAGAAATATTTTGGAGCAGATGGAATTAAAAAGGTTGAATCCACAACTCTCGAAGATTTATAAGAATAACGAAAAGCACCGCCTTAACTGTGCGGTGCTGTTTTATTAAATCGATGTGTTTTATGCACTTAAATAATATATGGAGGTTAAAAAATAATGTCTGATTTTAGAGCAAGAATATTAGCGGAATTAGATGCTTCCAAAATACCCTCCCAACTTCAAAAAATATCAAGAGATAACACGCTTGTTTTGAGAAAGATTAGACTCGATACGAGTGGTCTCCCGTCTCAAATTCAGGCATCATTAGATAACCATAGATTTACTATCAGTCTTGATGGTATAAAGATGGCTAATGTTGATAGTCAGATGCAAAACGCAGGAAAAACTGCTGGGCAGTCTTTTTCACAAGCGTTAGTAAATCGAATTAATACGCAGCTTAATAATGGTGGTATTGAATCATCAATTGCCAAAGTTACTGCGCAATACGAAAAACTTGGCACAACAGGACACGGTAAGTTATCTCTTATAGAGAAAGATTTAGCGGAGCTTGGAAGATTACAAGCCGCCATGAGCAACGCCACAGATTCAACAACCTTGGTTACAAGTTATACAAAGTATAACGATGTTTTAGCAAGAGTAAAAAACTCTCTTTCTACAGTTGCAACAGATTCACAAGCGTTAGTAAATCAAATTAAAGCACAACTTAAAAATGGTGGCATCGAGGCTTCGATTGCAAAAGTCGCCGCGCAATACGAAAAACTTGGAGCAGGAGAACACAAGAAGTTATCTCTTGTAAAAGATGATTTAGCGAAGCTTGAAAAATTACAAACCGCTATGAAAGGCGCAACAGACCCTACCTCGTTGGTTACGAGTTATACTGAATACAATAATGTTTTGCAAAGGGTTAGAAATACACTTGCGACCATTACATCTGAAACAAAAAGTTTTGTAAGTCTATCCCAAATCAACTCATTAGATAACCAGATTTCATCTTGGTTGCAAAAAAACACAAAGGCTACAAATGATTTTGGTGCGGACATTGAAAAACTTCGCAAAAGGTTATCAGAGCTTGATGGTTCGTGTGAAGATTCAAAAATCAAATTAGATACTATTGAGCAAGAATTTAGAGACATTAAAGTTCAGGCTCAGCTTGCGGGAAAGACTGGTAAGTCATTTGGTACTCAATTAACCGCAGCATTTAAGAGTATTTGGAGATATGTTGGTGTTTCAACCGCAATTTATCAAATTGTAAATGCTTTTAAACAGATGTTTCAAAATGTTTATAATGTTAATACTGCCATGACCGAATTAAAAAAGGTTACGGACGAAACTGATGAAACATATGATAAATTTCTTGATAATGCCGGGAAAAAAGCTCAAAAACTTGGAACAACTATTTCTGAATTGGTTAAGTCAACAGCAGATTTTGCTCGTTTAGGTTTTAGTTTTTCGGAATCTGAATCGCTGGCAGAGGTCGCCAACATTTATTCTGTTGTTGGTGATGAAATAGAAAATATTGATGCCGCAACACAAAGCATTATATCCACAATGGCTGCGTTTAAGATTGAAGCTGATGATGCAATAACAATTGTTGATAAGTTTAATGCAGTAGGTAATAACTTTGCTATTTCGTCAGGCAGTATTGGTGAAGCACTCCAAAGGTCTGCTTCTTCATTAGCCGCTGCAAATAATACGCTTGATGAATCTATTGCTCTTATTACTGCGGCAAATACCGTAGTGCAAGATGCAGATTCAGTCGGTAAACGAATACTGCCGACTTTAAAAATAACTATATCGGTTAAAAGCCAGAGATGGTCAAGACCGAGGAAAGACTTTATAGATGTTGTAACACGTCAATTAGGAAGGACGTGTTTTTTATAAGAAAAAGGAGATGTTTATATAGCAAAAGAATGTACACATTTATTATTTGTTGAGTGCGAGAATTGTGGGAAAATAATAACGCAAACAAGGACACAATATAATCGCGCAAAACATCATTATTGTAGTGGCAAGTGTCAAAAAGAATTTCAACATAAAGAAACGCACGAAACAAGAAAATGTTTAATTTGTAACAAGGAGTTTGAGGTTAGCAAACGTTCAACACAAACCTTATGCTCTACCTATTGTCAAAAGGAGTGGCAAAAACTTCAAACAGGAGAAAAGAATTCGAGATATACGAGAGAAAAAGCCAGTTGTGAATGTTGTGGGAAAGAAATTATCGTTAAAAAGTATAAAACTAAAAATGGTCAACGTTTATTTTGCTCGGATAAATGTCGTAGAGATTGGTATTCAAATGTTTGGTCTCAACAAGATTCATGGAAAGAAAAATCGAGAATTCGTGCAACAAAAATTTTAGAAATCGGTTCTATTAGTACAAACACCAAACCGCAAAAAAGTGTTAATGATATGTTGGAAAAAATGAATGTTGGATATATTAATGAGAAGTCTTATAAATATTACTGTGTAGATAATTATTTATTTGAGTCTAATTTAATTATTGAAGTTATGGGAGATTTTTGGCATAGCAATCCACTAAAATATACTGGCAATATTAATTCAATCCAACAGAAAAGAATTCCAAAAGACAAAGCAAAACATACTTACATAAAAAATAATTATAATGTCGAGATATTATATTTGTGGGAAGATGATATATATAACCGCCCATATTTATGTAAGAGATTGATAAAACGATACATCAAATCAAAAGGAATACTTCCCAATTATCATTCCTTTAATTATCATATAAAACATAACAAATTAGAATTAAATGAAAATATCATTTTACCATATCAAGATAGATAGAGTTAATGCCTAATCATTTGACATATCTATAAATCAACATCTATAAAGAATCCTTAGAGACTGTAATACTCTTTATGGCAACATAATGAGTTTCGTTATTGTGAGAAGATACAGTCCGAGCTGCAACTATAATCTGAAAATGAAATTGCAGAGTTAGCCAGAAATGACTAACCGCCATATATTATTGTATGGTCAGTAGGTGAAAACCGAAAGTAACAGACTGACAGCGTTTAAAACCATAAGCATGAGAATTCGTGCGGCTAAAACAGAACTTGAAGCCGCAGGACTCGAAATAGACGGTATGGCTGAATCAACGGCTATATTAAGAGAAGAAATTCTCGCCTTGTCCGGTGTTGATATCATGCTTGATGAAAACACATTCAAATCAACATATGATATTTTAGATGAGCTTTCAGAAAAATGGGAAAACTTATCTGATATTCAGCGAGCAAGTATTCAAGAATTACTGGCTGGTAAAAGACAGGGCAACGTGTTCTCGTCTTTGATGACCAACTTTGATGTAGCAAGAAGTGTATTAGATACTTCTGAAAACTCCAAAGGCTCAGCCTTATCAGAGCATGAGAAATGGCTTGAAAGTCTTGAAGCAAAAGTCAATCAATTTAAAGCTGCATGGCAAGATTTATCTCAAACAATTCTTGACGATGATATGCTTGGCGGTTTAATTGATACTGGGACAACATTGTTAAACGTATTGAATTGGATTATTGATACGTTTGGGATGTTGAACATAGCAATCGCAGGCGTTGGAATTTATGCGTTTGTAAAGAACCTCGATTAACCTAAAAAGTTATAACACATCCCAAAATGTGTTTGGTCTACTATGGGAGAAGATTTATCATAATGGCGATAAAAATAATTCCATAGGATGAAAGTTCTAAAATAACAAAAGGAGAAATTGCTTGAAACCATAATACTTACTACACTTCTCTATTTGAAGTAGCCGAAAAACAAGGTAAATAAGTCAAACCATTAGTACATGGGAGTAAGTTTTCTACGGCTAAAAAATAATGCCGGACAGATATACAATTGGTAACGAGCAGCGCACTTATCAGCCGAAAGGTTTAATTGTATAATCCGATAGTAGCAATTGTGCAAGCAATGTCGGGATAAGAATTTTTATGATAAGAACGTTCAGAGAACACCATTCCTTGTAGTAAATGAAAGCCATATTTTATTTACTATTAATGTATGTTCCAATGTACAAAAAAGCGCACTGCCTAAAAAGACAATGCGCACAATAATCAGAAATCACTTTTACAATCATTACAATGCCACTCTTTTGTAGATTTGCCAACAGCAAAAATACCAAATAGTGCAATACCACCGATTTTTGATGCTTTTGTAATTTTTCTCGTATTTCCAGAATTACAATAAGGGCATCTAACAATTGGTTTATTTACATTCGATGAAGTATTAAATTCGTTAAATGTCATTCTTCCGCACCCTTGGCATTCTCCAAAAATATTGTTATCTTCTACACATTGGTGTATATTCGATTTATTATGTCCGCAATAAGGGCAAACCATTTCCCTTTCGCCAATTATCTTTGAATATTCACTCATTAATGACACCACCTTTCATATGGTGATATTATTATAACATAAAACGAGAGGTTTTTCAAGCGGTTTTTCTGATTTATTCTTAATTCCTTGTAATATATTTATGCAAATACGTATTTTGGGGTTACAAGGAGCTACAAGCATTGATGCAGTTCGTGTGGCAACTGCCAAAATGTCTACTGCAGATACAGTTGCCGCACTTGCCAAAACAAAATTAACTGCCGCCGAACAGATACAGATTTTAAAAGAAAAAGGTTTATCCGTAGATAGAGCTACATTAATCGCTTCAACGAATACTATGTCGAGTGCGGATTTGTATGCGGCACTTACAAAAACTAATCTTGCAAATTCGATTACGGCTGAATCTCTTGCAACCAGTGGACTGACTGCTGAACAAATCGCCGCCGCTGTTGCAACCTCCAACCTGTCAGCGTCAGTTTTGGCGCAGCTTTTAGCAACAACTTCGCTTGCTAAAGAACAGCAAATCGAGATACTTATGCATAAAGGGTTATCCAAAGCCCAAGCAGAAGAAGCCGTGGCAAAAGCTGCCTCTACCGCAGCAACAACCAGTGCTACTGCCGCAACTGGACTCTTTACATCTGCGACCGTAGTTGCCAAGGGTGCAGTCAAAGGGCTTACCGCAGCGCTTGCAGCAAATCCTTGGCTATTAGCAATAGCGGCAATAATTGGTGTTGTCGCAGCATTTAATAAGTTATCAACCGCCGCAGTAGATGCTTCCGAAAAATCCAAAGAAGCAGCTGAAGCGGCAATAGAAATAACAAAAGAACATGAAGCAGAACAAGAACAAATTGACCAGTTAATTAAAAAATATCAAGAGTTAGCAAGTCAAGAATTTATTGATGCTGATACAAGAATTGAAATTCGAGATATTCAGAAAGAAATCAATAGTCTTGTTAGCGGAGAAGTTGATGGCTTAGATTTGGTAAATGGTAAACTTGATGACCAAATACTTAAATTAAAACAACTTCAACTTGAAGAAGTTAAAACTCAACAATCAGACTTTGTTGCTGCATATTCAGAGGCTAAAAAAAGTTATAACAATGCATATGTAAGAGACGTCGAAGATTCTGGTTGGGCATCATGGGCTTCAAGTTGGGGAGGAATAGAGTTAACCGTTGATGGCTGGGATGAAGAAGCGGCTAAAATAATTAATTCTATTGAAGGCGCGAGTGCTGAATGGGATTCTAATTTCGTAACAACTTTAACCAGCATAGAATTTGATACTGGTACTGCTCAAGAATATTACGATATACTAACAAAATGTATCGAAGCAATGGAGTCGGATGCCAACTTTAATCATTATGATAACGCTGTTTATAATAAGCTCGTCAAAAATAGAAAAGAATATTCCGCTATCATTGATACATTGGATGAAGCAACCGCTTCTATGGCTAATCGGGCAATCACTGAGGAAAGATTGAACCTTGACATCAGTGGAATGGTTGTTGACTCTGTTGATTCTTATTTGGCATATCAACAAAAGTTGATTGATAATCTTGCTGCAAATGAAGATATTAAACAGTTATTGCTTGACGGAACGGCAACAAGCGACAATGTCCAGACTTTGATTGACAATATGATGGCGACACAGTTCCCAACATATTACAATGAGTTGAATAAGCAAATTGAAGAATCAACGAGCGGCATTGATACGCTAACTAAAGTAATTAATTCATATCAAAACACTATTGGCAAACTCAAATCCGCAACCGACGAGTACAATAATACCGGCTCTGTTTCCGTAGAAACTTATAATGAATTAATCAAACTCAATAAAGATTATGCAAACTTGTTTGACTTCTCAAGCGGTAAAATTGCGATTGCTGCTGATGAAGTTGATCGCCTCGTAGATGAACTCATAGCCGAATATGGAGCAACTCTCGCGGCTAATGGCGCAACCGAGGCGCAGATTGCCCAAATGGTTGCTCTCGCTAATTCCCTCTCCAATGTGAAAGATAAAATTCGAGACCTCGAATGGAAAAAGTTCGATGATGTTCAAGAAGAAATCAAAAAGATAACCGATGAATCGGAATTCTTGCTTAACCTCTTGGATAACAGGGATATGGTTGATGATAATGGCAAGCTAACCGAATATGGTAATGCCGCCATGGGCTTACATGGTGTAAACTATAATGTTTATATGGAACAAGCTCAGCGATATGCGGATGAACTTGCAAAAATTGAGTCTGACTTGGCAAACGATCCAGCAAATCAAACTTTAATTGACCGAAAAGAAGAATTGCTTGAATTGCAGCGTGAATCTGTGCTTGCCGCAGAGGATGAAAAACAAGCAATGATTGATTTGGTTAAAGAAGGTATCGAAGCAGAACTTGATGCCCTTGACAATCTTATTAATAAATACAAGGACGCTCTTGATGCTACCAAGGATTTATATGATTATCGAAATAAAGTTTCTGATATCACCGAAGAAATAGGCACTTTGCAAAAGCAAATTATAGCCTATGAAAATGATACTTCTGAAGAAGCAAAAGCACAAATTCAAAAGTTAAAGGTCGATTTGGAGGAAGCACAAGAAGAACTTCAGAAAACTGAATATGACCAGTTTATTGCAGACCAAAAGAAGTTGCTTGATAATCTTTATGACGATTATGAGTCAATTCTTAATCGCAGATTAGATAATGTAGGCACATTAATTAAGGATTCCATTACTGCTATCAATACTAATGCGTCAGACATTAAGGAAACTCTTGAAGCCGCCGTGGGGAGTGTTGATACTACTTTGTCCGATAAGATGGATGCAATTTGGACGGTTGTTGATGAGTGTAAAACTGTTGTTTCAGACTATAGTACAAATAATGACACGATAAGCTCTGGTGTTACAACAATTGAAAACACATTATCTATAATTGTTTCTGCTCTTGAGGCACTTGTCAACGCTGGAAATGAAAGCAATTCTACTGGTAGTTCTGATAGTGGTAGCACTCCGAGTGGAAGTGGCACAACTGAATCAAAAGTTCCATCAAACCCTGGCGGAATTAATATTCCAAAATTTGAGAGTACCTTAAAACGTACTGGCACTTTAAACTCGCAAGACTATTCTGTATCTGGATTAAACGATGCAAGTGTTGGATGGGATGATTGTGAAGTCAAAATTGACGGTCAAACTTTTAAAGTTGCAACATATGATTCCGAAGATAATACCGTATCTGATACAACGGAAAGAAAACTAAACGACCTATTTGGTGGTACAAAGCCACCTGCCAAAACACTCGCAGGACTTGATGGTGTTGTTTATGTTGTCTCCACAGATGGTGGATGGGTAAACTTTGCAGACAAAAATAAACGTTCAGAGATGACCACTGCTTTTTTTAATAAGTTAAATTCTTATAATGAAGGTGGTCTTGCAGATTTTACGGGTCTTGCATGGATGGACGGTACAAAGACCAAGCCTGAAATGGTGCTTGACTCCGAAGATACTCAAAACTTTATTGCGTTAAGAGATATTCTCGCGCAATTAGCGTCCGATAATGTTAGTTTTGGAAATCCTTTGTATTCTTCTTTCGCTCCGATGTCTTACGGAAATAATATTCCTAATTTTGGGGAGAAGTTGGCGCAGATTCTTACAAACTATGGTGAAACAAATGTTGAAAATCATTTCGAGATAACTATTCCTATTGAGAAAGTTGAGGATTACAATGATTTTGTAACTAAACTTCAAAAAGATGGAAAGTTTGAAAAAATGATTCAGGCAATGACTATTGGTAGAATAAACGGTGGAAGTCCGCTTGATAAATATAAATACCAATGGACTAAATAATTTAGAGAGATGGCTTCGGTCATCTCTCTTTGCGTATTGCGAAAGGAGGTATTGGTATGTACGCAAAAGACTTTGAATACGATGGACAATCGTTGAGCGATTATAATTGCATTGTTTGTGATTTTGATGGTTCGTCAGGAGCGGTATTTGCCAGTGCCGGTTCTTCCATCACATTTAATAAAATTACGCGAAATTTTGGCAGAGCTAATTCCCTCTCTGGAATTCAATATGATGAATGCATTACGGCAACATTTGATATATGTAAAGACCCAGATGCAACATTTGATGGTGATATATATTTTACATCTGATGAATGCCGTGATATTATGCGTTGGCTTAATAGAGGAACCTTTCACAAATTTCGAGTTCTATATGACGATGATGATATAGATACATTTTATTATAATGCAAGCTTTAATATAGAAAAAATTAAAGTTGGCGAACGTGTTTGCGGTTTACGGTTGACAATGGAAACGGATAAACCTTACGCTTATGGAGCGGATGAGAAGTTTTCATTTACAGTAACAAGAACGACAACGGCAAAAAACTTTATGGTAAAAGATGTGTCTGATGATATTGGTGATATCTACCCAAAATTACATATCGTTTGCAACGGCACAGGAAATTTGGAGATTTATAATTCCACATTAGATAGAAAAACTATTATCCAAAACTGCGTAGAAGGAGAAGAAATCACAATAGATGGAAACATTCTTATGATTACCTCGACTTCTTCCAACAATATTTGGGATAGATTTAATTATGTGTTCCCACAATTAACGAATACGCTTAAAAATAGAGTGAATAATTTTAATTTTTCCTTGCCATGTGTGGTGACAATTATATATACACCAATTATCAAAGAAACATTTTAAAGCGGAGGTGATATTATGAATTTGAATTTGGATTCGCAACACAACCCCAAACCTCTTACATTAGTATTGGCAAAAAAAGATGGTACAAAACTTGGAACTTTACCAGCCCATCATTTAAAGGTAAACGCAGAATTCAATTCTATGTGGACTATGGAGTTCTCCGTTTATAAAACCAATAATGGTAAAAGGTTGGAAATATGGGATAAGATTGTAGACTTCAAATTGCTATGGGTAAAAGAATTTGATTTGTGGTTTGAAATTCATGTGCAGACTGGTGATGGCAATGTTTGTATAAAGAATATAACGGCGAAATCTCTCGCTCAAGCCGAATTAGCGCAAACGAAAATATACGGAATTGAAATTAATACAGAAATTGATATTAAAAGAGATGATTATTCTCCAACCGTATTTTATGATTCTACGGATGAATCTTGTTCTTTGCTTAATAGAGTGTTAAACAAAACTCCGCATTATAGTATTAAATCTGTCCCTATAAGTTTAAGAAATATTCAAAGAATATTCTCTTTTAACGGTAGTACAGTTTATGAAGCGTTGTCAGAAATAGCAGAAGAAATTGGATGTTATTTTGATTATGCAATTCATTCTGATGAAAACGGGAAACCAAATAGGACTATCACTGTTTATGATTTAAACAGCTATTGTTTGATTTGTAAAAAGCGTGGAGAGTTTAAAGATGTTTGTGAAGAATGTGGTAGTGAAGATGTTGTAAATGGCTATGGTGATGATACTAATATTTTTGTTTCAACGCATAATCTTACAGATGAAGTATCTTTTGAAACAAATGAAGATTCGGTTAAAAATTGTTTCAAATTAGAGAGTGGCGACGATTTGATGGATGCAACAATTATAAACTGCAACCCAAATGGTAGTGGCTACTTATGGCATATCCCATCTTTTATGAAAAAAGATATGCCGAACAAACTTGTTGAAAAAATCGAATCTTATGATGAATTGTTTGAATATTATCAAAATTCTCATACAGTTATGCCGAGTTCAACCCTTACAACATCGTACAACTCTCTGGTTTCAAAATATAAGACATATAAATCAGATTTGAGTAATTTAAAAACATCAATAGTAGGTTTCCCTGCTCTGATGAATGAATATTATAATACAATCGATTTCAAGTTGTTATTACAAAGCAGCCTTATGCCATCTGCGGAAACAATGGAAACATCGGCTTTGGAACAAGCATCAAGATTAACAGCCACGAGAATATCTCCGGTTGCAGTATACTCATTAACATCGGCTTCCTCGTCAACAGTTGATAGCGCTGTTCTTGCTATGGCAAAAGCCCAAGTTGATTATCGTTATCAAGTTAAAATTATTAGTAGCTCTTATTCCGACCAAACTTGGAGAGGCAGTTTTGTTGTAACAAATTATTATGATGAAAAAGATACAGCCAGTAGTTCAGTTATATTAGTAAATATTGTAGAAAACTATGAAGATTATGTTTCTCAAATGTTAGATAAATCATTGTCTAATACAACTGATTATGCTATCGATATTGTCACACTATTTGATATGGGAGACGAGCAGTTCAAGAGCGAATTAAAGAAATATTCTCTCGCAAGACTTAATGCGTTTTATAAGAGCTGCGAGGCTTGTTTAAACATCTTAATCGAACGAAGTGCTGCGAATAGAGAAACTTGGAGTAGTTCTGATGATAATTTATATGATAACTTATACCTCCCATATAGAAATAAGCATAGTTATATTCAGGAAGAAATTTCTTTAAGAGAGTCAGAAATTGCCCTTATTGGTAGTGTTCAAAGTGAAATAAATACATTCAGAGGTCAAATTCAAGATGCTTTAAACTTTGAAAAATACCTTGGAACTGATTTGTGGCTAATGTTTATTGCGTATCGTCGAGAAGACACGTATTCAAATTCAAACTACATTTCCGATGGATTAGACAATGCAGAATTGTTTAATAGAGCAATGGATTTCATAGAGGTTGCAAAAAAAGAATTATACAAGTCTGCAAATCTTCAACATTCGTTGACATCAACGTTGAAAAATCTCTTGGTAATGAAAGAGTTTGATGGATTAACCGATAAATTTGAATTGGGCAATTTTATCCATGTTCAATGTGATGAATCGGTTTATGATGTTCGTTTGCTTTCATTTAGCATAGATTTTGATAATCTTGATGATTTATCTGTAACATTTTCTGATGTCAGAGAGGATGGAACAGATATTGATGATATAGATGATGTGATTGGAAATTTAAAATCCATTGTATCTTCTTATGATAATGTTGCACATCAAGCACAGCAAGGTAATAATAGTAGAAAACAGTTGGATGATTGGACTACAAATGGGCTTGCATTAACAGCATTAAAGATTATAAATAGTGCCGACAATCAAGACTATGTATTCGACGAACATGGTATGTTGTTCCGTAAGTATATGCCGCTTTCTGGTACATATGGGGATGAACAATTAAAGATTATAAACTCCACAATCGCAATAACAAATGATAATTGGATAACGGTTAAAACTGCGGTTGGTAGCCATTACTATATTGACCCGCTCACCAATGAACTTACATATGCTTATGGCATTAATGGCGAAACACTTATTGGTAAAATTATTTTGGGCGAGCAATTAGGAATTTATAATTCTGGAGCAACTCTCCAATTCAACAAAAATGGGCTTATAGTCACTAATGATGTGACAACATTTATGTTAAACCCAAATACAACGGATAACATCTTATCTATTCAAGTAAACAACGAAGATGTTCTTCGAGTTTCAAAAGATGGATTGTATATCACCGGCGAGGTTGTAGCAACATCTGGTGAAATCGGCGGGTTAAAAATAACCAATAATAAACTCCAAATTGGGCTTTCAGATGTTACGAATCTTAGTTCTGCAATTAACGAAGTAGAACGAGAAACCAAAGCTTATGCTGACGGCGCGGTTTCAAGTTTACGTGACACTCTTGAGGCGAATTATGAAACCAAAGATGTTGTTAGCAAAGCAATTAACGAAATACAACGTAGCGCCGAAGTCTACGCTGACAAAGCGGTTTCAAGTTTACGTGAAACTATTGAGGCGGATTATAGCACAAATGAGTCTCTTAGCGAAGCGATTAGCCAAGTAGAACTAAATGCCAAATCTTATGCTGACGGCGCAGTTGTTGAATTACGTGAAACTCTTGAGGCGAATTATGAAACCAAAGATGTTGTTAGCAAAGCAATTAACGAAGTAGAACGTAAAGTAATAAGCGATGTTAACGAAACGCTTTCCTATTTTCAAAACAATATTAGTGCAACCTATAGTACAAAAGAAGCTCTTAATAGTGCAATGAGCAATATAGAACAGGAAGCTAAAGCCTATGCTGACGGCGCGATTGCCAAACTAAAATTGACTACTTCTGTGAATGGTAACACTGCATCAATTAGTATGCAGGCAACCGACAGTGAGGGTTCTACTATAGATATTAGTGCTGACAAAATTACATTTGGTATTCCAGAAAAGGTATCTGACCTTGAAAACGATAGTGGTTATCAAACACCAACAGGTGTTGTGGCTATTATTGAGGGAAAAATAACGGCGGACTTTGTAGAAGGTCTTGATTGTGAGTTTGACAAAGGAAAAATCGGCGGATGGGCAATAGATGGGACATCGTTAAAATCAACCAATACCAATGGTTGCTGTGGTTTATACAGCGGGAACACTTCCCAACTTTTACAGTATAAAAAAAAATCGCTTTTAAACACAGAAGGTGTGAGTTATTCATACGTGCGTTTTTATGCCGGAGCATCATCCAATAGCAATCTTGGTTCCAGTATGTTCGCCGTCCTTGATGATGGCTCGCTGTATGCGAATGCTGCACAAATCACGGGAACAATATCCGGAAGTTTGATTGAAGGTAGCGATGTTAGAACGACTTCCGATCATTATACCGCAAGACTTTGGAACGGCGCTTTGTGGTTCTTTGAAGGCGGCGATACTGGTGATGATATTTCTAAGAATATAGCTGTCTATGATGGTGGCGGTTTTGAATTCACATGGTACGATGGTTCGTCAGTGGGTGTAGTTATTAACGAGAACGATAATGGCTGTATAGCTATCATGTCTGGCGTTTGGGTAGATCCGAATAACGATTTCATTGTTGGGTCTGACGCTAACCTCAAAAATTCGATAGAGCAGTTTGATGATAGATATAATGTTGTTTTTGACAATTTAATTCCCAAGCGCTTTAAATATAACAATGGTCATTCTGGCAGATATCATACAGGATATATCACGCAGGATGTGCAGAATGCGCTAATTACTGGTGGCGTAGACGAAAAAGAGTTTGGAGCAATTTGTACCTTTGGGAGAGGAACAGAACAAGAGTGGAGTGGATTGCGGTATAATGAATTTATAGCACTAAATACTTGGCAAATTCAAAAACTCAAAGCACGATCTGCAACCTTGGAAGAAAAAGTCGAAGCGCTCGAACAAAAAAACAAAGAATTAAGAGAACAACTTTTAAATTTATTGAATCAATAAAGGAGAGATAAAGAAATGAAATTATTTGAAATTATTAAAGCAAGAATGACCGTTGCAATGCTTTACAAAGAAAAGATTGCTGGAAAACTTGCTTACAAATTCTTGAAATTCCTCTCTGCAACTGAAACTGACGAAAAGTTTTATAAAGAGAAATTGCAAGAAATTATAGAAAAGTATGGCGAAAAAGATGATAAGGGAAAATTCATTGAAACAGAGACGGGTATTAAAATAAAAGAAGAATGGCGTGGTGATTGCCACAAAGCAATCGTTGAACTTGAATCCACAGAAGTAGACAAGCCTTCCCTCTCAATCACTTTTGATGAGTTGGAAGATATTAAAATCTCTACTGAAGGTATGACTTCCCTTTTCGCCTTTATTGAAGAAAAATAAAAGCGTTAGGTGATTTAGGTAAATCACTCACGCCAACAACGGAGGATTACCTATGAAAGATATTATATCAATCGGAGACTTTCTTTCTAAATACTCTTTTGCGGAATTTTTGGTATTTGCACTAATTTTCATTTTGGCAATCAAAGAAGGAATTACTTTTGTTGATTGGATAAAAGCAAAAGTTCGCAAATCGACAAATAAGGCATTAGAGGAAAAGAAAGAACATGATAGGATTGAAGAAGAAATCAAAGATTTGAATAAGTTCTATGAAGAAAAGGCAGTTGTTGATAAAGGGTTTGCCGATGCGGATAATAGGTTTAAGAAGATAGAAGATTCTATTGAAATGTTAATCGAATCTGACAAAGAGGACATTAAATCATTTATTACCCTACAGCATCACAAATTTGTGTACGAACAGGAGTGGATAGATGATTACTCTATGGAATGTCTCGAAAAACGATATGCTATTTACGAGAAAGAACATGGAAACTCATTCGTCTTAGGTCTTATGAATGAACTTCGCGCATTGCCGAAACGACCGCCTCGTGATGTCGAACATAGATATGTCGGTACTGCAGAATATGTAAAAAAAGCAAATGAATGAAGTTAATATTATATTGTAGTTAGGAGAGATAAAATGGATATATATGTTGATGTAATTGGTCAGAAATTAAAAATTGCAACCAATCAAAAACGTTTTGTTGTAGGTACGCAAAACTTCATCCGTTTCGTTTTTGATTTATCTGGTGATTGGATTAGCTTAACTTCATTTGCACAATTTAAACAAAATGGAAATCCATATAATCAAACACTTGATAGTGAAAACGCTGTTTTTCTACCAAAAGAAATCAAAGCGGGTGAATTTACTTTAGCTTTGCAGGGTACAAATGCGAGTAAAATTGCAAAAACATTTGAGATTAGTTTATTAGCAATCAAAGACCCTTTTGCAGCCGATAATGAAAGCGGTGGTTCTGACGGAAATCATGGTGGAAATCCTGGTGGAGATACTGGAAATGATTCTCCATCCATACCAACAACAATTGAGGTTGCAACGGTTGAAGAGGTAATAACTTATTTAAGTACACAATCTTAATAATATGGAAGGAGGTTTTTCATGTACACGATACTTATGAATGGCGATAAAAGTTTATCAAAAACTGTTGTGAAAACTTTATTCCAAGGCGAGAAATTAGTTGATAAATTCAGATTCCTCATTCCACAAAAATATAACGATTTGAAGTTATCCGATTTTACAACAACGCTAAAATATATTGACAAAGGTAATACTATTCATTCAGAAAAATTATTGTTATCTAATGAATTATATCAAAATCGTATGTTATGTTTTTATTTGCCTGTCGATAGCGAGCTTACAAAATTCGCAGGAGACATAACTATACATTTGGTGTTGAACAAAGGAAAGCAACATATTTTGCATAGTGGAGAAACAAATATATCCATTAATGCAGTCAATCCTTGTTATCAACATCTTGATATACCCTCTGATAATCCCGATGATGGAACAACCGACTCGCCCAATGATGGAATAATTACCCCATCTGACGGAGATGGATTTGAAGTTATCGAGTTTTAATTTTCTTGAATGTAATTATTACATCATAAATTCATAACAGGAGGACAAAACTATGTCGAATTTATCAAAACACGCTTTTGGTAGCAAGGAAAACATTCAGACAGCCAAAGATTCTGGAAAAATCGACGAATTTGACGTGATTTTTATGGACAATGGCGAGATTGGTTGGGTTGATAAAAACAAGAACACAGTTATCAACACACCGAGAACGCAAAAGGCACATACATTGAATGGTGTATCACTTGGAGCGTTGGAGGATGGCGATACCGTTCCCACTAACACAACTTTTGACGATCTTGTTGCGCTAATTACACAGAAAGCTATTCCCGCTACTTATACAAAGCCCACATTAACAATTTCTAACAATGGTGGACAGGCATCCGGTAATGTTGAAGCTGGTACATCGGTTACACCAAAGCTCAAAGCAACCTTTACTCAGAATGATGCGGGAGATTTATCTGCAATCTCTATTTTAAAAGGTTCTACACAGGTTGCAAATGGCACGACTTCACCGCTTACATACGAAGGCGAAGCAATTGTTGTTGGTGATGAAACTATTACATTTAGCGCATCAGCCACATATGGTGATGCACCTGTAAAGAAGAATAACCTCGGAGCAGAATCCACTGAGAACTGGTTCGCAGGAGACACTATGACTTCTTCTGATTATAACATTACAGGCAAGAGAAATCTGTTCTATGGAACAGGCGTTGGTAGTATTCCTACATTGACATCTGATGTTGTTCGTGCATTGACAAATAAGAAACTTGCACCCACACAGGGATACTCTTTTAACATTACAGTTGATGTTGGACAGCAATATATTGTTATTGCATACCCTGCTACATTGCGCGACATTAACAATGTTACTTATGTTGAAGCAAATGATGGTGGTATGGCGAGCAACTTTACCAAGACAACACTTGATGTTGCTGACGCACGTGGCGGAGAAAATGGCAAAACATCTTATAAGGTGTACACCTATGCTATGGCAGTTCCCGCAGCGGCAACCATGACATTCAAGGTAACAATTTAAAAAGGAGGTAAAATACTATGTCTGCAATTGAAAGTAAGAATTTACTTGTATGGGTAAAGGCTATGTCAAGAGGACAGGCTTTACCTCTTGATGCATCGGAAATCCATAGCACTCTTGCAGAAGCTGAAACTTATGCCGCTTCTGCGATTGCATATGAAGGTCAGACTATTAAAGCAAAGCTCGAAGATGGCAAGTATCATGAATATATTCTTCAGCCATCTGAGTCCGGCTATGTTTTAGAAGAAGTTGGTGCAATCTCGGCAGCCGATTTGAAGCAATACGTATTGGTTGTTGACGTATTACCCGAATCCGGTCAGGAGCAAGGTATTCTTTATATTTGTGGGACTACTGGTTCTATTTGGACTGGAAGCGCATGGAAGAATGTGTTCTGGGATGTTACTACGAATATTCAGACCATATCCGATAAAGTAGATGAGCTTGAAGCTGCCCTTGACGAAAAAGCGCCTATTAGCAATCCTGTATTCTCCGGAGTTGTTAAGGTTGGAGAAGATGAAGTGGCACTTAAACCTTATGTTGAAAGTTTATTTGCGCAGTTAAAAGAATCTTCTATCCCAGACATTGTTGATTCGACCAATCCTATTCCTACAGAATATAAGGCTGGCAGAAGCTATCGCGTAGCCGAAGATGGCACATATGCTGGCGTGGAATGCGAAGTTGGCGACTTAATTCTTGTTGTAAGGGACTACAACGCTGATACTGCATCTGATGCGGACTTTATGGTTCTTCAGAGCAATATTGACGGCGCAGTTACTTCTACTGCCGATACTACAACTATTGGTGAAATCGTTGTATTTGACTCTGTTACTGGTAAGGTAATCAAGGGTGCTGGCATTCAGATTGCATCTCTGAATGATGCGATTGCAAAAGCACATGAACATACTAATAAAGCACAGCTCGATACCTATGACAAAACTCAGGCAGAATTGCTTGCTGCCGCAAAAGAGGAAGCACAAGGCATTGTAGATGCTCTCGGTCTTGATGGCAAGTTTGAGGAAAAAGCAAATAAAGCCAAAACTCTTGCTGGTTACGGTATCACAGATGCTTATACCAAAACAGAAGAGGACACTTACCGTCAAACGCTTGAAGAAAATATCAATAGTAAAGTTAGCGGTTCTGAGGTTGATGCTAAAATCGCTACCGCAAAGGAAGAAATTCTTGACGCGGCAGCACAGAACGCCTCTGATGCGTTAGAGGAAAGAATTGGCGGTATTCCTACTGATACAACCATTAAATCCTATATTGATACCGCAGTTGGTTCTGGCGGTACGGCAAGTGCAACAGCTATCGCTACGGCAAAACAAGAAGCAATTGATACTTCAAAAACCTACACCGACGAACAGATAACTTCCGCATTGGCAGTTGTTGAATTCTAATTAATTTAGAGGAGGTAGGCACGTGACAGATACAATCACCTATCCGATTCTGTCAGTTTGTGCCACGGTGGGAAGTCGTTTGTCCGAGCTTACGATAAAGAACGGGCAACTTATTTTTGTTCAAGATAAGCATCGAATCGCCCTTGATTATGGCGACAAACGTGTTTTTTATAATCAGATTATCGAACTGGAAACAGAGCAGACAAGGAAGTCTTTACTTGCTCCTGTGACTGGTTCTTATTATTTTGTAATTGATACGGCGGTATTCTGGTCATATCAAGAATCTGGTTGGATTCAAATTACTACCCCACCCAAAGAAATAATTTTTATTGGCACAGAATTGCCTAAATTGGGTTCAGTGAAAACCCTATATGTAGATAAAGCAAATAAAGCGATATCTATATGGGACGAAGCTACATTACAGTATGTTATTGTAGCTGATAAAACAGTGGAAATGACCGCAGAAGATATTGATGCGTTATTTCAAAGATAAAACAATTATTTTATTAAAAAGGAGACTTTTATTATGGCAGAACTTATCGAAAAGAAATTTTTAGGTACAGAAGGCGTTGAGAGACTGGTTGAGAACATCAGAACAGAGATCAACAATGGTGATGCTAAGACCCTTCAGGATGCAAAGGATTACAGTGACAGTCTTGCAGAGAATTATGACGCTGCCGGTACTGCGGAAACAAAGGTTAAGGAACTTGCTGATGGTCAGGTAAAGACCAATAAGGAAGCAATTGAGACGTTGAACGGCGACGAGGCTACCGAGGGCAGCGTTAAGAAAGCCGTTAAGGATGCAAAGGATGAGGTTCAGGGCGAAATTGGCGCTCTTGAAGGCCTTGAAACAACTGACAAGGATAACATCGTAGATGCCATCAACGAGGTTAGACGTTCCGTATCTGCAGGTGGTACTGCTGCGGCTATTTCTATTGCGACCGACACCACGTCTGAAGGTGCGGCTAAGTCTTATACAATTTATCAGGGCGAAGCTAAAATTGGAGTCATCGACATTCCTAAGGACATGGTAGTTGAGTCCGGTGAAGTTGTAGTTAACCCTGAAGGTCAGACAGCAGGTACTTATATCAAGCTCGTTCTTGCAAATGCAACAAACGATGTTATCTATGTAAACGTTGGCACTCTTGTCGATATTTACAAGGCACAGGCAAACGCTACTCAGATTCAGCTTGTCGTTGATTCCGCTACAAGAGAAATTAGCGCAACCGTTGTCGCTGGTTCTATTACTGCGACTGAGCTTGCCGCTAATGCCGTTACAACCGAGAAAATTGCAAACGGCAATGTAACCAAAGAGAAACTGTCTACCGCAGTACAGGCTTCTCTTGACAAAGCTGATAACGCTGACGCTAACGCGCAGGCAAAGGCAGATGCCGCTCTCGAAGCCGCTAAGCAGTATACAAACGATGCGATTGGTGACGTTGACCTTTCTGGTATTGCAACCAACGCAGGCGATATCGACAAGCTTGAAGCATCCCTTGCTGAAGGTGGAGCTACCGCAAATGCTATTGCCGATGCGAAGAAAGCCGGTACTGACGCACAGAGCGCAGTAACCGCACTCGCTGATGGAGAAGTTACTGATTTAAGAACAGACGTTGACAACTTGAAGTCCGTAACTTATGTAGAGATTACTACCGCAGAAATTGACGCCATGTTTGCTTCTTAATATAACTTTATAGAGTAGGGAGAAATCCTCCCTACTCTATTATATTTGCGGAAGCAAAACACTTAAAATACTTAAGAAAGGAGCTTGCTATGGCAGATATTAAAAATAAATTGGTAACAGTTGAATCTTTGGATTATGTCTATGACTCACTGATTCAAAAGATAGAGGACAGACTTGCAGAAGCCCTATACATCCCAATAGAGATCAATAGCTTCAGCAGCAGTATTACGAGTGCAGAAATTGGTTCCAATATCACATCGGTCACACTGGACTGGTCGCTTAATAAACCAGCGTCAAGTGTAAAAATTGACGGAAATGTCATTCAAACCGCTGGTACTACCGGCAGTATAACATTAACTAACCTGAATATCAAAAACGATAAAACTTGGACATTAACTGCTGAAGATGAAAAAGGAACTGCCACCATCAAGACTACGAGCGTGACATTCTTGAATAGGGCATATTGGGGAACGGCGATCGAATTCACGACAGAAGCAATGTCTTCGGCTTTGGCAAGTTCAAAAGAACAAACATTTACTGTAACTGCTAATTCGGGAGAATATATTTGGTACGCAATTCCTTCAAGGATGGGAGCGTGTTCGTTTAATGTTGGCGGTTTCGGTGGCGGTTTCACTCTTGTAAATACAATCAATATTACCAATGGTAGCGGATATAGTGAATCATACTATATTTATCGTTCCGATAATGCAAGCCTTGGTTCTACAACCATAACTGTTTCGTAAGTGGGGTGAAATATGGCAGAGTACAATGGTTCTATTGAACTGATTAGCGGCATCAAGCCGAAGAATAACGGAGAATTCCCACTTGTCAATGCACGAGATGTGCAAGTTGATGATACTGGCAAGCGTTTAGACGAAGTTCTTGCAAGTATTCTCGCTAACGGCGGCGGTGGCGGTAATGGCTCGTACACGCTGACAGAAGCTGATATAGCACTGATCGTACAGCGTGTTCTTGCCGAACTCAAAGTATATTCGGGAAACTACGAAGTAACTCCATCCACCCAAAAACAGCAGCTACCAACAGCGCAGGCAATTATGGAGCAAGACCTATTTGTAAAAGAAATACCTTATAGCGAGGTATCTAATAACGAAGGCGGAAAGACCGTCAATATAGGATAAAGAAAGAGGTAAAATTATGGCAAAAATTTCAAAAGTTATTTACGCAGGCGAAACACTTATTGACTTAACGAATGACACTGTTACAAAAGACAAGCTTCTTATAGGCGCAACGGCGCACGGTAAAGACGGCGAACTTATTGAAGGAACTTGTCCTTACGATGCTGATACAAGTGAAGCCAATGCTGCGCAGGACGAAATCATTGCAGGTCAAACAGCTTATGTCAGAGGCGTCATGGTTACAGGCACAATGCCAAACAAAGGTGCTGTCAGCGGAACGATTTCGTCTAAATCAGGAAAATACACCGTGCCGCAGGGCTATCACGATGGCTCTGGCACAGTACAGATTGACTCGACAGAACAGGCGAAGCTGATTCCTGCTAACATCCGCGATGGTGTAACGATTCTCGGTGTAGAAGGTACTATGTCGGGAACAGAAGGTGTTAAAGCGCAATCCAAAACTATTACGCCGTCGGCAACGCAACAGACCGTTCTTCCTGATTCGGGATATAACTATCTGTCAGAGGTAACGGTTTCTTCGATTCCCTATGTGGAAACCAACAATTCCGCAGGGGGCAAGACGGTAACGATCGGCGGCGGTGGTGGCACTCTGATTTCCTTCTCCATTGACAGTAAAAGCTATCAAGCCAATCAAGGAATGACTTGGGGGGCGTGGGTTGATAGCAGCTATAACACTGACAATTATGCGGTAGACCCAATCGACAGAGTAATTCAGCCTTATGGTTCAACTTCTACTGCAGTATATCCTTCGCAAAATGGTAGCGTAGTTACATCGTCAGACGTGATAATTAGCGGAGGACAGTACCAAGTTCTTTCGTATTAAGAGGTGATGTAAATGGCAGTCAATAAGGTTATTTATGACGGAGATACTCTTGTTGATTTAACAGATTCCACAGTTACACCAGAGACACTCGCGGAGGGTGTGATCGCCTATAATGCCAAAGGCGAGCGCATTGTAGGCACGGCAACCTTTGGTGGTACCGGTCTTATTTCCTTTACCATTGACGGTACAAGTTACCAAGCCGATCAAGGGATGACTTGGGGCGCGTGGGTAACAAGTTCTTATAACACTGACAATTATGTTGTAAGCCCCCAATATGGAGTGATTCATCCTAATTATAGTGATTCTGTTGCAGTATATCCTTCGACAAGCTCTACCGAAGTCTATTCGAGAGATGCGATAATGAGCGGATGGCAGTATCAAGTTCTGTCGTGGTAAGGGACGATATCAAATGTAGAAAGGAGAGATTAAAATGGAACAAAAAGAATATGCGGGTTTAAGAAGTTTAAGAGATTTCTTAAACAAATTAAAAAAACTATTTGCAACCAAAACAGAAGCAAAGGTATTCGTTGCCATTTCATATGAAACAGCTTTTCAAGAAATCATTGATGCGGTCAATGCAGGTCGCGTCGTACAAGCAATAGATGAAAATGGTATACTGTATAATTTGGCAACCACTTTGAACGGTGAAGGATGCGTATTTACGCAAACCGATGGAAGTTGTGTTTATGCTTTAATTGTAACGGCAGACAATCAATGGCAGCAAGGTAATGTGCTTTTCCCAAACGCAGAAGATTATTATACTACAAATATTATTGACACTCTTCTTGTAAATAAAGCAAACGCAACTCATACACATGATGACCGTTATTACACCGAAACCGAAATTGATGAGATGAATCAATCTGTAGTACAGGATGTTGGCAATCTTATACTCAAAATGTATGATAATGGTCGTGATTTTACTGCGGAAGACCAAGTACGACCTATTAGGCAAATCGCCAATGATGAGGCTAATAAAACTTTAGAAACTGCTAAATCTTATACCGATACAAAAACATCTGATCTTGCATCTACTTCTTCGGTAAATACAAGTATTAGCACCCATAACACATCCAATTCTACTCATAATGATATTCGTGATTTAATCGCCGGCTTAACTACCCGTCTGAACGCTCTTGCTAACAGTGATGACACTACTCTTGACCAAATGAGCGAAGTTGTCGCCTACATTAAAAATAACAAGAACTTAATTGATGGCATTACGACAAGCAAGGTTAATGTGTCTGATATTATAAACAACCTTACAACAAACGTTACCAATAAACCTTTGAGCGCAGCTCAGGGTGTTGCCATTAAATCCTTAATTGATGCGTTGCAAGATGAATTGGATTCTCATACTCATGCTATTTCGGATGTATCTGGTCTTCAATCTGCCTTAGATGGCAAGGCTGCTTCGTCTCATGGCACTCATGTATCTTATTCAACAACGGCTCCTGTCATGGATGGGTCTGCTTCGGTTGGCTCTGCAAGTACAGTAGCGAGAAGCGACCATAAACATCCTACCGATACAAGTAGAGCGTCTAAGACAGAATTTGATACTCATACAAGCAACAAGTCTAATCCTCACGGTGTTACGAAATCGCAAGTTGGATTAGGGAACGTAGATAACACTTCTGATATAAATAAACCTGTTTCTGCGGCACAAGCAACTGCTATTCTTGATGCTAAAACAAAAGATGTAAGCGGCAATGCTTTTCAAAGAGTATTCTGTTCGATGATTCCTTATGGAACATCGATTCCTGCGAATGCAGACATAAATACTACTACTTATCTGAAGGTAGGTAACTTCTATTGTTCTAAAAATGCAGATGTGGCAACTATGACAAATTGCCCTACAACAATGGCGTTTATGATGCAAGTATATTCACCGCTGTCAACTACAATTGATAACGAAACAAGTAAAACTTGGGTTTATAGATTAAGAAAGATTATTGACCACAAGGGTAATGAATGGTATCAAAGTGTTAACTCTGGTGGAACGGCTGGTACATTTACTTATAATGCATGGCAGAAAATTCTGAAAGATACTGATACTGCTACTACTTCTAAGAATGGTGCAATGTCTAAGGATATGGTGACAAAACTTAATGGTATTGCAGCTGGTGCAAATAAGACAACTGTCGATTCTGTATTGAGTGCTAGTTCTACAAATCCTGTTCAAAACAAGGCGGTTACCACTAAATTAAATGAAGTTGCCGGGCTTGTTAATCAGATGGTTTCTGATAAAGCAGATAAAAGCGGACTGACTTTAGGAGTTCATACAGACGGTCTGGTGTATCTCTTTGTGAATGGTGTGCCTCAAGGTAGTGGCTTAGATATTAAAGCAGATGTGGTTGAGGGTGATATATCTGGTTATATCGAAGACAACAATGTAATAACTTTACGTGGTGATCTTCCAGATGGAACATATACACTTAGGTTTGAGCATAGTGATGGCAGCTTCTCACCTGTTGGCGGCCTTGAAGTTGACGATGTTGCTGATTCTTATGCTGCCACTTACCGCCTAACAAATTGTACTATCAGCCACAACCCTGCAGTTGTTACACAAGACTATCACGCCTTTGTCTATGCGGATGATGGTTATGAGTTACAGAGTGTAGAAGTTCTAATGGGTGGAGTAGATGTTACTAATCTGTATGTTGACAGTAATGAGATTAACATTCCTAAATTAACGGGGGTTCTTGTTATTACTGCTGTTGCAGAGAAAGCTGCTGCGATGGTCAACCAAATTCCGATTTCTACAGATTCAAGCGGCAATCATTTCAACGGCGGCAAGGGTTGGAAGACAGGATACAGGCTTTCTCTGTCAGGCGGTGGCGAGAGTGCATTGGCAAATTACGAATGTACAGGCTTTATTCCATGCACGGCAACTGATGATATTTGCATTAAAGATATTGGTATTAACAATGAAAACAACTCCAATATTACCTGCTATGACAGTAATAAGCAACCAATTTCTGTTAACGGTAGTAATAAAGGAACTTCATTGTATCAATTGTTCGTTACAGATGGAACATACAAAGGCAATGGTGTATATGCTTCATCGTTGACCAATTGTTCACTCTTTACGAATCTTTCAAATGTTGCTTACATTCGTATCGGCAGCTCACGAATTACCGACGAATCTATTGTGGCCATAAATCAAAACATAACAACTTCATATACCAACTTGATCCCGCTTTCAGTTAACGAGAGTGGAAGTGATTATGTTGGCACTAACAGTGAAGATGGCTATAAAGCCGGATTCAGAATAAAGTCATCAGGTGTTGAACAGGCTGAAAGTACTGCTTATTGTTCTGGTTTTATTCGTTATGAGAATATGACTTATGTCTATCTTAAGAATATTTCATTGAGCAGTAATTCGAATGCTAACGCGATTGCTTTTTATAATACGGACAAGCAACTTGTTAAACAAGCTGTATTTGGAGACCCGTCTTTAGGATATTCTTGGATACAACTTGAAAATGGTGTATGGCGATTTGATGTCATTGGCATCTCTTCATCCGTTCCTGTAAGTGAAGGTTATTTACGTTTCTCTTGCGGAAGCATTACAGATGACACAATTCTGACCATCGACGAACAGATTTCCAGCAATTTGAGTCAGTTTACTATTGAAGGTACGACATACCAATTCGAGGAAGGTATGACGTGGGAACAATGGTTAGAGAGCGATTATAATACGACGAATCTTGAAACTGGAGAGTATGACGAATCTATGGGCGGTTATACTATTATGCCCGAAGATGACCATTCATTGGCACTTAGTGGTACAACACAAGAGTGGGCAGTTACCACAGATGTTATCGTAGCGGGAACAGCCTATGAAACCATTATGTGGTGAGGTGATGTAAATGGCGTATAGATACAAGCACTTTATCCCTGAAAACACAGCTCCTAAAGGTGCGGTAAGGATAGGTGTATACGACAGTAGTGGAGCTAAAGTTTGTACAATCCCTCTCGGTCGACTAACGCCTGTAGTTAGTGCGAAGTTATACTCTTTTGGGTTAGTAAGCGATATACACTTCTACAAAAAGGGAGAATCTTGGGTTACTTGGGATCCTGAAGGGAAGTTTGACAAGGCTCTTTCCTTCTTCGAAAACAACGATTGTGTTTTTTGCGCTCACTGTGGAGATATTACGCAAACAGGCCTTTATGACGATGGTGACAAAGTTAACCTACAGCCTGCCCAGTTTGCTCACTTCAAGGAAATATGTGACAAGCATACTATTCCTGTTCACGGATGTTGCGGAAACCACGAAAGCTATGTTGTAGATATCACAAACAACTTAACCGAATTGAAAACTTACACAGGCAGGGATCTATATTACACCGTTTCGCAAGGAAATGATGTGTTTATCTTTGTAGGGCAATCAAAAGGAAGCAAGCCAATGAGTGATGAAGCATTCCAATGGTTAGGCACAACACTTGAGGCAAATAAAAATAAAAGGTGTTTTGTGTTTGTTCATCCGTACATCAGTAGTGGAAACCCTGTTGGCGCTTACAAAACGGTTCCAATTTTCGAAAATTGGAATCGATTGTCGGAGTTCAAAAGCCTGTTAAGCCAATACAAAAACACAATCATTTTTCATGGGCATTCACATACGAAGTTTGAGTGCCAAGAATTAGATACTACTGCCAACTATTCAACATCGGACGGCTTCAAGTCTGTTCATGTTCCTTCATCGAGTTCTCCAAGAGATGTAGTTAATGGTGAACTTGTTGTTCGGTATGATGAAAGCCAAGGCTATCTTGTAGATGTGTACGAGGATTGTATCGTGCTGAACGGCATGGACTTTATCAACAATAAGCCCGTGCCGCTTGGCACTTACAAAATTAGCACAACGGTATAAGTCTCAGTAGCAGGAGTATTTGAAAACTATAGATAAACTTTGAAATATAAAGGTGTTATTTTTAAGACTATATTTGTCGATAGAATGAGAGTATCAATAGGCATAGTATGGGGCATTGATCATAAGAGGCGGCATGAACTGTCAGAATTCTGTCAGATTTGCAAAAAGATTTATTTTTTGAAATAAAATGTTGCAATTTGTAAAACAAAATGATATAATACAAATGGTGATAGGATATTTTTCGACAAATTGTTCGCACTCTTAATAGTATAATGTAAAAAACAAAAAAATAAGGGGCGACAAAAAATGAAAGAAAGAAGGAGAAAAAAAATGGCAGTATTAACAGCAAAATGCGATCGCGTCTTCTTAGTTTCTAAGGAAAGAACTCAACTCTTCAAAGAGCAAAAGAAGAATGAAAAAACTATTGAAAAAAACAGAGAATTGACAAACAAAATAGTTAAAAAGATTGGAATCATTGAAGAGAAACAATGATAACACACAAGTATGGAGAAGAATACCAAATATCTTTTCACCGAGTAAATGACAACGACGCTGAAATCCTAAAAAAATTCAATTGTGAATATCCCGCCATTAGTGATTTTGTTCAGAATGAATGTTTAACATCAAAAAAAAGATGTAACATATTTATTTGTCGACGAAGAAAACAACAGACTTATAGGAGTTTGTGCAATTTGCTGTAACGGTATAGCGGTTGTTGAAGAATTGAATGGTAGAACATATAACACAAGTATACCGTCTATAGAAATAGATTACTTTGCAATAGATGAAGATTATAGAAGCCTTCTATATGACAAAGATTCTACGAGGTATAATACTCTTAGTCAGGCGTTATTTTTGGCCATGATTGAATATATAAATTCTATTTCTATAAACAGCGTTGGAGCTACGCATATATGTCTATACGCAGTTCCTAAAGCCGTAAATTTTTATAAAAGGTGTGGTTTTGAGGAATTTAGTTCTTTTATGAAGAGAGATGAGCTTCCTTTTATAGGCGGATGCACTCCCATGTTCTATGTTATGTGAAAATTGATAAGAACAATAATATTTCCAACACGTCGGTAAACCATACTAACCGCGCAAAAGCTAATGTAAATACCCCTGCTATGCAGGGGTATTTTTTTTGCCATTATAGTACGATTTGATATTTATACGTTATAGCGGTTAAGTGATCCGGCAGGGTTCGTGATGTTCTTGGTAATTCCTTGTTTCGCATGGGACACATAACTAAAAAGATGGTCGAAAAGTACGAAAACGACCTCAAGAACGGCAGCAAAGACATAGGAGTTGTCAAAGAGGTAGTTCTATTCCTTAATGGTCAGATATTTTTCGAAAAGGTAATACTTTCTAATGTTATATTTAATGATACAATATAAACACTATATTAGGATTGAACGCTAAGCGATTTTATTATCTATGACTGCTCAAACTTTTGAATACAAGCGTTCTTAAAAGGGAAAGTCTAAATCGTCATATTTATAAATACATATCTTAAATTCACAAAATACTCGAACTTTGGATAATCGGATGGGAAAATGTCAAACGAATATTTTCTACCTTTTTATTGGTTGCGTCGATTCGGCAAAACTTTTAGTTTTAGGGTGATATAATATTATCTACCTATATAAAGGCAATAAATAGACATTATATGTATTTGGCGAAGAAAAATCAACTAATAAAACAAGAATTCACAATATTTTTACAAATTTATTATAAAAAGGGCGGTAGAAAAGTTGACAAAATTTGACTATAATGGTAGAATAAATTGTATTAAAATCAAGCCATTAAATAATGGAAGTATTGAAATTTCAATGGAGGTAAATATAGAAGGCATTTCTGCCCAAAGAAGCCTTTCGCATTATAGAATGAAAGAATTAGAGATTAATTTAACAAAAGCAACGAATTATCTTGTCCAATTATTTTATAGAACAGGTAAAAGGTATTCTTGCACCAGAACAAAATTAGGAAAATTACTTTCGATAGTTGCTTTCGCGTATGCCGGGCGCGACTGCATAGCATTCAAAGAAACGATATATAAATATGATGATTGCGGCACGGCAATTCAAGAGATAATGGACAGATTTAATGACAGCGAAATATATACCCGTTGTAAATATGATGACAACAGAAAAAGCATACCTGATGGTTCTATTGCCAGCCCATTTGATTTGAATGTAGTAATCCCAAAAGACTACGAGGATATCTCTGGTCTTGATTTAGGCGTTACGGATATGATTGACTCTGTGTTCAAAACCTTTGGTGCGTATACTCCCAATGACCTCGGAGAATGCATTAACCCAATTGTTGATAGCCGTGGAGTCGCGGGTGCTAATAAAGAGGTATGCCTTAAAAGGGTTAAAGAATTAAAACGCGCAGATTTTTCCGACATTATGGACAAACCAACATCTTCCTTGATAAAATACTTGTTTAACGACAAAGTAGCTTGGAGAAAAAATAAAGATGCATTGTGAAGAAGAAAACTATGATCGAATTGAACAATTGATTGATGAATTTTGCTCAATCATATTGACAAAAAAAGATTCTTTAGACGAAACTGATATACAGAAAGCTAAACAATATATCGATTCTTTGTCACCAGAAGATACGTCAAACTTGAATGTCAGAGAAGCAAAAACCAATCCGAAGATCAGATCGTTTGTTCTTAAAAAAATAGCGCGGTATATCAAATCGTATTACCAAGATTCAGAATTTGAAGCGCATCAATTCAAAAGACCATTTGAATTTGATGCTTTAGGTTCTTACGCTTCGTTTTGTGAACAATGCAAAGAATATTATCAAACAAAAAATCTACGTCATCCATTTCCGACCGTGCTTGATTTTACTATTGATTACATCCAAGAGATTAGTGAACATTACCGCGTGTTTGTCCATTTTTACGATATTCGTTCTGCTCAAACATCAGGAAGCACTTTGCGCAAAATGGAAAAATCAGCAGAAAGCAAAGCAGCTGATGCAGTACAAAAAATCACAGAGAAGGTCGTTGACAGCAAGGTCGAAGACGCCGTAAAGTCTCAAATGCATCGAGTAACATCCAGAATGTCTGAGACAAGTGTAACTATATTAGGTATATTCTCAGGAATTGTTCTTAGTATAGTTACAGGATTATTTTATTTTTCTTCGGTTATTGAAAGCATTAACTCGGCAAATTTTTATAGGTTATTTAGTATTTCCGCTCTTGTTGGTCTTGTATGCCTTGTCTTCATGACAACTATGTTCCGTTTTATAGCAAAAATTGGCGGCAAAGAAGATATGAAATTTTTTTCTGATAATACTGTCATGTTTGTTTGTATCGTACTAATCTTGGTCATGGTCGCTGGGTTTATCTTACAGTTTGTTTGCCCTGATTCTGATACGAACATAAGTCAAACGAATGTCGATTCAAATGTAACAATAGATGTAAATGTCTCCTTGGCTGAGCCGATCAGCGAAACTCCGGTGGACGAAGATTGCGGAGTACCACAAATATAAAACAATCAGTGGCATACAAATACCCCTGCACATAGCAGGGGTATTTTTTTTTGCGTTTTCAATTATGCGCCTACTGTAATGCCATTCATGCAATTATAAAAAGTTTCCTGGCTGGATTTATCATCAATAGTCACTAATGTGTTAGCGACATTTTTTTGCATTCAAAAATATGAGTGCATAATTTGTGCTATTATGATATTGTAGTAGTGTGTATTTTTTTTTTGATATAAAAAAACAAGGATTGGTAATCCTTGTTTTTTTACGGCATACTTGTATTTATCGCGGTTTAGTTATTTTTAGTAAATTTTTAGTAAAACAATGATCTCATTTTATAAAATGATCAAATGTAAGGTGTTTTAAGAGGTTTTAAGGAGTTTTAATACCTTTTTTCGCAACTTATAGCTCAGTCGGCTTCATTGTGGGGATTAGAAGAACATCGCTTTCTACGTTGAATAATATACTATATATTGCGGTATTTTTGTCGTCAAAACACAATATATAGTAATCTCTTTTGTTTTTTTATTCGCCTACTTCTTAAAACTTTGCAAAACTTCTTAAAATGAACGCTTCAATTTTTGCAAATTTTTTAGTAAATTTAGCAAATCTTCATTTTGCCCTCCAGACCCGCAAACGACTCTTTCTTCTTATCACGAGTTGCCTCATTATAAACATCCATCGTCGTTGAAATGTCGGAATGTCCCATAATCTCTTGAATGACTTTGATGTTGGATTCATTCTCACACATACGAGTACAGAAGGTGTGTCTCAAATTGTGAACCGAGAAATGCGGTAGAAGTAAAGGCTCTCTGTTTTGCCTTTCCGCAAGTTCACTTTCTGCGACATTGTAATCTCGTGTAATTCGTTCAATCGCTCTGTTAATGTTGTGCGGGGAAAGCACTCCATTAAATCTGTTAGAAAAGATAAAGCCAGAATAACCATCAATGACAGTTTGATTAAAACCCTCTTGCATCTGTCTCAAACGCTCATTAAGCAATGCTTTTCTCACAGCCTCAAACATCGGTATCTCACGCTCACCTGCTTTTGTTTTCGGAGTTGAGATATAGAACCCAGACTTGCCGGTGAACTCATCTGGTCTGTAAATAAGGCTATGGTTAATATTGATAATGCCGTTCTTGAAATCACAATCATCCCAAGTCAAACCAACGATTTCTCCAACTCTACAGCCTGTGCCAAGAAGAACTGTGAACAACGGCAGCCAGTGGCTATAAACACTGTGAGACTTGGCGAACTCAACAAATGCTTCTTGTTCCTGAACTGACAATGCGTGTCTTTTTGGTTTCTCCCAATCGTTGCTCTTTTTGATTTCAGCCATTACACCATCGGTAGGATTAACACGGATATAACCGTCTCTAACTGCCGTGGCGAAAATGGGATGCAAAATAGTGTGAATTATTTCCATACTATTCGGCTTGAAACCAACCTCACGAATGAGGTGATTGTAGAATTTTTTGATGTCGCTGTATTTGATTTCCGAGAGTTTCCTGCGACCAATAGAGTCCCAAACATACTTTTTATACATATACTTGTAGTTGGTTCTCGTTGAGGTTTTTAGCTCCTGCTTCTGCTCAATATAATCCTCGTAGAAAGCGTTGAGTGTCATTTTTTTTGCTTTGAATGAATCTATCTCATCCTGCAAGTCTTTGGCAATTTCTTTCTCTAATTCTCGCAAGCATTTATCAGAGCGTTTCCCTTTGGGCGGTCTATCGGTTTGCGTTAGCGTCCAACTATAAACAAACCTATCATTTCCCTTTGAATCAACATATCTATACATATATCTGCCATCGCTCTTTTGGTATTCACCTTTTCCTAAGAGACGATTTTTTGTATCGCGTCTTTCTGCCATTTTTATTTTCCTTTCAAAAAACCGCAATACAAGTATGTTACCTATATTATACTATATTGCAGTTTTAATGTCAATCATTGTTTCTAAAAATTACTATTTTTTATTATATATAATTTTGTTCTGAAATCCATTGTTCAAATTGAGGTCTTTTTATTCTAATCCAAGAGCCAACATACAATACCCAATCGAGAGTCTTGTCTTCTTCTATAATTTTTCTCAATCTATTTTCCCCCAACATTGAGTATGCCGCAGCTTCTTCAATGGTCAAACACAACTTTTGACATGGTAATAAATTTAATTTACTCATTATTATAACCGCCTTTTTAATAAAAGCAGTTTATACAAAATAAACTGCTTTTACGTTTAATATATCCATAGACATCAATTTAATGTCTATAATTTATTTATAGATTAATTAATTCCTGTACTTCCGAATCCACCACGATTTTTACCATCAAGCCGGTCAACCTCAATGAATTCAAGGTCTGGTTGTTTTTCAACAATTCTGAATTGGCAAATTCTATCATTCTTATGAATAACTGTATCTCGCTCTGCCTTTGCAGGGAACTTCCACTGGTCGTTATCTCCACAATAAGATTCATCAATAACCCCCATATGATTTGCCTGAGTAATGCCGAAATTTTTATATGTACTACTGCGAGGAACGACATGAGCCTCGTATCCCTTGGGAAGAATCATGCCGACACCGAGATTAATCAGTTTAAACTCACCCTTGGCAAGTTCTACATCTTCTGCCGCTCTTAAATCAATCCAATCTCCAATTTCCATCTTGGAAATCTTGTCAATCTCTTTTGAAAAATATTTAATTTTAATCTGCTCCATATTTAGTTCTCCTTGACTATTTTAATAATCGTATCTACGATTGAATCGTAATTTTTTACATTCCCCTTTAACTCCGTGTAGTTTATATTGTATTCGTTAAGCAATGAACACAAAGGATTTTGTAATGCGTCACTTTCTTCTTCAGTCTGAATTCTACCTTTTGGATTATATGGTTTATCTCTTAACAGCAAATAGGACACGTTGTTAAAGGAGTTAAAGCAATCCATAACAGTATCGTGGAATGCTTTTCCGAGAATTTTACTTCTATTATATAAAATGCTTAACGGTAGCGGGCTATCGGTAACAAGAACTTCTACCTTATCTCTACATCTACTCATTTTATAAAACTGTTCGCCAAACATATAACATTGGTTGTCTGGTTTAAATGCTTCTTCATTATTTTCCCATGCTTTGTCTTTGGCGAATTCTGTGATTAACTCTGCGTTAATTCCAGCCATTTTCAACTTACTAAATATGTAGGCGGCACCAGTAGACTTCCCTGCTGATGGTACTCCAAATAAGTTCACAACTATACATCCATCCAACGTATTCACCTCCATTCGCATAACGCATTGTTAGCGATTGACTTCTTAATATCAATAATTCGCTGATTTGTGCTTCCGGCGAATACGATATGTTCGTTATATATATCTTGTTTGTCCAATTGGAAATTGCCATCTACAAGAACATCTGCATTCTGAATCAGCTTATATTTTTGTAATGCAACAAGGTTTTCCCATGTATACCCTGAGTAAACCCAAATTATTTTATTTGGAAATGAAACCCTTATTTTATTAATGAGAGAAACAACTGTTTCTATATTTTCATCACACAAAGGCTCTCCGCCCAAAATAGATATTCGCTGAATATATTCATGGTCGGCAAGACTAAGGAATAACTTTTCAGTTTCTTCTGTCCATTCTTTGCCGCCATTAAAATCCCATGTCTCCGGATTAAAGCAGCCTTTGCAATGGAAATGACAGCCCTGAACGAACAGGGAGATTCCAACTCCCCGTCCGTTTGACACATCCATTTTTCTAATCATGGAATATCTCATTAAGGCGTTTCCTCACATTCTTTATCGTCGATGTGAAGGACTCTTTCTTTGATTTCCTGAGTTCTGCCTTGATTCCAAAAGTTTGTACCAATATAACCGCAAGTTCTTCGTGTAACGCTCATTTTGCTTTGGTCAGTATTACCACACTTAGGGCAACGCCAGTAAAGGTTACCGCTTTCTGCATCTGTTACAATTTCAATTTCCTTATCGTATCCACATACCGTACAATAATCACTCTTAGTATTAAGTTCTGCATACATAATGTTGTTGTAGATGAACTCAATGATCTGAAGAACAATATCAAGGTTGTCGGAAAGGTTTGGAATTTCAACGTAACTAATTGCGCCGCCGGGACTCAATTTTTGGAATTTAGCTTCAAGAGCCAATTTATCAAATGCGTTGATTTCTTCAAATACAGGAACGTGATACGAATTGGTGATATAGTTTTTATCCGTTACGCCTTCGATAATTCCAAATCTCTTTTGGAGACACTTTGCAAACTTATATGTGGTTGTTTCGATTGGTGTTCCGTAGAGGCTATAATCAATAGATTCTGCTTCTTTCCACTGCTTACACTTATCGTTAAGAGCCTGCATAACCTCAAGACCAAACTTTTCACCAATATCCCCATCTGTGTGACTATGCCCAGTCATATACTTAACACACTCATAAAGACCAGCGTATCCAAGTGAAATTGTTGAATAGCCACCATGCAAGAGTTTATTGATGTTCTCACCCTTTTTGAGTCTTGCAATAGCTCCATGCTGCCACAAGATTGGAGCAACATCAGATAAGGTATTCTCAAGTCGGTTGTGCCTAATCTGTAGTGCTTTATGGCATAACTCAGTTCTTACTTCAAGCAATTTCCAGAAGGCATCAAAATCACCCTTTGAAGAAAGTGCAAGGTCAACCAAATTGATAGTAACAACGCCCTGATTGAACCTGCCGTAATATTTTGGATTTCCGTTTTCGTCTACATAAGGCGTAAGGAAACTGCGGCAACCCATACACGCATAGCAATTTCCATTGCCGTTTTTGTCAATTTTATATTCGAGCATTTTCTTTTCAGAAATGTAGTCAGGAACAAGACGCTTTGCGGTACACTTTGCTGCGAGTTCTGTTAGATACCAATACTTTCCGCCGCGCATATTATCTTCTTCAAGAACATAAAGCAATTTAGGGAAAGCAGGAGTTACCCATACTCCTTGCTCATTTTTGACACCCTGAATTCTCTGTCGCAATACTTCTTCGATAATTAACGCAAGGTCTTGTTTGGTTTGAGTGTCTTTAGTTTCTCCAAGATACGCAAACACTGAAAGAAAAGGAGCTTGCCCATTTGTGGTTTGCAGCGTTACAACTTGATATTGAATAGTTTGTACGCCTCTATTGATTTCCTTTTTCAATCTTTTTTCTGTGATTTTCTCAACCGCTTCTGTGAACGCCTCGCTATCGGCAAGATTGAGAACATCTTTGAGTTCTTTAATTACCTCTTTGCGGATGTTATTTCTACTTACATCAACAAACGGTGCGAGATGAGAAAGAGAAATTGTTTGACCGCCATACTGACTTGATGCAACTTGTGCAATAATCTGTGTTGCTACGTTGCAGGCAGTAGAGAAACTATGAGGTTTCTCAATTAAGGTATTGCTAATAACTGTACCATTCTGAAGCATATCTTCAAGATTGATAAGACAGCAATTATACAATGCTTTCTGCAAGAAGTAATCCGCATCATGGAAGTGAATGATGCCATCATCATGAGCCTGTACAATATCAGGCGGCAAATACATACGGCGAGTAACATCTTCGCTTTCAATACCGGCAATGTAATCTCGCTGTGTTGTTACCAGCATTGCATTTTTGTTAGAGTTTTCATTGTTCCAATAGTCGCTTTTACCAGTAAGTAATTCTTTAATCGTGTCATCCGTTGAGTTTTTTACGTCTCGCTGGAATTCACGAACACTTCTATATCCTTCGTATGCTTTTGCGGTAAGTGTTTCGCCTTTACCAATGAGCTTTTCAAAAACCATCGACTCAACAATGTAAATGCTCAAATCTTCAATGTATGCAGCCTCGGTTTCGATTTCGTCAGCAATTTCATGAGCTATGTGTGGTTTGATAACGCCACTACCGAACGTCATAGCCTTCATAATGGCATCGTATATTTTTGACTTATCGAATTCAACCTCGGAGCAATCGCGTTTAATAATTATCATTATTAGTCTCCTTTGTTGTTTAGATTTAGTTATAAGAGTAAATAATTAACGACATACTCTGCCGCATCTTCAAAATTATCCTCTTGTCTTAATAATGTTAAATTAATCAATGGATGGTTAGCATTTGATTTGCCAACACCAATCACGTAGATATGCCTATAACCAAAAGAATTCATGGAATCAATAACTCCAAGTTTGTAATAAGTGTCAACACTATCATCAATATCGCTCAAATTAACAATAACAATATCACTATCTTTAACCTGGTTCAAATCCCAATCCTTGACTTCTCTCTCACTCTTATGTTCAGTTTTATCATATCTGTAATAAGTCGGAGGATGGATAAACGTAATATTAGCCTCTGTTTTCTGTTTGATAAGATGCTCAATTTCTTTTCTCCACCCCATCTGTTCTTCATATGAGAGACCAGCCATTTTGCCTGCTGTATAAATCTTAAAATACTTCAAAACATCCTCCGTTAGAAAACTGTGAGCTGTTGATTTCTAAAATGAGGGTCTGTCTTTGTAATGATATCTAATAGAATATCGAGCATTTCTTCTTCGTTGTATCTATACTGAGAATTATCAATTATGTAATCAACCTCATTTGCCACACCATCGAATTGCCCCACATCAGATAAACTTCTACGATACGCTTCCTCAATATTATCCCCACGTTTGAGATTATTAATTAAACGAGACCTTCTATCAACATCGATTAGTATAGATAGAGTTTCAATGTTGTTTTTCTTTAATTCTCTATATCCTGCAGGAGTCAGTACGATAACATGATTTTCATTGTCATTCATTAATTCGTGTTTGGGAGTTCCATACGACCATTCACGATATGAGTTATGTTCCGCAAAAAATCCCTCGTTTACTAATTTATCAAATTCCTCGTTAGTTATATAATGATAGTCAACGCCATTCACTTCTCCATCTCTTGGCGGTCTTGTAGTGTATGTAACAACCTTTTTAAAACATGGCTCTCTTTTGATAAGCATTGTTTGTAATGTTGACTTACCCGATGCACTTGCACCGATTAATACTACATTCATATTTAATCATCAAATCCTTTCAATGTCGATGTCTAATACTTCTGCTTGCTCTATAATGGTCAAATCGTTAAATATATCTTTTAAATATTCTTTTGCGCATTCTTCGCAATAATCTTCTCCATCTATTCGATATTTCGCTCCCTCGCCATTACAACTATCACAATAGTCAACCGGAACATCTACATATCGGCAAATTCTACCGAGGCATCCCATATCCTTTGGGCAGCCAACACAATGGTTTTCGTATTTACGCATTGTTAGTTGTTTCTCTGGCTTCTGCCAGGATATTTTTAAGTTCAGTCTTGGTTGGATATGTACCACAACACCTCTTGCCTTCGGGACACCAGAGAAGATGATTACATTGAGGAACTAACTCCTTTGCAAATTCCTCTGAATACTTAGCAACTTCTTTCTTCATTAAAATGGCGAGTGTTCTAATGAATTCTTGTGCGCGTGTACAAAGTCGTTTATGACAGAAATGAATTAAGGCTTCGGGCGTAAAGCCGATTACAAACTCTGTTGTGGTTGCGCGAGGTAATACAAAGTTTGCATCTTGTGTTGCTGCATGAGCTGGAACGCCGTTGTCTTCGAGAATCTGTTTGATTTTTCTTCGCTTTTCATTGATAATTCCCATAAGTTCATCGTATTCAAGTTTGGCTTCTGTGCAATCCAAAATGGTCTTGGGGGTTTCCCATTTAAACCCATCTTTATCGATGTACCTAAACGAAGCCATATTCTTTACAATCTGGTCAGGACTCACATCCTTTACAAGTTCAGAGTAATCCGCAAACGAATAATTGTCTTGGAACTCATATGGAATTACCGTGCCGATTTCGTGTCGCAAAGACTGTTCTGCTGTGCCTCTGTCAAGGTCTGTAATTTTGAACTTGATGTATTCACAGCGACTACCGCTCATGTGACCATCATTAGCACAACTCTTACCAACCTTTTCGGCATATGCTTCCGGTGTGTTATAACAAGTGCAAGCAAATACGCCGTGGTTGCGATATAGGCTTTTCACAACCTCTGGATTAAGAATTTCTACTTTCATTGTTTTTCTCCTATAAATGTGAATGAAATGCGGTTTTTATTATCAAAATCTGATTTTTACTCTGCGAAACTTTCGAGGCTTATTTGTTTTCGCGGAGTGTATTGTTCAGATTTAGTTTTTGTGTATAAGATTTATTGATGAGTTACCCCATCAATAAACTATCCTACACAAATATATCTTGTGATTAATTTACAGTATAATTATATCACACTTCTCATTGAATGTCAAGAGGTTTTTCAGATTTATTTTTTAATTTTTAAGTTCCACAAGGTACTTAATCGTACATTGTTCCTCTTTATAAACAATTATCTCATCGTTACGTAGCATTTGTCCTTTGTGAGCGTGTAAGCAATTTGCGCCTGGGCAAGCTCGCTGCAAAGCCTCATAATTGAAATTATAGTATTTACTATTGAATGAATGAACGTCATAAGGATTACCATAAGCAACATCCATCAACGCCATAAACCCTGACGAAGAACTGCCATTAGCCCAATAGCTTCCTGAAAGGCTGGTATAGCCCAAAGATTTTCTTGCTTTTGGCGCATAGTAAATACCATATCCAAACATCTTGCCGGTAATGACCGCATTGGTCGGTCTTAATACTAATCCGCTATTGATAATAGACCACCAGTTCTCATTACGAGAACCATGGAATAACAATCGAACATCACTGATATCATTATCTTTTACAAACTTGTCAAAACGCTCTTGTGTTTTAAGATTCTTTACTTTCCAAGCTTTATGGAATTTGTCGGAACAAGAACCAAGTGCTACTTTTATTTTCGCAATATCATCAATAGTACATTCTTCAAATTCCAAGCCAAGTTGTTCGAGAATGGTTTTATCATTGATAGGCTTATCATTTTTAACTTCTTCTATGGCTTGTTTCTGAACAACTTGACCTTTCATAATGTCAAGAAGGTCTTGCTCTCTACTAATGATTTTAGCGAACTGCGTATCATCTTGTGCTATATAGTTTCTTACAGAACCCATTTTTCGGGGGATAACTGTAAATAGTTTTAAAAGCGTTTCATTGAATTTCGTCCTATCTTCGATGGTTAAAAGACTGGTAAGAATTGTTTGCGCTTCATCAACCATTGCTTGTGTAACTTTGTTTGATGAAATGGTGTAGTTTTCGCTGATTGCCTTACGAGCCATGCTTTGCAATCTTTCAACAATTTCTGCGATAACCTTATTTTCAATTTCTTTGTATTCAGATTGTTTCGGCTTCTCGGTGCTTATCAAATCTTTTACAAGGTCTGTTTGGTCAACGTACCCCTTGTTGATTTTCTCATTGTACTTCGCATTCCATTGGCTTTTTGAATAAGTGCGGCGTTGTGAACTGCTTCCTATGCGCCCATATTCCGCAGTCCACGAATCGCCATGTGGTGTCATACGATAATACTTATTATTGTTTGCACCAGCCGTAACCATTACCAAATACCTTGGTGTAAAGTCCGGCATTGTTTTTCTCCTTACAGTTTACAAATCAAAATTTTAATGTCTGTCTCATTAAAAACATCATCGATTACATCCTTTACCTGCTCCCAATCTAACTTATCAAGACCGCATCCAATAAGGGGCATTGCGAGCTTGGTAATTCCAAAGTCTACGCACAGTTCTCTCATGTCAATCAAAGTGTCATAAAGCGAGTCGTAAGTAGGTTTGTGGAAACAACGTTGTTTGGTAACAAGGTTAAACACGTTGTCAACCAACAATGCTCTGCCAACGTTTGCAAACTTCTCTCCTTCAGGAATTGCGAAATCTCTATGAAGTTTAAATCTCATGTTATATACCTCGTCAAACTTCTTTGCAATACCTGCTCCAAGAGCGTAATCACCACTAATGCAATGTGCAAGGTAATAACCCTGCGGAACGGTAAATAAATCTTGCTGTACTTCCTCAAAAATCATCTTTCAAATCCTCCATTAATACATTCCATAAATCTTGTATGGTTTTTAGTTTAATAATTTGGTTATCGGCGGATGTAACACTTCCATCGTGATATTTTTCACCACAATCGAGTTCGTATAACCAATAACTTATCCAGCCGTTTTCTTCATCTTTGGTTGCTTTGGTAAGCAGCTTGACCACATTATCAACAAGAGTTGGGAAGAAAAATTCAATCATATCTCCACACTCATTATTGTAATTATGAGTTAAATTACTCATATCATCTTGGAGTTTAAATATCCTTTGTATTGATAATATGTGTTTCTCAAATTCTTCATAGTCAAGCGTAATTTTGTTGTTCATTTCTTTTCTTTCTTCTTGGTGGTATGTATCCATGTTCAAATCTCCTTGCATATTCCGAAATTGTTGAATTAGGTTTAAAAGAAACCGGAGAATCTTTTTCTAACTGCAGTAACATCTCAAAATATTCCGGGTAATCTTTCCATAGTATATATAAATCTGCTATGCATTGTTTTACACAAAACCAGCATCCGCCTCGAAAAGAATCACTCGAATAGACAGGCGACACAAGGTTATATTCTGCACAAATATCAAATGCCATTTGCTCGGTTATTTGATTATCAAACAACACCGAGCCATATTCGATTTTGTTTGTTTCATTTTGTTTGAGCCGCCTATATCTATCCGGTTCATCATAGGCTATTCCCACGTATTGATAGACTTTATCGTTTATTGAAGATATGTGTTGTGCTATCGGGTCAAGTTTCAAACGGCTATTACACCAAGCTCCAAGAGTATATGGGAAACCATAAATATCTCCCATATGTTTGCCTTTGGATTTCTCGGTATAAAATTGTTCTACAAAAGACTTTTTAGCGGTTATATGCTTCACTTTTATACCAAATTCTTTCTCTAAAATCCTCTCCGCAGTGGGAATCCATTGAGCCATCAATGGATGTTCGCCACTAATTCGGGGGAGGCAGAGAAAAGAATATCGCAATAAATAACCTCATCAAGAGGTAGTCCGAGTTTCTTTATTTGGATAATCTGTGCAAGACTATCTTTTCCGAAACTGCAACTTGCAATATATTTCATCAATTCTCCTTTATGGTTGTTCAGATTTATTATAAATCCTTTATAACTTGGTAAGCAGTTATCCATGTTTCCTTTGTGCCAGGAATAGATTCCCACTCACCATTTTCGTTTCGTCTTGTTTTAGGCTTATCTTTTGTGCTTTGGATTTTCACAATGTCGCCTTCTGATAGTTTTGTTTTTCCAAATGTCTTTTTGTCAATTTTGCAATCAACAACTGTGCCGTGTTTTAACGAGTATAATTTGAGTTTTGGAGAGTATTTTGTATCCAAAGATAACACGGCAGCCATTCTTGCATATCTCTCATCAACAATATCAACATAGCCCAAATGTGTAATTTGAGCTTGCACCTTTTCTCCAAGCGTTCTCGGAGCGGCTTTAATTGTTGGAATGATAGCATTTAATAAACCAACAACATCGACTTTTGTAAACATCTTCTCCGTTTCTCTCTCTGCATACTTTCGTACAAGTTCTTCGGGGATATTCAATTCTTTGAGCTTATCCTTTTTAAATTGAACCTTATCGCTTAAATCGTTATACAATTTACATTGCGCCAACAAAGAATTTGCGTTGCCGAATTCTTCAAAGAAATCAAGTTCAATTAGAATATTCAACTGACGAGAGTTGATAGATGTTTTATCACGAAGGTCTTTGAGTAAATCAATAAAAGTATCGTAACGATTATCTCTTAACTCATAAATTTCATTTGCAACCGCAGCATTCATATATTTTATCGAAGAAACACCTTTGAATATTTCATTGGTGTTCTTGTCGAAACTATATTGTGCAATAGAGTGGCGAAACTTAATAGGTGAAATTCTTATTCCCTGCTTCTTTGCATAGTTAATAATTGCAAGACTTTTTTCTTCTTTTCCCTCGAAGATATTTAATGCAGTGGTTATAAACTCCAATGGATAGTGATAACGCAAATATCCGCAAATATATCCAATCCAACTATATGGATCAGCATGGTTTTTTGAAAATAGATACGAACTTGCATCTTCAATAACTTGAATAAAGTTTACAATTAGCTTATCTGATTCACTTTCTGAAACCCCGTATTTTTCTTTCATTGTTTCGGCAAAACCGGATTTGATTTTGGGAATAAATTTGTCCGTACCTGTTTTCTTTGCAAACCCTCGACGTACAATGTCCGCTTCGCCCATCGTGTATCCACAGAATGAGTGCAAAAATTCGATAATCTGCTCTTGATAAACAAGGTATCCAAGTGTCGGGGCAAGAAAGTCATTCAAGGCTTTATGACCATTATCTTGATATATACCCTGTGCCAATTTATCTCTATAAGATTCACCTGCTGGTCGGATAGCACCGTTGCCAATCGAAAGCAAATCCATGTACGAGAAGTTGGCGTTTTCTTCTCTGATTTTCTCAATAGTGGTATCGCTAAACAACTGTTGTAAATATGATGTTGCACTTACAGACTCCCATTGGAATATCATTGTTGTATCTTCTTTAATGCTATTCCATACATCCATATCATCTGCGGGCGTATTATCAGGAGTTAAAAATGGGATTCCAGCAGCATCACAAGTCTTGTAAATCAATCCAATATTATCAAGACCAAGGATATCCAACTTGACGAAATTCAATGAGTCAATTTCTTTCATATTGAGAACGGAAATCGGATATTCGTCTGTTGTGGTTGTGAACGTTCCAAACCAAGAATCAACGGGAAATGGTGATACAACGCATCCGGCTGGGTGATTACCAACAGAAACAACAACACCATTTACAAGGTCTACATACTTAAATACATCGGGATATTTTTGGCGAGTTGCTTCCTCGTCGATTTCTGCTTCGGTTTTTATCCTATCCGAAATCTCCAAATATTGCTTATCGTATTTTGCACATTCTTGGTTTGTTTCCGCAGTAACTTTTCCAAACTCATTTATTTCCTTTTGAATTTTCTTTTTTAATGCGGGAGGGTATTCACTTTTGTATAAAGCTCTGCAAACGTCATCAATTGCTCCTTTGAGTGCAATTGTATTAAAGGTTACAATATCGCAGCAATACAAACCTTGTTTTGCGAAAAGATAATCTTTAACAACCTTTCTATCCTCTGATAACCAGTCGGTATCTACGTCAGCAAGGCTTACACGCTCTCTATTCATGAAACGCTCGAAGTTAAGATTGTATTTTACACTATCAACTTCTGTAATTCCGAGCAGATAAGCGATAATGCTTCCAGATACAGAACCACGAGAATAACCATACTTGATGTTTCTTCTTCTCATTTCAGACTTGTAATCTTCTTCAAGAAGCATAAAATCAATGGCGTTATTGTGTTTGTATGTTTCAAATTCATTATGAATTCTATCAACATACACACTATAATTGGGATACGATTGGATACCTCTGCGCCTTACACCTTCGTTGATAAGCTGTTTAAATGCTTCTTCGGAATCATCGTAAAGTTTCGGATACTTCGCAGAATAATCAAGTTTAAATTCCTCAACCATATCTGCCATCTTAACGGTGTTTTGAATTGCTTCGTAAACAACATCCATAGGCAAAGAGTTTTGTTTTTTATATGCTGCAATTAATTCGTCAACGGATTTAAAAGTCAAATCCCATTCTTCTTCATTCGCAAACCTTACATCTTTTGCTTTCTGAAGAATTGCACGACCATCCATATGCACATCATTAAGAGCGTGAGTATCTGTACCGGCAATTAAGGGAACTTGTGTTGCTTTATGTAAATTATATAAGGTTTGATTATATTCGATTTGGTCGGCACAATTATGATGTTGGATTTCAAGAAAACATCTATCCCTATTTCTGGTTAGGAAAGAAATCATCTTTTCTTTAATTAGAGGGTTGCCATTGTGTAACACACCACCTAAACAAGCTGTTGTAATGATAATGTTTTTTGATGTGGCAAAAAGTTCATCAAATGAGATACGTGGCATATAATAAAAGTGATAATCGGAGCGGTCAAAACTACCCGACACAAGTTTATTTAACTCACATACTCCTTCATAGTTTTTTGCAATCAAAACACAGTGGTAATTATCTCTACTTTTTGCATATTCCTTTTTTAAAGTATCGATATCAATGGGAAGTGTTTTTCCATTGTGTTGAGAGTTTTCGTCATCAACGGTAGCCAACCACATACCATCTTCTCTCTCCCAATATTTACGGAAACGAATTTTGATGTTCTTATCTCGTATTCCACACATTTCCGCAAAAGCGGAGTCGAGTAGTGAAGTAGCCGTGTACACCGCACTCTTTTCTTCATTGTCCTCTGTAAGATACGCTTCAACACAATGTAGATATTTCATACCAGCCGCTTCGATAGCTTCTTTTTTGTGTAACCACTCGAAGATGTTCCCATGTTCTGATATACCGAGGGCTGACATACCATACTTATTTGCAACATCAACATAACTACGGAAATTTGTGATACTATCGATATTGGTTGTTCCATTGCTCAAAAAACTATGGATGTGGTATCCTACATATGTTTCCGGTTTATTTATGCTACTCAACTCCTTTACGAATGATTTTTGTACTCGCAACTATGTCTAAAGTTGCAGAGATTTGTGCAATAGAAGAAGTCCTGTGATGGTTCAAAATCTTCTTCTTTTTCAATGGTTTTGATTGTATCGATAAACCATTTGATTGTTTCGTCGTATTCATCCTGTTTGAACGGTATCATTGCGAATTTTCCACCGTCTTTAAAATGATTCCAAACGATTTCTTTCGGGAACTCGTGATATTGCTGATAGATTGAATTACAGTATAAGTACATCTGCTTCTTATAAGATGTGAAACTTTGCAATTGGTTTTTCTTTATTTCGCCATCTTTTTTCATTGGATAAGGTGCAGATTTATGGTCAAGAACGACGATTTTACCATCTGATTTATCACGTAGAAGCAAATCTATGTAACCTACAAATTCATATCCATCTATTACAAAATGCTGTTCCAGTTCTACACCAAGAATGTCGTAATTGTTAATCCAATCAAAATCAGCAGTTAAGAAATATTCCAAACACGCATCATAAGTTTTAGTCATTGTGGACTCTTTTACTTTATAAAAGATGTTGTTTTCATAATTCTCCATAAAATATTCCGCCGCATCTTCAGGTTTGATTTCACCTTGGAATATTTTTGCCAATATCTCATGAACAAAACTACCTACTTCGGCGTAATAGTTCCCTTCTGATAAATACTGTTCGTCATCATTGATAATATAATCAAGATAGAACTCATACTTACAATGCCCAAAACAGGCGGTACTACTATAACTATAAGGTTTTTTTATTTTCCTCACCTCCAATCAATTTGTGCTTTCTCATGAGTTCTTTTTGCCACAAGTGTTCCTTGTTTTTATAATAAAGCAACTCTGCTTTTAACCGAGAAATTATTGCATCTTCTTTGCTCTCGAACAATCCTAAATATTTTTGTTTCCCATCAACGTTTATTCTTGCTTGCCATTTTCCACGTTGTTTTCTCCACTCAATTCCCTTGCAACCGTATTTATTATCTTTTCTCAATCCTTGATTTAAGCATTGTTCTCTGTTTGTAGTATTGCCATTTAAGTTTTCTCTGCGATTATCGAGAGCATTCCGATTGATATGGTCAGGACTATTAAAACCAAGCAATTTGTGCATCGTTATAACTTTTTTATTAACCTTTGCTCTTAAACTCCTATAACCAGTTACCTTGTGAATATGTTCGCTCCAACAATACTCTTTAATCTTTTCAAAGTCACACATAGAAAAGTAATAATATTGTTGGGTGTTACTGGTTTTGCATCTACCATATAAACCGTGTTCTTCATCGAGTAAATTTAATTCGAGAAAGGTGCTGTTTTTCATGGGTTTACGCCTTTTGTTATAGCCAAATTCCATATACTCTACACCACCTTTTTTTTTGAAAAATATAGTTCTTCCCAAATATCTTTTCCACAGTCAACCGGAGCGTTTTTTGCGTCTATGCCACCGAGCAACTTTTGTTTATCCTCGATAATAAACACGTTAGTAACTCTTTTTAACTTGTCTATGTTTTGTTTTACATCTTGGCTACGATAACTAACATCAGAATCATAAGCGAAAACAATATTGACTTTAAGTTTCACCAAAAGATTGATTTGCTCTTTTGTCAATGTGTGTTTTTCTGCTGAAGCGCAATTTTTATATCCCCAACCATATGCTTTCATAACAGATTTAATAGATTCAAAAATGATAATCTCATTCTTTTCTTTTACATATGGGAGAGTTATATTTAATCCTTGAAAGTAATCCATACAACCGACACTATAATAGTTGATATATTTGGGAAGTTTTAATTCTTTATAGTTCGGATATCTGGTTCTTGCTTTGATATTAATTAAGTTTCCATGGATGTCGTATACTGGATAGATAATTCGATTGTATTCATTATCAATTCTTACACCGAACAAATCCATCACCTTTTGCTCAATACCCTCATTTAACCATTCCCACGCTGGTTCTTTGCTGTATTTCTCATAGTCTTTATCTCGCAGGATAGGATGGTCATATTCTGTTGGAGTTTTTAGAGCGATTGTTCTCAACTTTCGCAAGAATGAAATAGTTTTTGATTGACACATCTTGGATAAATCCAAATCTGCCAAAGTCGCAGCTTTTTCAACGGCATCCTCAAAACACATTCCTTCATAATCCATAAGGAATCCGATTATTCCGCCAGACTTACCACAAGAAAAACAATAATACGAATTTTTGGATGGAGTAATGGAAAAAGAAGGGGTTTTGTCTATATGCAGAGGGCATCGACCAAAGTAGTCATTACCCCTCTTTTCCATATCGATTGTTTTGCTCACATATTCCAATAAGTCGGCACTGTCGTTGATTTGTTGTAACATTTCGTCATCGTAATTTCTCATATCGACTATGCCTCCACTGTTTTAGAAACTGCTGTCTCTATCGTGCTGTTGTGCTTCAACGATAGTCATTTTGTCACCATCGAAAATAAAATCAATGTAGTCATTGTCATCATCTTCTTGCATTTGGCGACCAAGACGATTAACATAAATTTTGGCAAATGCGTTACCACATTTCAACCCGTCTCTTGCAATCATCTCTTGGGTTTTGTATTCCCATCGGATACCAACAGACAAATATCTATTGATTTTGATACTATCTGCGACTTCCCCATTTCGGTTAAGCTGGCAAGCAGCCAATACCGCAAGGTCAAGTTCTCCAGCAATGTTATTCTTCAAGAAATCACATTTTGCGCCAAGTACGTTGTAGTTATCGCTCGTTGAAGTTTCATTACTCTTTAAGTAGTCGAACACCACAAATGAAAGATTCATCTTATGCTTCAGCATTTTACAAATGGAATATAACTTTTCATTGGTCATTTGTGGGTCATAGATATGTACAAAAGGTTGATCTTTAAGCCATGAAATCCACTGCTCGATAATCTTCTTTTCTTCGTCCGAATAGTTACCATTCTTGATGCGTTTCATTTCAATTCCTGTAAGGTGAGAAATTAATCTTTCAGTATATAATCTCGTTGGCATTTCACTATCAACAACCAAGGTGGGAACTCCGTTTTTGAGTTTGTGTACCGCTTCATTCATCAAGAACACAGACTTTCCTTGTTTATACTTAGCCTGAATAACCACAAGTTCTCCCGGCTCGTATGTGTAAAAATCAATAAATGATTTATACTTAGAGGGAATACCGTATGTTCCATCAGAAGTTCGTCTGCTTACAATCTCATCCCAAATATCATCTATGCTCTGTCCGAGAGTACCAACATCAGATGTTGTTACATACTTTTGCGTTAGTTTATCAAGCTCTCCATACACTACATTGCTTAACTTGTCAAGCTCATAATCCTTCAAAAAACAATCCGAAGATAACTGATTCAAAGTTTTTACAAGGTCTCTCTTAAAAGCAAGCGTGATAATGTTGTCGGCAAGCATTTTGTATTCTTCAATGGTATGTCTTGCGGTTTCCTTGTACAACTCAATAAACTCCTGCACTGATGGGAGATTATACTTTTCAATGGTCTTTGTTACCGCTCTATTACTTTGAAGTTTATTGGAAACATTGTAGGCATCAATATTGGAAATACCTTCTTTATACAACTCCTGAATTGCCCAATAAATACAACCATTTTCAATACCATAAAAGTATCCAGGCTGTAAATAATCAGTATGCAAAACAAATTCAGGGTGATAAATTAATGTACCAATGATGCCACTTTCAGATTGAATATCGGAAAGCTCTGCAATATCCATTACTTGTCACCTCCTAATATCCGTTTAAATCCTACTGGTTTTTTATTGATTGAGAATTTTGGTGCATCATCTGTGTCATTTGCCGAGAAATCTGATTGACTTACTCTATGCTGTAAAAGATTTTTCTTTTTGTAGGCATTCTTGATTTCTGCTTTATCCACAAAATACTTAAATCCCATTGGATATCTTAGGTTGAGTTTATTTGTGACACAGTATTGCATAACAAACACAAGGTAACTTGACTCTATACCTTGGTCTAACAAATCATTAAGGCAACGGAACAACTGACTATATACCACAGTGTTACTAATATTTTCAATCCACATGGTTTTGATGAGCTGCATATCAGCCTTTATTTTCTTTTCTGCTTCTTCTGCCTCAGATTTTGCAGAGTAGCAATCCGCATGATAGTAACACGTACCCTTTGCCTCAAATGCATCACAAGTAATGTTTATTTCCTTGTTTGGATGATTGCATTTAGCATATCGGCATATTTTAATATCAGTCTTTTTTGCCATAAGATTATTCCTCTTTCTCCTTTAAATACGTTGACTCAATATCCGCCTCATGAATTGCAAGAACAAGCGGATATTTTTTTATGGCAGCACTTAAAGTGTTGTAGTTTTCTTTAGGTTCGCTATACCCCATATGCCATCTAATCGCGTATCGTTCCATAGGAGTGAGCTTTATATATTCCTCAATCATCATCACAGATTTTTCACCATGACCATATGGAATTCTATCATCGATTGTGTAAGCGGGAGATGATACCCAATCATACCTGCCATTACTATCAATCTTCGTTCCGGTGTCGCTATACACCTTTTTGTTTTTTATCTCTGTGCCATAAAAATAAGTTTTGCAAACATCATGAAGCAAAGCAACGATGATTAATGATTCATTGGGGATATTTTCAAACACTTCACTCCATACCAAATCATCACGTTTGTTTGCTAAACAATCATACACACTTAAACTATGTTCGAGCAGACCACCATCGTGGCACGAATGGTATCGCGTTGAAGCGGGAGCGGTATAGAAATCTGATTTGCGAATAAAGTCGATTAGATTATCCATACCGTCCCTATCTACGCTATGTAATAACTGCTCAAACCTCTCAATATTGGTTTGATTCATAGGTAGTATTCAAACGACTCCATTAGAAAGGAAGGTCATCGTCATCGGTAGTATCTTCGACTTCTGCCTTCGCCTTGGGCTTTGCGGTTGACTTCTTTGCGGTAGACTTTGCAGCACCGCCACCGTTGTTTCCATCGACTACATCAAATGCGAAAATCGCATAGTTAACATAGGTTCTGTTGCTTGCCTTGTCATACTTGTTGGTAACATCACAAGAGGTAATCTGAATAGAAAGACCCTTATCGCCAATCTGTAACTGCTGAATAGCCTCATGCGCTGCGCCGATAAATCTCACATACCCATCCTGGAAGTCAACCTCATATTCGCTCTCAGTACCGGGCTTCTTCTTACTGGTGCTTACCTGACCAACAGAATAATTGCCCTTATCCTCTACCTTCCATACCTTGGCGTAACCGCCACGCTTCTCGCTGTCTGCCTGTCTAAATCCCATAGTGTTTAATCTCCTTTTCTTACTTTCTTACTGCCAAAAGTCGCTTCTTGAGGTTTTCAAGAATGGTGGCATCATTAATGTTTTTATAGTTGCCGGTGATAGCATCATCGGGAACATCTGGTGTTGCTTCTTTTTCTGCGTTCTTGCAAAGAGTGGATACCTGCTCCTTCGCTTTTTCGGAAAGTTGGCACTTCTTCGCAACAAGCTCCTTGATTTCATTCTGCAAGTCAAGAACCTTGGAGGTTTCTTCGGGAATATCCTCACCTTCATAAATGTACATTCCAAGACCATGCATTGCACACGCCTTAACAAGACAACGCTTCATACTCTTGTTTGCATCAACACTGGTAATATCCTCGGCTACAATCGACTTATTCTTGAAGTCCATAATTGCAAGGATTTCAGTAAGCTCGATACCGTTAATTGTAACCGCTACCTCTACCCAGCCAGTCTTGCCATCATCATGCCAGAATCTTGTGTTGCCACGGTCATCCATAATCTGAGGAATGATTTGATATGTAGCATCGGGGAATACCTTCTTAACCTCTGCCCATGCGCTCGCCCAAGACAAATATTTCAAATTGTTTTTGGTTTTGATTTTGTTTGAGACATCAATCTTATTCAATGTCTCAAAGACAATGATTTCTTCCATTTATTAAATCTCCTTTGTTTTGTGTTTTGGAAAGTATCTATGTAATCACTCAATGAGTGTTGTTTTAATTAAGTTCGACATTGTTATCTTCCATTATCTTGTAGAATTCGCTTGCTTTGATTTCTGTAAAGCATTCAGGAGCATCAAATTTTGAAGTGCTTTCATATGTACAATACACATCATCTTTAATGCTGAATAATCGCCATGAGGATTTTGCAATAGCGTTAAACAAGAATGGAATAAATGGTTTTCTAACCTCGACCAATCCAAGTTCTTTGCATTTAGCTACCCATTTTTGAGATAGTTCAGAACTTTTCTTGAACCTACCAAACTCTGTTTTGGTCATAGAATCTCCGAAACGTTCTATATCTTCTTTCTCCGGGAAGATGTGCAATACACTTGTGTATGTATAAAATTTGGTCGCTTTAATTCCATGTTGGTCAGCAAAATCAGAGAACGCTTTTGAAATTGCATCTACAAACTTTTCGTATTTCATATACTCTTTGTAGACTTCGCTATTAGGTGAAACAATATAATATTTCTCCATCGTAATTCTCCTTAATGTGCTGCCAAATCAGCTTCGTGTAATCTCATAATGTCATCATATAAATCTTCACCAAGCATAATTTGGTTTCTACGTTCAACGCTTTTTGATTGTTTCCAACTCATATAAGGGTGCATATGGAAGTAAATCAAATTTGCAATGTATATAATGTCATCGGTTTCATATCCCTCATTGAAAAGATAGAGAATACTATCATATGCGCCAACCGAATGGTGTTGGTAATAATGACAATCCCCATCATCTTCGCCACGAGCGTTGATATGTGTTTTAGTAAAGATTTTTCCATTATCATGAAGTAAAGCTGCGATACTCAAACGGTGATTATCGGGATAATTCTCATCAATATATTTCTGTGCTGCCAAGCAATGCTCTCCGAGAGTCAATGCATGATGGCTATTTTCTTGGTCAAAGTCTTTCATATTTTCAACAAGAGTAGCAATACTCCAATCATTGTTAGACTCACTTAAACCAATTCCACACAGAAGAATGTTGTCAAAGCCCTCACTGTACTCCGGGGGTTGCCAATTCATATACATTCTCTTAATAACATCAATGGGAACATTTCTGGTTCTTTCTGCATTGAGCTTCAAACATACTTCGTAAGGAGTAATTACACAAACGCAAACTCTCAAACAAGGAATATTTTTAAGTTCTTGCAAAAAGCCATATCTACGTTTTCTATTGATATTGGTTGCATCATAGATAACATCAAAACCGCTGCGCAAATCGTTTTTAATGCGAGTATGTAATTCGTTAAACAATTCTACATTCTTGTCTTGCACATCCTCGTCTCCGAAAAGTTCTTTTCTTAACGCATCGGACGAATGGATTTTGGTTGTTCTATTTGATGACTTTTTGATTTCTTCTGCAATCGTTGACTTTCCACATCCAGGAATGCCTATAAACATAAAAAACGTAGGCATTTCCTTGCGGAATAACGAAGAAGAAAGATTAAAATTTTTGCTCATTTCTACGCTCCGAAACTTTCGGTGTCAAAAGGCGAGTTTTTGTGAATAAAACTATCATTTCATTCACATACACCGATTACTCGCCTGCTTCGTCTATTTTTTCAATGTTTTCCTCAGTTACAACGGTTTCATCCGTCTTTTCCTCGGCGTTATCTGTTTTAATCTCTGTTGACATCCCAAACGGTGTTTTACAAAACACCTTAACCATGTCAATACGCTTCATAAAGGGTTTTGAGCTATCGCCAAGAAAGTCAAGAACTGCTTTACAAGCGGTCTTTACACCAACGGCTATGCCTCTATGATATTGTTCCTGTAACTTCTGCGTAAAGAACTGCTCCAGTTCTTCCTGCTTTTCTTTGTCCAGTGCCATAGTTGTTTCTCCTTACGTTTGTATAATTTTTTCATAATCATGCTTATTGTTTTCTCCAGACCATTCTTTATGAAATTTTATTTCCGCTTCCCTTCTCGCTGCTACAGCATCTCGTAAATTCTTAAAAGTGCCGAGGTAATATCGCTTTCCATTTAACGAAATTCGTGCAACATAATAGCCACCCCGGTTGATGGTTAATCCTGGATATCCTGTTGTATTATTTGATTTAAGTTTAATGTTAATGTTATTCTGTGATTTTGTAGCAAATCTTAGATTATCTCTTGTATTATTGGATTTGTTCCAATCTTTATGATCAATAATATCATTGTTTGAACCACCCATAATGAGCCTGTGTAAGCGAACTATTGAGTTAGTTCCATTTCTTGAATTGGCAACCACATAACCTTTTTATCAATTCTCCAACAATAATCCTTTACTTTATCAAAATCATCAGTATCAATAGAAAAAGTTTTGCCCGAATGTGTTATCCCAAGTGTTACATTTTGTTTATGTATCCATGTTATGTTTTGAGTGTTCTTTTGTTTATGAGATACTTCTATTTTGTAACAGCCACACGATAAAGTAGGATTGGTTTTGTTGTTAAGACTTGAACTTTCAACAACTTTTCTATTTCCACAGTCGCAGATACAATTCCAAAACGCCTTTTGTTTATTGGTTTTGCCATATAATTCTTTTTGCTTTTCATAATTTCTTGATATAACCAGCAATCTACCAAACCGCTTTCCTGTTAAATCTTGCGCATATGACATTTTTATATTTCACTCAATAAATCGGCGTCCATCTTGTCTATATCCTCTTGTGACAACGAATCAACCGCTATACCAGAAAGAACCTTGAATGTGAAAGATTTAGTTTTGTAACAAGTAAACTTGCTACGGTTATCAATTCTTACACATACACCCTCGGTAACATGAGAACCGTTAGCCAAGGGTTCAGGAATGTCAAGGTATGGCGCACAACGTTCATTCAGTTCTTCCCATGTGGTGTAAAGAAATTTATCAAGGAGCGGAACATACTCGCATCCAAGTCTTTCGCACCACTTCATAGTTTCTTCGGTTGGCAATTCAATGGTGATTCCGTCCTCATTTGTCATCGTGATGCGATACAAATAACACTTATTTTCACCAGGCTTGCAACCATATGTAAAGATTGTTTCTTCTCCGTACTGTCGGCTAAATTCCTTATCCTTTACCTTTGCATTACTGCACTTCGGCATGATAGGTGTGTTTTCATCTACCCATCCAACAATCTCTCCATATACGGTCATTCCCTTTGGCAACTTATCCATAAAGAAATCATTGTATTTCTTACGGAATTCGTTTGAGCCGTAAAAACCACCGTCATACCCCCGCAAGACTACCCTGCGAGTGCCACTCACAACCTGATATTTGGATGTGGTTTTGTCTTTGAGATGGAACAATTTCTTAATCAAAGCATTTCTCTTTTTAGTAGTTACCTCAATGCAGTTGCTTACTCTAAAAGATGTTCCATGTAATTTCTGCGTAAGATAGATAATGTCGTTAGGTTTAAATGCTTGCTGGTTATAAGCCAACTGTTCGGTATCAATATGTTCGGTAAAGAAGGGATACGAAACCTTCATATTTGCTTCTTTACTATTCTTCGATGCCTTAACACTGTGGCTTCCAGAATGACTTCTGCGAGTTCCACGAGGGATATACTTTTTACAAATCTCGTTACCATTAAGAATGGTGATTTGGTCGCCATCCTTTAACGTGGAGATATCTGTGTACTTCGCAAGGGTTTCAATCGGCAGAAGCAAACCATCGGACTTCTCGCCACGAAGTTTTAATGCTTTAATATTTCTCTTGTCTGGGTCAAGATATCCGCCGGTGTTATTACCATTCTCGTCCTTTGTTCTGACAAGGTTGTTTTCCTCTGCGAAAGTCTTTCCAAGCTGCCCATCAGTCGGAAAATAAACAACTCTCTTTCCCACTTCATAACTCAAATCAACGATAACATCGTTACCAAAGACTGTTGCTACTAAAAGGCGGTCAGCGTTGCTATGCTTTCGCAATTCTTTGATTGTAGTGATATATGCGCAATACATTTACTTTTTCTTCGGCTTTCCTTTCTTTGTTTGTTTTGGTTGTTCAGAATTAGTTTTAGAGTTAAAAATTAAAGGCTGTTTCTTTGTTTCGTAATAACACTTCGGGCATCTATGTAATGAATAAGATTTGCCGTTTTCAAAACGCATTACACTTTTCATCTGGATATTACATCTTCTACAAAACATTTTAATCACTCCTTTAGTTGCTTATTAACCTCGTTGCCCCAACAATCATATCCATCCCGCTCGGTTCTTGCATACAATTCAAGTTTTCTTGCACTTGGATATAATCTATTGATTATCTCAAACGAGATTTCAGGCTTTTGGCTATGTCGTTTAACTTGCTCTCGGAATACTGTATGTACCTTTCCTCGTTCTTCTATGGCTACGGGAGTTAGTTTGCCTTTGTACATATAAAGCAAGTATTCGTGACCATACCTCACAGTAAATGCTGCGGGTATTCCAGTTACTTTATCCCATATCATTCTTGCATGGAGTTTATAACCAAGTTCTTCGGCTATCTTCTGCGCCTCAAATAAATACTTATCTATCGTCCACAGAAACAATATACTGCTCTCCCCCCGAAGTAAGGCTGGTTGCTTGTGATAAATGTTCTTTGATTTCTTCAAGAGAACATACTGGATAATCAAGCTCTGTTCCACTACTTATCGGTCTTACACTCTTTTTGCCACCCTTTGCTTGTTTCCAGGGAGGGTCTGCAACAATCAAATCATATTGATTTTGGGTGTTATAAATATCTACTATCATTTCTGTTTCACCATCCCGCTTGCGTATTTATGAATTTTGCTATATGCATCCTTCATATCAATTACTCTTACCATCCCATTTTTCTCCGCATCATATTGCCTATTATGCGGAGCGGATATAAGCATTTTAATATAACTACCGTTTTCAAGATTATGCACTCCATCATCTACAAGAAAATCGGCTTTTATCATAGCTTTATCATAAGATACAATAACTTTTTGCCACTTGATAAATGGAAAGTATTTTTGAATTACATATTCATACTTCGGCTTTACGTTACGATAATCTGTTGATGTGCAAAGATAAACATTGAATCCATCATCAATTAACTTTTTGACATATTCAATCGCATTTTCTTTTGGTTTAACATGATGCCAAAAATCTTCTCTATGTAACGGTGCAAATACTTGCTCCTTTGTAAGAGTTGGAAAGAACTTTGAGATATCCCATTCGGTTATATCATCAATCTTTGTAGATGTGCCATGTGTATCATTCAACCACTTACACCATGCTTCACAAAGACCGACAATTGTATCGTCCATGTCAAGCAATACTACGATATCCGAAAATGAATCCTTGTTTCTTCTTGGACTAATCACCATCTGATAAATCTCCTTTCAAGCCCATTTCCAAATATAGTTCATCAACAGCATTCTTCTTACTTTGTAAGCACCCATATATTTGTTCTTCGATAGTGTCTTTTGCTTGAAGAATAATATATGTACACTTGTTATTCTGACCTATTCTATGTATTCGGTCTTGACTTTGCTTGAATTCTTCATAACTAAAACTCAAAGAGTAATAGATGTTGTAAGTGCAATTCGTAAATGTTAATCCTTTACCAATTAGTAATGGATGAGTAAAAAGAAGTTTAATTTCTCCATTCTTGAATTGCCTAATAATCTCATCACGTTTGCGAGGATTGGTTTCAGATGTTAAGCCAACACCGTTAAACTTTTTAGCAAGCGTATTTATCTCATGTTGGAATTGACACCATACAATAATCGGCTTATCGCCAATTTCTTCGATAACACTTTGCAGAAGATTTTCTTTTGCATTGTCAAAAGAAGTAATACTTCCATCCTTTTGTATAACAAAGCCGCTTGCGATTTCTCGGAGCTTCATGAGTTTTGCTGTAAACTCAAACTTGCTCCACTCGTTAATATGCGATTTTATATCATGAACAACCGCATCGTAGTATTCTCTCTGATTGCTTGACAGGTCGAATTGTCTAACCTGGAAAACTTTTTCCGGCAAATCAACGCAATCTTCTTTTTTCAAGAATACCGACTTCTCACCTAAACGAGTAAAATATCTATCTTTATCTTCCTGCGTTTGATACCATCTATGTGGATTTTCCATGTCTTGATGAAAGTACCTTGCAAGGAAGCCGTAATAATTATTGCCAAACACATCCGCATCTACAAACTTCATCTGCGGGAATATCTCGCTATTGTGGTTCGGCGTAGGACAGCCGCTCAACACAAATCGGTGAGGAATGAAGGTCATCATATCCATCAACATCGAGGTAATTTGGCTTGTCATGTTTTTCATAACGCTACTCTCATCCACAATTAGACAATCGAAGTTAGCGTTCTTTATCTCTTTATGTAAAATCTTAAAGCTCTCGTAATTGGTTACATAGATTCTCGAATCTGTATTTAGCAACTTCATACGTTTGCTCTTTGAGTCAGCCCATACATTTATAATGTCTGTTTGCGGGTAAAACTTACGACAATCATCAATCCATGCGGTTTCAATGACTGAAAGTGGACATAAAATCAGTGTTTTATTATAATGGTGCGCTATCTCTAACCCCATTATAGTCTTACCCGTACCCGTATCGCTGAAGATACCATAACAACCATGATTAAGTGCGGTGTTACAAATTTCTTTTTGGTACTTTCGCAAATGGGCTGACAATGGATAATCAATGAAGCTCTTTTCTTGTGGCGCAACCGACTCGTTCAAAAATCCAAGTTGAATAAGTTTTGGTGCTGCACTATCTGGGAATTGCCATTTACCATCGTGAAACTTTCTACCCTCGATAGTTCTTATATAAGGAATTTTATCAACCGGAATTTGAAGTTCAATCGGCATTTTCAACACCTTTCTTCTTTACTTCTCTTGCCGCCTTTTTCGCTTCCTTTTCGGCTTTTGCTTTTGCAGATTGTTCCTTGCCAAGAGCAAGCTGTTCTGCAAAACGCTCTTTCATTTTTTCGATGGAATCGTTGCTCTCATAGACCTCATCATCCCACAATGAGAATCGCTTCTCGTTTGCAAGATTATAGAATTCCTCGTTAAGCTCGATACCGATTGCATTTCTGCCATTTTCAATGGCTACCTTATTAACCGTTCCAGCACCAGCAAACGGGTCTAATACTGTATCTCCCGGACAACTCCACAATTTAATGCAACGCTTAACAAGTTCTTCTGCGAAAGGAGTGGTATGACCAATACCAGAATTGCTGATGTTCCACATACCATCTGCCCAATCTGCCCATTCCTCAAGGGTAATGTCAGATGCCTTGATAAGTTCACAATCACCAGCCTTTTTATAAACGTATACAAACCCTACATTCGCAGCAAGGATTGTATCTCTTGCTTTCATGTTTCTGTAATATAGATTGCCTTGTGCAAGCATTGCTCTTTGTGCGGAATATTTGCGCCAAAATGCCTTCGTCCACAGGGAAAATTCGTTGTTTAAGAAGATATTGTTTATCTCCCCCGTAATGCTCTCCTGACCCATTTTGTTATCTCTACCAAGCGTGTAATTGTAATCCTCATACTGAATTACAAATTTACCACCAGGTTTTAACACTCTCTTACATTCTTCGATTACTAAACCGAGAAGATAGTAGTATTCTTCATAAGATTCACAGTTTGAGAGGTCGCTTGGGTCGTTACTATAAACTCGTAAATTATGATAAGGCGGAGATGTAATAACTAAATCAACACTCTCATCGTCGAGCTTCTTCAACTCTTTAAGACAATCACCATGAATCCATTGGTTTTTAAGCCTCATTCTCGTTCCTCCGTTTTGTAGTTGTTCAGATTTATTTATAAAACCAATAATTATAGTCCGGCTATGCTCGGAAAATAATTATGGTGAATATTTGGTTTTCAATGTATGTGCTTGTAGTAACAAATCTTCTTGTATATTTTTTATCGTATCATTCATCACCATGTCAAGTAACTCATTTAATATAAAACCAATCTGCTTTCCTTTGCAGCCAATCTTAATTAAATCATTACCATTAACGGCGAGAGAAGATAGCTTATACACATCTTTGTTTTCAACACACCACTTTATCTTATTTGATAGTTCTTTAAGTGCTGTATACTGCCATTCAGTATGTATATGACTCTTGGCAAACTCAATGACTAACCACACATCTGCTTTTTGCATTTCGTGCAATAACTTCCGAGGATGATAGAAAATCGAAAAATTATCTTCGTTGCTAAATTGCTCTATATCATCGAGGATTTTATATCCGAATTTTCTTATCTCAATAGCTTGCGCGATTACGTCATTCGGAAACCTCAATTTCTCCATAATATCTTGGATATCTGGATTGTTGAAAATGATTGCAAGTCGCAATGCAAGATTTGGAACTGTTTCGATAAGCTCATCTCCAAAGAAGAAAATTCTCTCGTCTATAACATCAAGGCAATATGAAATGGCAATTAGCAAATCTGAATCGTTTTTATTGATTTGAGTGCTACTTAATGTTTTGGTGATTTCCGAGCATACTCTTTCAACGGAAATGTTTTTGAGTAGATGTCTATGCAAATACAAAGATTCAAGCGTTGGCTTATCAATTTTGAAACCATACCTCATGGCGAATCTAATTGCTCTCAAAATACGCAATGCATCCTCTTGAAATCTTTCATTTGGATTGCCAACGCATCTAATTGTACGATTGCAGATATCTTCCTCTCCGCCAAACAAATCTACCAATCCATTTTGTGGACTAAATGCCATAGCGTTGATAGTAAAATCTCGGCGCATAAGGTCAAGTTTCAAATCAGATACAAATTCCACTCCGTCTGGATGGCGATTATCTTTATACTCGCCATCTATGCGATAAGTAGTAATTTCGTATGGTGTTGAATCGATAACAACGGAAATCGTTCCGTGTTGCAGTCCGGTGGGAATAACCTTGCAATCGGAAAACAAATCCATCATCTGCTCCGGGAGAGCGGACGTGCAAATATCCCAATCGTGCGGTTCTAAACCCATCAGACTATCTCGTACACAGCCTCCGACAACATATCCTTCAAAGCCGTTAGCATAAAGTCTATCAAGAATGAAGCACACCGCAGGTGGTAAACTTATTCTTCCCATGGGTTATCAACCTCTTTCAAAAACTTTGCTAACTGACCATTATGGTAAAATACAAGGTCATTATCGGTAATAGGCAATCCATAATAATGCTTAATAATTTGATGATAAGTTTCTGCTTCCAAACACTTAAACTTGATGCTTCCATTATCATCATACATTACTTTCATCCATCCGGAAGTGTTCTTAATTATATGTAAATCAAAGATATCGATACGAACAATACTTCCAATGCCTTCGGGACAAGAACTAACCACTTTTTGAAGTTGTTTTTTAGAATACCCACAACCCTTTTCTACTTTGATTAAGATTTCATCTTCTCCAAGGCTATATACATTGATTGTCGGAATGTTTTCAACAATATGTGTAAGTAGCTTACCCATAAGATAATGTTCATATGTAATCTGTCTTTTCGGGTTGCAAGCTCCAAGGATAACCTGGCGAATATACTTGCTCTGAAGGATATGAGAACAATCGGTGAACATCCCCAGAAATTCTTCCCACGTTTCCTTGCCGCCAAAGATAGCTTTGTCGTAATGTTGCAATGCAGAGAAATTTGCTTTTCTCATATCAATTGAAATAAAAGTGCAATCGTCGTTTTGACTTACATAAAGATTGTTCTTGGGGAAATTATATTTCACATCAAAAACATCTCCATTAAAACACTCGAAGGCGGGATTAGATTTAATATAATCAATAACTCTGTCCTTGACTTCGTTATAATACTCAAAATATTCCTGCTCGCTCTCAAACTTTGAAAGGCAACGACAGAAGTTATCAAACTTATTAATGCAATCAAACATGACATCGATTGCGCTCAATCTCTCGTAAAAGTACGGATTATCATAAATCGTAATGGGGAGGTTGTAGTCTTTGCAAAAACGCTTTTTAAGACTAACCGAATTTAGGATTTGCTCTCTGGTCATTTGTTTATCATTCTCCTTAATTTGCGCAGATTCTACCATTTACTCTCGCAACCAAATCATTTACTTTTTCCATGTCAACCGTTTCAGGTAAGTCTGTATGCTCCTTGTCGTAATCAAGTCGCTTTTCCAACGAATCAACTAACTTATAGAACTTCTGCGTTGGCTGTCTATTTTCATCAAGAAATTCGCCATTACGAATTGACATAAGCAAGTCATGGTCTTTATCTCTATACGTATTAATTTCACCTTTTTCAAGGATATCAAAACACATAAGATAAAGTCTAACAAGATGCATCATATGTTTACCAAGTTTGTCATGAGCGATTGCCTTTTCATTTCGCTTACCTATCTTATTATAAGATTTTACAACTGTATGCATCTCTGCCCACAATCCCTCAAAATCTCTTAAAGGATATCTGGTCAAATTCACATCCATGAAGATTTCAGAATCAAATCCCTCTCTATCGGTGCTATCCACATAGAGTCTAATAGCGTCATCCGGGAACTTGAAATATCTTTGCTTGAAATCTACCGAGGCGTGTTCAATGCTTTTTAGGATAAAGTTTTCCTGCTGTGTTTGACTTACCAATCTTGCAGCTTTATTTTCAAGCCTTCTCAACTGTGCATTTGCATATCCACCGAATGAGTGAACAGCAATCTTTGACAAGAATATCTGCTTATGAGCAATAAGTTCTTCTCCAACTGGTGTCATGTAAATGTACTGTTCGGGTTTTAATCCAAGAATCTCAATTGTGTTGGGATTGCATGAGCAAAGAAGTTTTACAATCTTATCGAATGAATAAACCGTTGTATCAGTATCCACATCAACAACTTGCTCGAAGTCTCTGCCAACAAGAATATTTCTCTTTTGGTTTGTGGCTATCCCCCGAATATCAACATCGCTGTTTTCATTATTAGTACCATAAGCATGACTACCACCAAGACCAAGAAGAATAATATTCTTGCCAAGGTTTGCATCTGTACGTAGAAAATCATATTTGTTGCCATGAAGCATAGTTTTTATTTCTTTAATGTTCATATGCTGCTCCTTTCATTAATTTGCCATAGACTCTTGACAAATTAGAATATTAGTTGTATAATATTGGTATTGAGGTCATATTTTCTAACTGCAGATATATTATAACAGAATATCTTCTCTCTGTCAATAGGTTTTTAGAATATTTGACCGTTTTTTTGCAAAAGGAGAACGACGCCATGGAAAACATTCTATATTACAGAATCAAACAGCTTTGCCATCGGAAAAGAATAACGATAGCTAAATTAGAGGCTGACCTTGGGTTCGGCAACTCATCAATCAAAAAATGGGAAAAGAGTAGTTCTCCGTCAATAGACAAAATAGTTAAGGTTGCTACATATTTTGATGTTTCTATTGACTATCTTATGGGTCGTACAGATATTGAAAGTTCTATGTCTGATATAATTGGTGATGAAGATATAATATCATTTCAAAGAGCAAGGCAAAAGATGACTCCAAAAGATAGGGAAAGAATGATGCAAATGCTAAGACTTGGCTTTGAATATGCCTTTTCCGATGAGGGGGATAAATGATTCGATATACCTTTATAAATAATCAAATTTTGAGTATTTACCTACAAATGCCCAAAATTGAATTTCCTCTTGATATTCAATCAGTAATTAGTTATATGCCAAATTGTAGGTATATGTCATATCAAAAATTTGCAGAAATTAATAACTGTTCATTAGAAGAAGTTATTCAGCTCTGTGAGAGCAAATCCGGTTGTACACATTATGATATTATGCAAAACCGTTATTTAATTCTCTGCAATCATTCGACTGATGATAATAACAATCTTGGTCGCCAACGATGGACGTGTGGACATGAAATTGGACATATTGTATGTAACCATCACGTTATTTCTGCTTACGAGAAGCTTTCAGAAAATAGTTTATTACAAATATACAACCCTCTTTATGAGTCAGAGGCAGATTATTTTGCTGCAACTATTTTAGCTCCATTCCCACTTTTCAAAGTTCTTAATATTCATTCATCCAAAGACGCGCAAAGGGTTTTTGGGCTATCACACGAAGCATCTATCTACCGATACGAACAGTATACAAGGTGGTTATCAATAAGAATAAAGACGGCTTGGGAAAACGATATGATTCGTAATTATAAATCAAAATTCTAAAACCTTAGAACATCACCATATGGAACTCAGCCCATATGGTGATTTTTTTATTTCGTCCGCTTCTATATTGTGATATTATTATACCACACCTTTCAAACTTTGTCAAGTGGTTTTTCAGAATTATTTATTAAATATTTTATTCGTTTTTTTTTGCAAGGTTAAATCTATTTCGTGTTGTTAACAAAGCCCTTCAAATGTTTTCTCATCTACAGTGCCGGTGATTCTATATGTGGAAATAGTATCACACATTGCGCAGTATACAGATGATACACCTTTATTAGATGCAGAGTAATTCGCGGAACGATTGGCTGCAATACCAATACTATCACCAACGGATACAGAGTCGATATTTGCACCAAGGAAAATGAATTCCCAACTATACTTATCAGTCTGATGCGTAATCATCTCTTTAACCTTGCTCTGCGAAAATTCCTTACTTGAATTCTCCGCCCCATCGGTAGTGATTACAACAATAACCTTTGACGGTCTATCATCTTCGGGAGTCTTACTTAATCTATCTCCCACATCATTGATAGTTTTTCCAATGGCATCGTACAAAGCTGTCATGCCTCTTGCGCTGTACTCGTCTCTTGTCATAGGCTTTACTTCTTTGATATCTACGCCATTATGAAGCAACTCATATCTATCATCGAAAAGAACGGTGGTAAGTTTGGCTTCACCCTCTACTTTCTTCTGTTGCTCAATAAAGGAATTAAAGCCACCAATAGTATCGTCTGTCAATCCGGACATTGAGCCGCTTCTATCCAAAATAAAAACAATTTCAGTTAAATTATCTCTCATATGTTTCTCCTTATATTTATCCTTTGATAGTTATATAATCAATTCTTCGTCTTCTTATATCTTTGGTATTTGATACAATAGTCAAAATGTTTTCTAATTGCATCGTCTAATATCTTATCGTATAAATCCATCACTCAATATATGGTAGATTCATATAAATATCTGCCGGAACATTATCCTTCCAAATATAACTATTCTTCAAGATGTAATTATTGTATGAACTTGCAGTCTTATTAGCTCTCATCTTTGCCTGCTCCGCCCATGACTGCTTTTCTTCATTGTCTGAATCTTTATATTGCTCATATGTGAGTTTGTCGGCATTATACGAAGCAATCATAGAGCGGCAAGTATCTTCTACCTTCTTCAAGGTTTTATAATTTGTATCATCGTCTGCTTCCTGGACTTTGTGAAACCAATTATTCCAAGTTGCAACACCGGTAGGAGTGCAAGTGAAGAAAATCGGCAATCCAATAAACAGTACAACTAAAAGAACAACGAGGCAAGCAATACCAAAGTTGCGCATTAGTTACCACCTCCAACATTGAGGATGGGAGAATCTACTTCAAACGGAATATCGGAATAGAGGTATGTACCAGTCCATTCAATGTACTTACCATCGGGGGTGAAAAAGAAAATTCCGTTGTCGTTAGAACCATAAGAACCATCTACATCGGCAAGCCAGTTATTTCTATAATAAGAAGCGGAAGCTCCGCTATACTCGTAATACTCACTATCAGGAGTAAGATAACTATTAAGGCTCGATACTTTACCATCAACAACAAAGTTGCCAATAACTACATTGCCGCTAAACAATACAACATATCCAAGAGGTTTCTCTACCTCACAAGGAAGTGCATTTGCCTTTTCGCGCTGACCATTTACCCAATATGCTCTGCGGATAAGATTGTATCTTTCGAGCGAATACGAAATATCCGTAGGTGTTGGCTGATTGCTCTGAATGTTGTTTGCTGCGTTAATTGTGTTGTTCACATCTTGCTTTGAACCACTTACGCGGGTGTCGTAATCACATCCTACAAATACGGCACACATTGCACACATCATCACTACGACCAAAATAACACTTAAAATCTTCTTCATTTTTAAATCCTTCTTTCTTTTATTTGTTGGTGGCAATCAATGCGTTACCACAAGTAATTCTATCGCTATCTTCTTCCTGGCTGGGAACAAACACAATGACTTCCCATCCCTCATCAAGAAGTGGAGCTTCAAACTTACGATATACGTCATAATCGGTATATTCGGTGGTTACACCAAAGCCATTCTTTACGGCTGCATCTGTCTTATGAATTGGTGTAATCTTTACGATAAACTTTTCTTTTTCAAACAACTCCGAAAGTCTTTTTGCATCCAGAATTGTATCTGCTGTTACCGCGAAATTCAAAGTATACTTTCTACCCTTCGGCATAGGCAGCTTTTTAGCAAGCGCGGAAATCTGACTTAGAGATAAACTCATATTGTTGAACTGCTCGGCTCTCTGTTTCTCATCGGTAGAGTTAATGCTAAACTGCAATCCCGCCTCGCCATTATAAACCTCATTCTTTATGTAACACCATTTCTCAATAAAGTGTTCAAGAAATTGATGGTTTTTAGGAAGCATCGTAGAAACCACCGGATGAATTGTGTCTGCTTTGATATATTTCTCTACAAGAGGCTTTAAATTATTCTCCGCAAATGTAAGAACATTAGGATTCAACGAGGGTTCACCCATTCTTGCAAAATGCACATTAAATCTCTTTGTAGATTTTACATCCTCATGTTCCAAAATGGTCGCAACTTCGTACATCATATCTTCTACGCTTGCATTACCATGAAAACCATATTTAGGGCAATCACAAAATTGACATTTCATCGGGCATCCTTTTTGGGTGCTTATCGTGGCAACCCATTTATCCGATAAATCCACTTCATGATGTTCTACACCATTAATCTCTTTATGTAGTCCGAGGAAATCAGCTTTGATATTGTTTTCTTTGCCGTAATCGCCAACGGTTAAAAACTCTAACTGCCTATCGACATCTACATATATCTTACCTGTATGTGTTTTTATAATTTCCATATGTACCTCAAAATACAAGAATGGTTTAATCTTTATTCATAAGTACCGAAATGGAAGATTCAAGATTTAAAAACGGACGAACACCGTAGCGAAAGACACAGACAATCCAACTCAGAATACCGCCGGAGTTGACATAGCAAACGTAACGAGAATAATCATTGCTTGGAGCGGATGCAGGAGTAATAAGCCACCAACAATTAGGATAGCGTGACTTCAAACCAAGAATTCTATGATACTTTGCATACTCTGTAGCAGTTAAAAGACTAACCTTGTCGGTGCAGATTCCGTAGTCATCCAAACCATCAAGAGAAGTAAGGTCTCTATCCATCGATATGATGTTATTTTCTCCAATGATAGTTGCAATCTTCTCAAGATACTTATTGTTGAGGATTTTACGGATAGAAGATGTCTTCCAATTGGAATTGTCGCCAAATTGTGTGTCGTCGTAGATAAACTCCTTGGCAATGACCCTCGTGCCGTTTTCGGTTTGCTCTAACACAATAAACACTTCATCTCCGATTTTGAATTCGTCTTTGGGTCTAAGTTTGGAGAGTTTTACACCATTCTTTGCCGCAAGAATAGTATCAAACCAACCATTCTGGTTCGGGTCAACATCAATGATAACCTTGCCGTCAGTAACAGTTACTTTGTCAAGATCAATAAAAACTTTCATTATTATACCTCTCATTCCCATGGAAACGCCTTGTTTCCAAAATGTCCAAATTTAGCTGTTGAGTAATACTTTACTTTTTTGGTATCAAGCAAATGCAAATCTTCAATAATTCGTTTTGGTGTGCATTCAGGATAAAGCCAATTAAGGTTCTCTGTGTAGTTTCCTTTATCGGTTCTTACATAAATCGCCAAAGGAGATTCAAGCCCGATTGCATAAGAAAGTTGGACTTCGCACCACTTAAAGTCATTGCGAGTCATTAAACACTCTTTTGCGAGTTGTCTTGCTTTATATGCAGCACTTCTATCAACCTTTGTCGGGTCTTTCCCAGAGAATGCACCACCACCAACATTGGCAAATGACTGGTAAGCATCCACAACAATCTTGCGTCCAGTCAAACCCGCGTCTCCATCAAACCCACCAATAAGAAATTTGCCGGTAGGGTTAATATGGAAGCAATCAATTTTGATATTGTACTCAGCACAAAGTTCTGTGGTAAACTCCTTGAGAATTCTATCGGTTTCTTCTCTTGCTTCTTCTGTGTTCTGATAAGAGATTGTAAAATCTTTAATCTTCACCAATTGCTTATCGGAGTTGTATTCGCCTGTGATTTGAGCTTTTCCATCGGGTAGAAATCTCTTATCTGAATGACAAAGAGCATCGTAAAACATAGATAATTCTTGAAGAATTACCATTGCTGTTGGCAACATTTGTGCGGTATCTCTACAAGCATAACCGAACATCATACCCTGGTCGCCAGCTCCACCAATATCAACACCTTGTGCGATATCCGGTGACTGTTTCCCGATGTTGTTAATAATCTCATAATCCGTTCTATACCCGATATCTTTCAACACGCTGCGGACAACCGCTTCTACATTAACATCCATAGTAGCCTTAGATGTAACCTCGCCAGTGACAAAAATTTTGCCCTTTCCGCCAACAACCTCGATACCACATCTACTATTGGGGTCAATTGCTAAATAAGCATCGAGAAGTGCGTCACTAATCTGGTCTGCAACTTTGTCAGGATGTCCCCTAAATACAATCTCATTGCTATAGAAGTAACTCATTCTCTATCCTCCGTTTCTTCTCCCGGATAAAATTCAAGTTCTTCAAGAGCTTCCGAGATAATGTTTTTAATATCATCCTCATCAACATCGTAATCTTCCATCATATCGTCAATGTGAGTTCTATTTCTCAAATGACGGAAAATCCACTCTGCAAGTCCCTCGGAATCGAAACCGATAAGCTCAGTATTTTCTTTGTCAAGTAAGAAAGTACTACCGTTTTCCAAATAGAGCGCAGGGCAACCTTTTGAGGCTGTTACCCATCCTTTTGTTCCCTTTTTAATTACCTGTTTCTCATCTGAGAAACAACCAACAACTTCAATATCTTCTGTTGCTGTAACAATTTGCCCGACATTATACCTATCCATTTTTACTCCTTACCAGACCAACTTCTTTTTCATCTTTGTAAACCACGTTTCCTCATAGACTCTACAAGGACAGCCCTTTGCAACTTTTCTTAATGAACCATCTCTGGCACATTTAATATGGGTTGCGTCATGCTTTTCTGCGTGTTTACAATTGCTTTTTGCGTACTTCATTTTTCCTCTCCTTTTTAACTTTTATAATAATGTGTTTAATTAAAAGCATAATAGGAACGGATACAATACTCACAATAAAGAGTGCAAAGTATTCATCCCATTCGGATATAAATGTGTGGTCTAATTTGCACCAAATTAATGCCACCCATGTGTTGACCAACATCCATCCTAAAATAATTGCAACTATCGTCAATTGTTCTCTCCTTTTACTTCAACCGTACAAATCGTATCATTCTTGCTACCACCATGAGCAACAAGAAGAATTTCTATCATCTCAAAACCTCGCTTTTTTCCAACTCCGTTTGAGTTCCATCCGAAACATAAACATACTCCACCAGGTTTAAGGATTCTTGCGATTTCATCAAGATGTTTTGCTCTCCAAGATGCTTTGGTATGTTCTGCCGTGACCGTAATTCCTACGCCCTCATAGCACTCCTTGACTTGTCTCGGAGAGTATGGCGGGTCATATAAAACTACGTCGGCAGAAGCATCCGGAAGCAATCTTAAAAAGTCAAGCGCATCAAGGTGATATGTTGTATCGAACTTTTGGTTCAAATCATTAGTGATAGTCCCGATTTTGCAACCATTGGCAAACGGGTCTACTATTGTTTTACTCCCCCTGATGTATAGCGAGTGACAAGCTCTCCGATGGGAGGAATGCTAAAAGTGTTACTGTTGGGCATTGCCCATACTCTGTTAATTACCATAACATTCTCCTTTTGTGGTTGTTCAGATTGATTTATAACAATTAAAAATATGTGCAATCACATCGGCACTCCAACCATTACCAATGCACCTTGCTCTTTCTCTGTTCTTAATTCCATATGTATATCCAATCGGAAGTGTCATAGCAAGTTCTGCCTCGTCGTTTGTAAGATAGCGATATCTTTTACCGTCGGTAATCAATATCATTCCACTATGACTCTGGTTATAACCTCTTGCGGTTAGACATGGAAGTTTTGAAGCAGTTCCGATTGTTGTTGCGCACTTAATAGGGTCTTGTTGCGCTTTCCAATTTTTGACTTTCTGAATGTATGTATCGGATAGCCAATCGTCACTATTTTGATTTATGTCATCGAATGTAATGCCTTTATTGATTGGTTGGGTAATTGGGAAGTTTGCCCAATAAAATCTATCTCTATGCGCCGCTGTAACAAGTGCGGAGTTGATTCTTATAGGTTCTACTTCAAGATGTTGGCTAATTACATCCTGGTAATCTTTCTTCATTCTTACATTTTCAAGTAAGAACTTAACGTCTGGATTATGTATTTTTATGTGGTTAAGTATATCGACAAACACGAAGAATAATTTACTTCGTTCATCTTGAAAGTTAAGCATCTTTCCGGCAAAACTAAAACCTTGGCATGGGCTACCGCCAATGAGCAAGTCAATTTTGCTCCAATCAATATCCCATGTTCTCCATTCGTTTACATCTCCGAGCTGTATAATCGAAGGATAATTCTTTTGGCTTACCTTAATAGCAAACTCGTCAATCTCGCTCGCGTAATATTTGTTAACTTTAATGCCAGCCTTTTCAAGAGCCAACATACCACAAGATATTCCGTCAAATAAACTTAGCACGGTAATACCATTTGTGGATAAAATACTTCTTTTATTGTAATTTAGACCTCGAAAGTTTCGGCGTTTACAATATCAAAAGTTGGTGTTTATATTGATATTTCCTTTTCGCAAACATCGAAAGTTAGGAGATATAATAATTATAAAATGAATGAAAGAAGTATTTATTTTTCCTTTTCTTTTACTAAATAGCATGGCATGAAGAATGTTGACGTTGCAACTGCAGTTGCTATACCATCTGAATCATAAACCCTATCGGTTAGTGATGGCTGTAATCCAAC